TTATCTTTTTCTACAATTTTTTCATTCATTGTAGTTTCAACATTTGCTACTGCTGTTGTTACTGCACTATCTTTTTCTGAAACTTCTACCCACAAATCAGTCCATTGTACTGTTATTTTATTTGCATAATCTACAGTTACATCAGTATCAGTTTTTGAATAATTTACTTTATAGTAGTTATATGAACCTCCTTCATAATTTGAATAAATGAAATAAGTATCATATATATCATAATCACTTATCCATACTCCATAGAATTCATCTGCTGTCATTATTTTTGATAATGCTGTGTATAATTTACTTTGAATATCTCCATGTGATAATTCATTCACGATAGTTATCCAATCTTCTTTTTTAAAAGCCATTTCTTCTTCCTCCTTATTATTTAATGTTTTATTTATAGTTTCATTAAGTACACTTGTCCATTTCTCATTAAAGGATGTCATTTTAGATACATCAAAAGCCGGCTCTACTATAGAACCGTCATTTCTTGACCCTAATAAACAATGTCCTTCAAATATCAAATTTTTAGGATACTTAATACCATCTATCACTTCTACATCTTCTGCTTTATAAATATATTCACAACTTGAATATAAATCTGCCCCACTATTATATATATCTTCCATCAATGAGCAAATATTTAAATATCTTGTTAACCATAAATAATAGTCACATTTTAATACTTCAACTGTTTGTCCATCTTTTTCTATTGTAGATATATAACATCCATCTTTACATACTCCTATAGCAAAACTATCTGTTGCAATAAATTCAGTTCCACTTTTTCTAAAACTATCTTTTATTTTTCCATGAGAACCAAAATGGTCATTTGGGATTATAAAATTTGTTGTTGGAGTGTATTGACATACAAGGGGTTTTAATGCCATAGTTGGAGACATTTTTAAAGCTTCTTCTTTTGTTATTACCTCATTATTACCACTAATTGAATTAACTTCTAATATAATAAAAGTAGCTTTAATTAAGGTGGGGTCTTCCACATTATTTTCATTATAAACTTTACTAAAACTTTCTAGTTTCATTTGTAAAGTTTTAGTTACATCCACACCACATCACCTCCTTTCAATTTTAATTATTTAAAATCCATTATTATAAAATTCTACTATTTCATCATCTGACATTTCTTTAATTTGTGGAAAATTTAAATAATCTAATATTGCAGTTGTTCCATTAATAAAAAGTTCGCAATATTTTTCTTTCTTGCAAACTAATATATCATCCATATCTAATCACCTCATTATTTACTATTAGTAGGTTTTGGGTTTGAATTTCCATCTTGGTCTTTACTTGCTACAGTTGAATCATTTAAATTACTTGTATCTTCTGTCCTACCACTTGTTTTAGTTGGATCATTTGCACTTATATTATTAGTGTTCATAGGTGGTATTATCTTTTCTCTAAGTTTCAATGTTTCAATCTCATATTTAGATTGTTCAATATATTCCATATAATCAATTCCCATTAATTCAAGAATAGGTTTAATTGTATATCCTTGTGCTTCCATAATAGATAAAGTAGTTAATTTTGTTTTCTTATCTAAAGGAATAGACTTATCATATTCTAAATAATAAACATTTAAATATTTATCTTTTAATAATAAATTTATTAATTTATTAAATACTTCACTTTCAATGTTTTCTAGTATTTCACCAAGCTTCATATAAAATATAGTTAAACTTAAATTATTACTGGCATAATTACCTTCATTACCTGTTATTAATCCTTTTGCATATCCTAAATCATTTTGAACGTCGCTATTTACACTCTCGAATTTATCTGGGTCTAATGGTTCTTTCCCGATTTTTTGAAATTCCATTTTAGTCCATTCAGGAATAGCAACTACCGAAACACCACCATCTTCTTCATTTTCGGTCAATGCTTTTTTTACTCCTCCAAATACTTTTGTCTTGGCGTTTTTTCCAAGTTTTAAATTTGGATTCTGTTCATCACCAATAGTTAATATAGCAGTAGCATTTATAATTTTATTTGCCACTGATTTTTCTAAATCTTTTAATTTCTTTTTATGATTTATATCACCTATTGCTTGTGTAGACCAAGGTATACCAAATCTTTGATTTCTAGAAACTGTATGAGTTCTAATGCAAATACTTCTTTCTATTGGGAACTGAATATATCTGCACTTAGTTGAATTTGCAACATAACTATTGTAATCTTCTATTGTTACATATGGTTTTAAGCCTTCTAAATAAACTGTTCTTTCGATATCTGAAAATGTATTCAAATAAGCTAAATCAAACCAAATAACCCACTTACCCTTTTCTCTATAAGCAGGGAATATATATTCAAGATCATCAAATACATAAGGATAATATTCACCATTATCATCTAACCATAATCCAACTACTGTGCCAGTTGTAACTAATTGAGTTATTATATCTCTTGATATTTCTTTATGATTTACTTTTCTCAATTCTTTTTTTATTGATAATACATTTTTATCATATTTACTATCTTTTTCAATACAATTTATTTTATAATCCAACGATGATAATACTCTTGCCAAATCATATAATTGAAAAACTTCACCATTTGAAATATAGTACCATTTAGATAATTGGGCTAATATTTTTTTGTTCGCTTCTGGATTCTTTAAACATTGTTCTACCTTTTTTACATTTAAGTCTGGAGCGATTCCTTGTCTAAACATATTTGTCTTAAATCCATAAGCACTAACATCAATATCTCTATCTACAGTAGTATTCAAAACAGTCATTTTAACACCATTTGAATATGTATCCTCTTTTACTTGATACTGTTTAGAATTATCTGTTGCACTATAATACAAATGTTGAAATTCATTTATATTATTATTCAAAATAACACCTCCTTTATTTTATAATTTGTTTTAGTAATAGACTAAATCATCATCATCTGCTACATCATACTGATTATTATTCTTCATATTTTCTTCTTCCATTTCTTGAATAACTGATAATCCATATGCTAAAGATGTTGCTCTATCTCTTTTTTGTTTTTCAACAATTCTTACATATACTATATTATCATTTTTAGTCATATCTTGTTTAATATTACTTAATTCACTTATCAACAAGTCTGTTTGAATATAAAACTGATATTCTTCAGTACTCATTTCTTGATTTTTAAATTTTTCATCCATATCTGTCGATTGTTGTAATAATCTTAAAGTTCCATCTTCAAAACTAGCTTTCATATAAGTATACATTTTATTGTTACTGATATTAGTAGCTGTAACTCCTCTTAGCATAGGAACTGCATTTTTTATTTTTTTACCATCTTCATCATTATCTAATACAAGTGGTGGGTATTCAGTAATTATACTTGTAGTTGGATTTTTATATTCCCATGCACTATAAAATAATGATGGTAGTGGTTCTCCGTTACCCCTCATATCTATTACAATTTTAATCGCATTAGGAAATTTTAAATGATATAATTCTCTTAAAAATTCCATCTGTTTTGGCAAAGACAAACCATTATGAGTTTTAGTATAGATAACTTCTTTATAATATGTACCATTAACTCTTTCTTTTATTTTAATAACATGTGTACAAGCATTATCTGAATTATTAGCTTTAGATATAGCTACATCATGTACAATAATATATTCACTTTTACATTTTATTGGTTGGTGTGGTTCACAATTTTCTAATGTTCTACATGGATTAGTTAAATCATATGGATAATAACTATCACCACTAGAGCCAACAAATTGACCACAATATTCATATAAGAATTTATCTAGTGTCATAGTAGGTTTTTCTTTTTCTTTTAATATATCATCTTCTTCGAATATTCCAGCTTGTACACCTACTTGATAAGGCAAACAACTTACAAAATAATCTTTTGAACCTTCCATCATTTTTTCATAATGAAACATAAATCTACGATATAGTGGACTTATTTTTAAATGAGCAGAAGACAAAAATATCATTTTACCTTTTTCTGGTTGGTTATGATAGATTGCAGACTGTCTTTTTGTCTTAGTCATCGGAATTAGTATTTCTTCTATAATATCGTCCTTAATAAGACGTGCTTCATCGCCCAAAATTATATTAAATCTCCAACTTCTAGCTGAATCTCCACCTTTATCTTGTGCTAATGTAATAGCTCTAATTTCTGAACCATTTTTTAAATTAACAACACAATCATCTGCACCAGTTTTTATTGGAAATTGAATTTCTCTAGCTATACTTTCGTTTTTGGCTAGTTCTCCTTTTATTTTTTGTATTATAACATTCCTAGCTTGTTGTCCCATTCCTGATGCTATTCCAAGCTTAATTCCAGGATATAGAATTCCCATGCAAATGAAGAAAACAGCTGTTAAATATGATTTTCCCAGCCCCCTACATGCTATAAACATTGAATTTTGATACCTTGCCATACCTCGTAAAATTATTCTCTGAAAAGGATATAATCTCAAACCTAGCATATTTATTGCAAACTCATCAATATAATATCTATAGTAAGAAATAAACTTACTCCACTCTTCATAGTCTATATTTTCTTCTTTTATTGGATCATAACTTAAACTGTTTTCAAAATTTTTATCATTACCTTCTCTTTCATTCATCTTTTTAACACTGAAATTTTTTACTTTTGCCATACTTAATACTCTCCCTTCTATAATGATTTGTTTATAGTTGAGAATGCATCAAGCATCTTATCATAATCATCTTTATTTATTGGGTCATGTTTTGGAATCCATTTTCGTTTCTCAACTTTATCAAAAGTTACTCCAAAACAACCTAGCCCAACTTCATTTGCTCCTCTTTTATCTTCTGCAAATTGTGCTGATTTTGATAATTGGTCAAAAGTATCCTTTAAGTTTTTATATCTAGTATCAGAACCTTGCATACCATTTATCATGTCATCGTAAGCTCTATCCATTGCCAATGAAGCTTTTGCTATTTTTCTAGCATAATCTTTATGATTTCTAGTAACAATTTTGAAATCAGTTGTTAAATCTTTATAATAAGTCTCTAAATAATTAAAATCTGATGCGGTATAACTTCCACGCCAATCTTCACTATAAATAACTTCTTCTTTTATTTTATCTTTTTTAATATTATTGGTTTTCTCTGCATCATTAGAAATTTTTACAGATGAATCAAAAATGCTATCTTTCCATCTCAACCCTTTAAACTGATTTAATGAATTAGCTTGTGTGATATAAGCCCCAAAAGTATCTCTACTACCATTTACACATCTATCCCAATATTCATATAAAAATGGGATATCAAGTGCCTGTAAAACGGAATATACACTATTAATGTCATCAACATTTATCATTTTGTTTATACATTTTTTACATATATTTACTCTATGATTATTGTTAAACAAAGGAGAATTAGATTTATAAAAATTAGTTTCAATTAATTCTCTTTTGCATTCTCCTTGGCATTTTATCTTCTTCTTTTCTGTATTTGGTGGCATTGTCTATTTCTCCTTTCTTTAATTTATTGTTTAAAACTTAAATCAACTACATTAATGTTTGCACCAAAATATCTAAATGGATTTATAAAATTATATAATATTCCTTCAATATCACCATTATCTTTGATTGTACTTTTTACTGATTGTGATATTATAATATTGCTAAATCTATATCCCCTAGCACTATTACTAATGTTATAGAATACATGTAAATAATAATTATCATACTTTATAAATCTACCAATAAATTCCTTTCTATCACTGACAATTTTATCGTTTCTATATGGGTGATTATCTAATAAAATTTTTAATTCTTTTTCATCAGATACAAATACTCCTATTACTGGTTTAAAACTCATTTATTTCACTTCCTTCAATTTGAATCTTTTATATTAATTTATTATCTTTTTTTATTTCTTGTAGTAAATGAATTTGTTGTAATATATTTTCTCTAGTTAATGTAGTATTTCTATTCTTTGGTATTTCTGAATATTCAATCATTAATTCTTCTATTTGATTATCATAAAAATTACCAGTATCAAATTTTATATTATTTACATCTGTTTCTTTATCACTGAATATTTCATCATATTCTCCAAATAAATCAAACTCTTGTCTAAAATTTAATTTGCTAATATCTTTTTTTATTTCATCTAACGAATCTTTAGTCATTAAATTGTTCCGTATAAGTTCTTTTAAACTAATGTTATAAATTTTAATTGCTCTGCATGGATACATATTCATTAACCAAGAATATGACATTGAAATCATAGCAATATGTTTTTTTGATTTGATATCAAATTGTGGTAAACAGTTACTATATAAAACCATGTCAACATATGTATTAAATAATTTATCTTCTTGTTTCAAAGAATTATAATTATATATTTCTGAAATATCACCATTAGTGAATATTATTTTTATTTTATTTCTATCATCACTTAAATAACTAATTGTATCTTTTATTTCTGAGGATGTATTATATATTTCTTTGAATTTTTCTATCAAAGCTCTAAATTGATTACTAGTCCAATTCATATACAAACAAACTTTTGGTCTTTCATATAAAACTTTGCAAGCTAATATATAATATTTTCCTCCACCTCGACTCATATTTCCTATAATAGTAGGTGATGTAACATTTTCTACTATTTCCTTTTGATAATCTAACATTCTTGGCATTATTCTCTCTTCTCTCACTTTAATGCACTCTCCTTTTATATAATCTTTATTTACTCACCACAAAGATAAGCATAATTAAAATTACATAATAAAAAACTGAGTATATTTCAACTCAGTCATGTTCTTATAATATTTCTTCTGTAGTACCTTCGTACTTATTATTTTTACTTCTCAAATCTTCTAATTTTGATTTTACTGCATCTTTAATAACAACTCTAAATACCTCACCTAAAGATTGTCCGTAAATTTCAACACTAGGCAATGTAGGTGATAACAAATTTGTAGCAATAGTTGTTACATCAATTTCAAATTTAAGAGACAATGTTTTATCTACTACAAATGGTAAATTTATTGGAGTAAATCCTACTTGAACACCTGTATATGTAGTTGTATTAGAAGTTACTACACTATTTGCTCCAAGTACTGTATTGATTGCAGAAACTAAAGCAGTAGGGTCTGTTATAATTGATTTACTAGCTACAACTTTTCCACTTGATATACTAATATCACTAGCAGAATATAATGCTAATACAGTAGTATCAGTTTTAACTGCATTTAATATAGCAGTTTCTATTTCATTTTGAGTAGCAATACCATTTGTTATATCTGCTATTGAAACTGAAATAGTTTTTGTACCAATAATTACATTTTTACTTCCACTATTAACTGGACTTGCAACTACAGATGTAGGTAATGTAATAGATAAAGTGTTTGTATAATTTGTTACACCTTTATCCTCAACTGGTTCATTGTCAACTACTTTAATATATCTTTTAAAATTTAAATCCTTATATTCAATCATAGGATTCCAATTTAAAATTAAATTTTCTTCATCAGTTGCACTAAGTAATGCCGTACCATATTCTTTAAAGGATACTACTACAATCACTTTATTATTTTTTATATCTTTACTATAATCTAATTTCATTTTATAAATACCTCCTTAAAATTTGTTTATTTAAATTGTGCAATCATTCCACTTTCACATTTATGCATTTTTATAAAATCTTCTTTACTTATTTGACTTTTATTCTCAGGTTCATCAAATAAAGTATTCATATAAACCATATCAACACAATCATTTTCTTTATTGAGTATAAATTTAATTGCTTCTGTATCTGTTAACTGAATTAATGTTTCTTTAGGAGTTTTATTCATAAAATCACTATATATTGTTTGCACTTCTCCTTTTTTTAAATTAAAATCCATTCCTTTCACCACCAATCTTTTTAAATTTAATACTGGGCATAACAACAACCCAGTCATCCGATTAAGTCCTTAATTAACCACACCATATTGCAGATGTAGTCTATAAAAACTCAAAGTTTTCTTATTAATTTTCATTTAAATCTACTCTTTTATTTGGATATTATTCTATTAATTTATTATTCTTCAAGCCTTAATGCTCTAATTGCATAAATTGATTCTTGAAGTTCATCTTCTGAAACTTCTATTCCTTCATTATATCCAATTTCAAAAGCTTCGTTCAATTTATCTGCAATCATTTCAACTATAGACTCAACATCATTTGGATCAATTTCACTTAAAGATGATAGTAATTCATCAGTTAATGTATATCCTAAATCTTCAAAGTCCTCATCCTCAGATAATTCACAATTAGTACAATCTCCATTGCATTCTTGTTCTTCATCTATATACTTAATCTCAACTGGAATTATTTCAGTATCTAAAGCAGTATACTCAATGCAGTCAAGCAAATCCTCATCCACATATGTAATTACTAATTCATCATCTGGAATTGTGTAACCTTCCTCATCAAAAACTTCTTCAATAAAATACATTACTTTCTCACAATCTTCACATATTGTTTTTGTAATTTGTAAAATATCATTATTTTCTATCATATCTTCAAATTCATCTTCATAGTCAAAATAAACAGTAACTCCATCTTCTATTAAATCATTTGCAATGTCTACTATAATTTCCTTTTCAGCTATAAATCCTATGTTCACTTCTGAGTCTAGTATCATTTCTTTAATAAATTCCATTAATAAAACCTTCTTTCATCTTAATTTATTTTTAGTTAAGTACCATTGTATAAGTTTCAGTTATTCCTTGATTTCTTTCAATTTTAAATAATTCACATATTCCTTTAGCACCTAATTTAAGACTATCAGAATATGGATCACTTCCAATAAATGAATTACAAACAATTATTTTAGTATTTCCATTTAATTCTCCTACCGACATAGATTGTCCTGAATGAAAATGTGCTACAAATGCTATGTCATACCATATTTTATGTAACATAGAGTAATCTTTTATAGTATTCTTAACACTTTTTACTTGATGCCCATGTAAAGATAGTATTTTTTGACCACAAAGTTCAAAAGAATTATAATCTTTATCTGATAATATAATTTCAATTCTAGAATTATTAGAAACTAAATCTTTTATATAATTCCCTATGATTCTTTCCATATCTTCATTTGGCATTTCACTAGCTTTAGTACCTAAATATCTATTTTGACTATGATTTGAAGCCATAGTATGTCTATATTCTACATATGTATATTTAGATAATTCATTTAAAAATGATGCAATTAATCTACTAATTTCAACAACTGAATCTACCACAGGTATATCATTTAATGAAACATCAGATATTCTAAGCATACCTTGTATTGTGTCACCCATTTCTAATACATTAATTTTTTCAATATTGTTTCTTTGAATTAGTTTAATTGTTCTGCATAGTAGAACTTCAAATCTTCTTTTTACTTCTTCTCTTGAATATATATTATTTTCAGACTCAAATGTAGCTCCATAATGTATGTCTGCCAAACTAAGAACATACTCTCCTTCTTCTGAATCATTTATCAGAATATCTTCAAATTCAGGTAATGGTAATCTATCTTTTGAATCTCTTATATTTTCATAAAATAATTCAAATCTACTATCTTTTCTTAAATTTCTATGATATTCAATTTTAGTAGCTTGTAATTTTTTACGTTCCTTTTCTATTTCAACTCTTTTTTCTTCTAATTCTTTTAAATAATCATCATTAGTATTTTCATTAGCATACTTATCAATAGCTTCTATCCAACCGACATTATAATTAGCTGAATTACATCTTGTAGTGCTTGGTGCATACTTACTATTGAGTTCTGCATTTATAATATCATTTATTTCTATTGCACTTAATCCTAATTCAAGTTTACTTCTATAGAGTCGTGCCATATATCCTAATTCACTTTCATTTTCCAGCCTTTTCAATTTTTCATCCATAATAACTTCTCCTTTTATTATTATTTGTTATTTTAGTTTTACCTCATGTTGTAATGAGCATTTCCCACAATACACATAAATACTAGTTTTCTTTACATCTACATAATCTATATCTTCATTCTCAATACATAAATCAATATCTATAACTGTATTGCAACCTTCACACTTTATGTCTCTGTATTTCTTATGCTTTTTCTTCTTATCCTTATTACTAATTTGTTTATATTCTTTTTCTCCCATATCATATCTCTCCATCTTTTTAAATATTTATTGTTGCTTAAATAAGGTTCGGCTTAAATTAAGCAATATGTATTATACTATTAATTTGTTATTTTTAAATCTGAATATTTAACTTTACAAGTATCTTCTATAATTTGTTTCCTAGTTTTAAAATCTAAATTAGCCATTAATAAACTACTGTTAACCAATTGAAGTTCTGCAAGTGCTTGATTTTGTTTAGTTTCCAAATGTTCACGAGTGTTTATATCTTTATATCCAAGATAATATTTAATATCTGACGCACTCATTCCAGTTAAAGCTATATTTAATAGGTTGGCTTCTCTTTTAGATAAAGAATCATCACTATTGTCATAACCATTAATTTCACACCATTTGTTTACATATTCAACCATATTATTATACCCTTGTCGTTCAGGTTCTCTTACTTGTAACCATTCTATTTTATCTTTAATAGCTTGCTCTATCTTGATAAAGTATTTCCTACACATTAATCCCAGTTCATTATTTTCAATCATACACAATTGTTTTGACATTTCTAAAGTTAAGTTATATTCTTCTGTTATTCCATAGTAAGAACGTTGTTGAGAATTAAATTCTAATATTTGTTCTTGTGATAATATTACGTTCCCAAATTTCTGAACGTATGCCACTACTGGATTTGACGGTATTTCATAATGTTTAATATAATCTTCATTTTCAATGAAAGTATACTTTTCTATTCTTCCTTTTATCCAATCACTAAATTTTGTTGATTTTATTTTCTTACCATCTTTTCCCGTCTTTACATTCTCAACTAAATTGCTATGTAATTTTCTACCATCAATACAGAATCCATTTTCTTCACTTGCTAATATTTCTGGAAACTTTCTTTGTGCATCCATAACTAATTTCAAATTTTCTTCTGACATTCCTAGTTGTTCTTTTAATTCTTGTTTTGTAAATTTCTTCATTTATTCGACCTCCTACAGTCATAAAAATTTAGACATTAATAAAACGTCTAAGAAAGAGTCAAGATAACGACTCAACTCTTTCCACATCTAAATAAATGCTGTAGGAGTTGAAGTATTAACTACTTCTTACACGTTTTATATTAATTTGTTATTTTAAAATAAGGTGATGGATAACTTCACATTATCAAATCACCTTTTCTTATTTGTTAGAGTCATCATAACTCAATTTATTACTTTTCTAACTTTACCTTGAATATTATTTTAACGTCCCCTCAAGGAGTGCCGAGTAATTTTAAACCACTCTGGGGAATGAGTGTTAGCCCTCATATATTATTTAAACCCACAGATAAATACTAAGTATTACAAGGTTATAGATATTTCTCACGACTTCTCTATAACATCTATAAGGTTCTTGTTAACATAAAATAGTTGTTTTAACAAAAAACTTAGAACTGGTGTGAACACCTTTCATAGAAAAACATTAAAACTATTTTTTGTCCAATTATTAAATTGTATAGGTGGATGGTAACCCACATCTCTCACCATATTAATAATATGTAGCGTAGAGAACCATTTTCTACTTCTATGCAATTCATTTATTCTGTGGCTGGATTTATGTTATTAATAACTACCCTATTCACCCATTTTATAGTCAAATTCTTTTCAGATATATGCTATATTTTATTTGACTTCATCAAACTCTCTACAGTCATCTATAGTTATTTGAATTCCTCCATCTACTATTTTATTAATATGGTCTTTGTACATCCAACAAACCCTTTGATGTTGGCATAAATCACACTTCATATTATTTACTTTCTTCTAACATAAAGTCACTATCACAATCATTACATCTAACATTTAAATAATCACATTTTGATTTTATTTCTCTAGGGTCTTCGCAACTACAATGATATTTAAATATAGGTTGTTTCTCTTTTGGAACAGTCTCTTTGAATTTCTTAATATTAATTGCAATCTTATCTTCTTCCTCTAATGAATCCAGTAATTCTTTAATTTCTGTTGTTACATTTACCTCAGTAACTACAGTTTCAGTCCCTTCTTCATTTAATGTTTCAATAGTTCCTTTTAATTCACTGCCATCATAAGTTGCCTTTATTTCTTTATAATCTACTTTTAATGATTTAGCCATTTCTTCCTATCTCCTTTTATTCTATTAATTTATTTTTAAAATTTTATTACTTCTCCTACTTTAGGAATAATAATTTCTTTATCATTTAATACTTTTTCTAATTGATCTTTTAATAATTCTTTTCTATTATCATCTCCATGTATCAAAATTACTTTCTTTAATACTTTTTGATTTACAGATTGTATTAATCCGATTAATTCATCATTTCCAGCATGTCCACTTAAATCAAGTTTCCCTAATGAATTAGCTTTAATAAGATAGGCTTTTCCTTGTATAGATACTGTTTTATGCTCTTGACTCATTATCTTGTCTCCAACACTACCAATTGCTTGATAACCTGTGAATAAAAAACTTACATTGTGTCTATTAACAAAACAACTAGCTAAATAACTTGCATATCCTCCACTGAGCATGCCTGAACTTGATAATATTATTTTTACCTTATTATCTATTAATTTCTCACTTACATCTTTAAATCTTTCTATATGAGTTACATCCTCCCATTCAAAAACATCATCTAACTCTTGCCATTTTTCATCATAGAAACATTTATATTTAGGATTACCCAATATTCTATGTGCTTTTGCACTCATTACTCCTGCTGAATAAATTGGTATATTTGAATTTCTTAATATTTTATTCTTATCGAAGATTTGCTTCAGCATATACACTACTTCTGTTTGTCTATGTATTGCAAAGCAAGGTATAAACAAAATTTCCTTCTTATTAACACACACATCTAAAATCGCATCTTCTAATACTTTAAAATTATCTTGCTTTAAATGGTCTTTTCCACTATAAGTTGATTCACTAATTATACAATCTGCTTTTAAACATTTTTCAACCCATTTTTTAGTAAATGGTTTCTCTCTTCCAAAATTATGATCTCCTGTATATAGTAATCTTTTCTTTGTGTATTCATCTTTTTGATATGTAATATAAATACTACCATCACCACTTAAATGACCATTAGGTAAAAACTCAAATGTAACTTTATCATTTAATTTTATTTTTTCATTGTGACCATATCCTTGAATATAACTCAAAGCATTTTCTGCATCACTATCATTATATAAAGGTATTAAATTAGCATTATGATTTTTATTATAAGCTTCACATTCCCCATTCATTAAATGTGCAGAATCTTTTAAATTCAATGCTATTAACTCAGTAGATAATTCTGTAGCCATAACTCTTCCATTAAATTCTATATCTTTTCTTCCTATAACGCCCAATCCACAAGAGTGGTCAGCATGTCCAGATGATAATATTATATAATTCAACTTATCAAAAGGTATTTTTAATTTATTGTGATTAATTTTATAAATATCTTCTAATTTATGCGTTTGTGATTGGAACATTCCTAAATCAAGTAATATTTTTAATCCATCTACTTCACAAAGTACGCTTGAACCTGTAACTGAATTATTTACATGATATGGTGTAATTCTAAAATCATGTTCTTCACTTTTCTTCTTTTTGCTCATATTTAAATCTCCCTCTATTATATTTTATACCTTCAAGGTAAAGTGAATAATAGTCAAAGAGAGACTTAATATAAGTAAAACTCAATTAAATCTCTTTTGATTATTCATTTTAATTTATTACTTAATTAATTTAACTTTTACAACTACTTCAGCATCTTTATGCCATGGTTTCTTAGTACCATCTTTTAGAGTCATTTCTCCGTCTTTAGCACTAACTTCTACTTTAGCAATTTCTAAATTTCCAAGTCTAGCTTTATCACCAACTTCTAAAGTTGCACCAATCTTTTCAACTAAATCATTAATTTCCTTAATTTTAGCTTCGGCAGCTTCCTTAGCTTCTTTCTTTGTTTTAAATTCCATTCCTTCTACTACCATATCTCTTACTAATTCTGCTTTAATCATTTTAAAATCTCCTCTTTCTCTTCTTATTATTTTTTTAATTTATTTATAACCCTTACGGGATACATACTATTTTGTTATGGTTATAGCACTTATTTTCTTTGCTTCCTCCATTATTTTTCTTATAGTTTGTTCTGTTAATTTCATAGTGTCATTAATCTTTTCCAATTTAACTTCAACCTTATATGTATCATTAGGTTTTACTTTATAAATAGTATTATTTAATTGTTCTTTTTCTTCTTTTTCTAAAAGTCTATTAAATCTACCACTTTCTAAATTTGATGAAAATACTAATATAAAATCACAATTATTACCATTGGTATTTCTTGAGGTATACTTGTTTACTAAATACATATTTTCTAATTTTTCATTTTTAATCTCTATCATTTCAGCAGACATGCTCATAATAGGTCTATCTAATTCTAGTATAAATAGTTTTCCTGTTTCTAACATGCTATCTAAACCTTCTGTTGTAGATACATACTTTAACAATATTATACGCTCATCAATGGTTTCATCTCGTAAGACTTTAACTTGAGTTCTAATTGTATAGGTACTTCCGATAGAATCTGTCAATTTAATATCTGGTACTACATTATCTACATATTCTTGATTTTGTGTTTTACTCATTCAACATCATTCCTTTTAAATTAAATTTATCCTATAAAGGACTGGAAAGTGGCTTTAAAGATTAACCACTTAGAACTTCTACTTGTAAAACAAGCAACTATGGCAAACCGTAGTACTTATATATTTATTAATTTATTAACTTAAAAGTTATATTTTATTTTAAATTATCTAACAATGCTTTAAAGCAATCTTCATTTCTTATTCCTGCAATGGTTCTACTAATACACTTTTTATTATCCTCAGTAAAGTCATCCCATTCATTTGATAAAGACTTTAATACATCATAAAAACTTTCATTGTTATTTATTTTACGTTTTATTATAGATTCAATAACTTTTTTAGTTTCATTTTTTTGATATTTTTCAAATAAACTTTTAAATGCTATACCTATTTTTTCACCAGCATTTGTTATTTCTTTTTCTATTTTGAATATTCTATGGTTTCTTATATCTTCACCTTTTTGTTGCCATATAGAAACTACATCTTGAAATTCTCCATCGATTTTCATCTTATAATGTGAATACATGTCTGACCATACATTTTCTTTTCTAATTAATTCTAAAACTCTTTCATAAGCTTGAATCAAATTCTTGTAGGTATTTTCATTACTACCATCTCTTGCTTTTATGAGTTTATATTCCAAGGCTATTTTCTCATTTTCTAAAAATTGGTTTGTCATATTATTCTCCTTCACGATGTCGGTCATCACCCAATATATTCAAAACAACTTTTTAGTTGAATTAGACTTGTTAAAACTGTAAGTTTATTAGTTTTTATATTTCTATTAATTTATTTCAAGCACATTCCTTTTCTACTCTTTCTCCCTAAATGAACGTCAGTTACCTGTTTGCAACTAAACATCCATTTTAGGAGAGAAAGTTAAAATAAATAAAGGGATTGTGAAAAAATGAATTGAAAAATTAAAAAGTATATTGAGTATTTTACAATAACACTATAGTAATAGGAGGTTACATATACTCATTATAAATAAAAAGTGAAATCTTATTCAAACCTAGTCATACAGTCATTTATAAAGGTTTTCTGCTTTCTTCCTTTTTAATTTGTTTACATAAATTTGTTTGTTTTTGCTTAATTTGTTTAGCACAATCTAAGCAATTTTTTTGATTATTTGCTTTTTGCTTAAATAAACTACCACACTCTTGACATGATTTTATTTTATTCTCTCCTTTATAATAATCGAATATATATCCTAGATTGTCAAAGTCTTTATTTTTTAATTCGTAAAATATTTCTCCATCTTGATTTATATCCTTTAAACAATCTAAATATATCAATCCACTATGATTATCTAATGAATTTACTAAGCCTTTTTGAACTAACTTATTAATCATATCATCCACTTTATATGTATAGTATTTTCCTTCTACTTCATACCTTCTTGTTATGTTTGCTAATTTAAATATTTCTTTAAACTTCTTAGCACTCCCTCCTACAAATAAAGATAATTTCTTTTCTTCATCTTTTTGTTGAGGTTGTATTTTAGATAATTCAAATGATATTTTTTTACTAACCAACATAGATAACAATAACTTTTTATGTTCGTATTCAATATCTAAATTATCTATATGATTTAATTCACTCTTCATAATTATAATTGAATCTAATACAATTAATTTATTGTTTCTTTTTCTACCATCTCTAATTGCACCATCTATTGTTTTAAAGTATTTTATTTTGTTAAATTTATTTATGTATTTTTCACAGAATTCATATACTTCTTTTTCAGTATCTTTTTTTGACTTTCCTAATTCCTTTAAATATTTAACTAATATAACTAATTCATATTTTATAAATCTTGTTTGAAATCCTTCCTTGTATATTTTTTTTGCATACTCACGTTCATTATATTTATATTCCATTTATAATATTACCTCCTCTAATTTAAAATTCTCATTTAGGTACTTAATGTCGCCATCTTTATTAGGAAAAGGAAACATTACATTTTGTGTGGACTTAGTTTTAATATTTTCAAATATTATATTACCATAGCAATTCCATAAAATATCCTTATTAACTCCTTGGAAATCTTCATAAAATATTTTTATTAAATAGTCCACTAATTCATAGACATTTGAACATACCTTTTCTAATTCATCTTTAAAAACAGTATATATAGCAAGTGTCTCTTGTTCAAAATCAATGTTATATTTATTTTTTGAACCACTGAATTTAATACTATTTAATTCTGATAATTGCTTTCTAAAATCTTTATATACATTTATAACACTATCATATGTATCTTGATTAACTAAATCATTATATCTCATCATAAGGTTATGTGTATCTTCTTCGGTGGTGTGTATTTTATGTTTTATATCAAAGTCTACACTTTCAATATACTTACATATATTATTCATTACACTATCCGTATCAATAACTGGCATATAAATATAATAATTCTGAGTGAACTTTAATTCGTCTCCTTTTTTATCTTCTTTTTTTAATAATTCATTTAATGATATTCCAAATTTATGTTTACAGGCTAAATCGTTTTTTTCTATATATTTCTTATACTTTCTTTTAGTATCAGAATATAAATGTATAAAGAAATATGGGTGTCTATCCAACATTATAGATTTTAGGAATTCTTTTTCTTCCTTAGATACTTCTAATTTGTCTATATACTTTCTATCTGTCCATATCCTAGGTATACCCTTTACTTCTTTTCCTATCTTTGCTTTATCTATTTGTGCAGATTGTAATTTAGTACACATCTTCAATCTATCAAGAGTTACTTTATATTCTCGGCTTTCTTTTCCCTTTGTTTCTTCTAGATCTTTTAATAACGCTGTTCCTGAGGTACTCTTATTAGTTATAGCTCCTATAATTGAACCAAAAGAGAATAAATCAGATTTATACAGGTCTATATCGGTAATTATAATTTTTTCAGGTGTAGGTGCTTCATAGACTACTGGATGCTCATTCTTATAAACTGAATTAATTATTACTTCATTTGAAGTACTTGCTAATATATCAAAATCAAAATCGCTTCCAGCAAAATTGTCTGTTTCATGTCCATGAATATTTAATATGATTCCACCATAACAATATTTAAACCATTTTCTTTGTTCTCCTGTATTTTCTACGTTAATAACTACATGTTCACTTCTATATGTTAATGGTGCTCTCATACAATCGATTCTGCTTATGTTTCTATCATTCCAATATTGAGAATAACAACAATCCTTACCTATTAATCCATGTACTTCTAATCCACAAACCGCTTCCATTAATCCATAAGGGTCAGATACAATTACTTCATAGTTTCCATCTAAATTTATAGTTCCAAGGCATCCCTTATCTATTTTTTTCTTTATTAGATTATATATTTTTTGTTTTATATATTTGTCATTTAATAATTGATGATTTACTATTAATGATTTTATCCACCAATTTGAACTATTTTCTAGGTATTTTTTGATTGATGATTGAGTTATATTAGTTCCCATCAAAAATAGCAATGTATACCATATATCATCTGAATTAACTCCTTTTATCCATTGTACGAAACTATCACATAATTTTGGGATATCTTCTTTGCATATATCTGTAACTTGTAAAAACTGATAATTCATCCTTAAAATATTACTTAATTCTTTATCTACATATAAAGATACTCCCCATTCCAAATCATTCTTTATACAATTTTGTTTGTATTGTTCTAGACTTATAAAAGAATTCCATAATTTAAATTGTCCTTCTGTTAGTATTACATCAACCTCTCTTAAATCTGCCTTTATTGGTTGTCCATTTTTATCTTTATATATAGTGTCTATTATATAATTTCCATTGTTTTTCTCTTTACAAAATTCTATAGTTTCGAATACGCATAGCATCCCTTTTATAAAACTTTCTCTTATACAGAACTGACAAGGTATATAATCCAATCCTAAGTCTTCACTCCATATTTTTGCCATTCTGGGAGTTATTAGACCCATACCATCTGATCTATTAAACTCTTTAGTAATAGTCCTTTGTTCAATTTTATCATCTTCGTCATTTGGAGCTTCTGTTACCCAATTCACATCGAAAGTATCACTTGTAAAATAATCAGGTACTACACAAAATCTAGGAGTAGTTACTACTTGAGTTTTAGATTCATATAGTCCTTTATATGCATTGAATTTAGAAGGTGAAAACTTTTTTGTCTTATCTCTACCATTATCTAATATTTCATTTACACTCTTAAGTATATCGTTTGAACAAAAAGTAACCGTACTAGAACGACCTTTTCCTGCTGATGTAGATATTCTAAAGTAATATACACCATTTATCATTAATCCTTTTTCATATAAGTACTCATAATGTTTATTGTGTTCCATTACTATTGTTATATATTCTGGGATATAACACATATCTATTATCTTTTGCTTTTCTTCTTTTAATTTATTTTTGTTGTCATCATTATTTTTATCTTTCTTTATTTTTTCTATATTATCATAAAATTCTTCTAACAAATCTTTATCCAATATTCTTTTTTTTATTTCTTCTTTATCTTTATATGTATTAGATATAACTTTTCTTATAGTTCTTAACATTTGATTATCAGCTAATGCAATAATTTCTCCATTATTTAAAGCTTCTTGATAATCAATAGTTATATTGTAATCAAATTTTTTCAATCTAGAAGATTTAAATTTCATAGTATATAATTGTCTGTTTTTCATTCTGTCACCCACTTATATTAATTTTATTGTTATATTAATTTATTTATATGTATTACATAGCTTGTACTAATTGTTTATTTAAATATGTATCTAATTCACTTTTACTATGGGATTGCAATCTTTGCCTTATGGCTTCTTCTCTTTTATATTTAACAAGGTCTTTTGCGTCTTGTTCAGTCTCCACAGTTTGATTAAATCTTTTACCTAAAAGTGTAAGACATACTCTATAATTTCCATTCCTATAACTATAACCCTTTTCTACTTTTTTAGATAAACCATTTCCAACTGAATCAGTTATAACTAAGTTTTCTAATCTATCATCTAGTTCGTCATGATTTAATCTTACTACAAACCAATGTTTATATTTCTTATCTAATAATCCAAATAAATATCTATGTAATTTTACAGTGGTTCTTGTACCATTTACAATTATAAAACCATGAACAGAAACAGTATTATTTGAAATATCTTCAGCTACATGCCAAATTCCTTTTTCAACTAATTCTTTACTATCTAAGCTTATCTTAAATGATTTATTATTTATATCATAAACATTATAATGTGTACCGTCTTCAGATAATTCAAATTTGTTTGTTGAGCATATCTTGTCATCTCTTTTCTTATTTAATTGTCTTTTAATATTATTTATAACTTCTTTTACTCTTAATTCTGATATATCTTCTAACATATAATATAAATCTTCATTGTGTCTAAATCCATAATGTTTTTGTATTATTAATAAATCAATTAATGCTTCGTCTCTGTCTTTATATCTAGTATAAACACTAACATTACTTATTTTAATATTTCCTACCCAACTATTTCTTCGTTTTAATAAACCTACAATTCCACTAAATTTATTTCCACTCCCTACTTTCTTCTCTTTGGAATTATCTATATCATCAGATATTGACAATTTCTCTTTTCTATTATCCCATCTTTTCCCACCTAAATGATTAACGAATACATTTATATCATTAATTCCCATTACTATTCTATGTAATTTATCACCTTTTCTATTTTGAATATATCCAAAAGTAACTTTTCTCCAAGTATAAGATTTTACATATTCAATAATTTCGTCGTTACCATCAAACCAAAACTCTTCTCCTTTTTGTGTAATTCCTATCCAGTATGTGCCATCTTCAGATAACTTAAATTTATTTCTAGATGGGTATTTTTTATCATTTTCACTAACTTTATATATCATTTTATCACTCCTTTATTATTAATTTCATTCTAAATTCCCAATAAAACACGCAATTTATTTTCTTATTTCTATTAATTTATTATCAACTAATATATAACCTTTAACTATTACTATACCTTGTCCGTATTCTTCGATAAAAACTTCATCTCCATCATTATAAGACGTTTTACACAACTTTAGGTATACTTTGTTTACTCCAATTTCAAACTTAAAACTAACCCTTTATTTTAACTTTCTAACGAAGTATGTTGCATCTATAAGTTTAACTCAAAAATAACGCCATATTTCAATTTAAAAATTTTAGTAGACCAATTGCACCTTATTTATCCTAAAACCGTTTCTAGGCTCTATAATCAACTTTCTGTCGAAGTATTTGAGTTATCTGCACTCTTATTCATGTTATTTGCAAATCGTTGTCTATATACTTCTTTCTCTTCTTCAGTTAATTCTTCTTTTTCTTTATAGTATCCTTTATCTATGTAATATTGAATATTGTCTTTAAACCAATCTAGTTTTCTAAGATTCCTTATACTACTTGGACTTATATCTACCCCATTTGTACTAGCACCTACTTCATTAGCTACAATATCTAAACTATCTTCACTAAAATAAATCAACACATCTCCATCACTAGAACAATTATTTACTGATTTAACACCTATATCAAACAATTTTGTAGCAAATTGTTCTGAATTGCCTCGTTTTGGTTTATAATACGCTAATATATTTTTATCAATTCTATATATTTGTCCATTCTTTTGACATACTATATATGTATCTTCTTTAATTGGCTCTAAATTTGCTCTATCAAATTCACAAGATATTCTATATGTACCAATATATTTATTCATTTTTAATTTCTCCTTTATTTTGTTAATTTATTTTTAATATGTATTTAATCATTATAACTATCTCTACCCCATTCTAAATGGTAAGAGTCATTAAATATTTCTATTTCAGTTTGTATTTCATTCACAAAATCATTTCCTTTACACCATTCATTGTCATAATCTCCACTATAATACATTCTGTTAATTTTATCTCTTTCAATCATTTCTTTTTCTCTCTTACTTAAAAGTCCTTCTAAAATTCCCATCTCTTTATACCATCCTTTTCTTCATTTGTTTTATTATTTATAATTTTATTATTCATTATATTATCTCCTTTTCTTTATATTAATTTATTAATTAGCTATTCTGCTTTGTTTATTTTTCTTGCTTCTTATATGTATTTCAAACCATTCATCTAATTTATTATATTCTTTTTCTTCGGCTAGGGTTAATATATCACTAAATTCCTTACCTTTTAATTCATCAAATCTAGCATATTTCTTTTGTAGTAAACTACTTGTCCTACTTTTAAACTCAATTATATTATTCATGTTATCACCTTCTTTCTTTAGTTCTATTAATTTATTTACTTATTGTACGTTATGGAAAACTAGTGAATTAATTACTATCTCTTCCATAACTTTATCTTATCATTATTTCTCAACTTTGTCAACTTGTTTCTATTAATTTGTTTGAATGCTATATTTTTCTTTCAATTCTTCTATATCTATAAGTATATTTTCTAATTTATCAGTTATAACAAAACTATAACATTTCTTTCCTTCGTTATATTTATCATCTAATTCATAGAAATCTTGTCCAGTAAAATAGCTTATAGTAATGGCTAACTTTCTGCTATTTACAATCTTAAATTTATATTTTTCTTTCTTTTCTGTTGGTTCATTGAATGTATTGTTTATACAAGTTTCTGTATATCTTGCAAAAGCAAAATCTGTAGTATATTTTTCATTGTAATATTTCTCTATGGAATACTTGACTTTGATTAGAGCTTCTAATATTTTATCTAATGAGTATTTACTATTTAAATCATTTAGAGTTTTATATATAATTGGAACTGAATGCTTAGTAATTTCATTTATTATACTAAAACACTCCAATTTTATTTTATTATCATGATTTGTTTTGCTTATATAATTTTCCTTTTCTTCTTCATTACAGAAGTAGCACATACTTTTTCCTATTCTAACCTTTACTGATTCATTGGAATCTATTGTCTTACCACATTGTTTACATTTTACTATTCTCATTTTAGTTAAATCTCCTTTATTTTTAATTATTTATTAGGGTAGAAACGTCAAATACATAATTTTTGTACATTTCTTAAAGTTACAGGACTACTTTTTGTACACTTTCGAAAACTACAGACATACTTTTTGTACATTTGATTATTAATTTGTACAGTAACTATGTTCACAGTGTACCGTAAAATATATATTAAATATAATACATATTCATATAATATAAATTAATACAATAGAGAATTATTGTTTCGTGAAAAAATTTTCACTCACATCGGTCATCTTTCTTCTTTTATCATTTCAATTAGTTTTTCTTTTTCTTGTTCTAGTAATTTCAACTTTTCTAAATCTATTATTGTTTTTTCTTTTAATTTATTTATATTGGTTATTTTCTTGCTAATAGATATTTGTAAATTAATTAGTTCTTTATATTTATTACTTACTTTATAATATCCATTCTTCTCTCTGTCTTTTCTTAATCGTTCTAATAATATTTCTTCATTTCCATATGGAGTATAAAACATTACTCCATTCCTAATTGATTCTTTACCTGTTTTATCAATCTTATATCCAGCATAATCTAAACTAAATATTTTTAGTTCTTTAAATATACTATTATATTTCACTATTGTATTCCTTGATTTTATTTTGCATACACTAGCTATACTATCTAATTTTGGATATCCACATAAATAATCTTCAGATTTCTTTTCTTTATTAATGCAACTACATATGTATAAGTATTGTTTTATTAAAGAATATAAATCGACATCATTAGATACTGAATATTTAACTAATTTATCAATATCTAAATCACAAAACATACAGAAATCTCCATTCATATGATTTATTAATTCTCCATATATCATGTCGTTTGCTTTTAATTCGTTTAATTTTTCGGTTACATAATCATCAGTTAAATATATTTTGTTTTTAAAATGCATTTGATCTTCATCTTTTAATAATTGCAGTGTATCTATTATTAGTTTTTTAATCCTTGTATTATATGTTATACCTAGATTATCACATATAGAATTAATATTGAATATACAGACATCTTTACTGGTTCTAGTCATATAAACTATACAAGCTATTGTTAATTGCTTTTCATTTAATATACAATCTTCTCCATCAACTTCTTTTATAAATATGTTTGGTATTAATGTAAATGGTCTATTATTAAAAATATTCTCGACTTTATTTAACTCCAAGTCTCCCCCTCCTTTCTCAATTACAATCCTACCATAATATTCTAATTAATGCAATAGTATTTCTATTAATTTATTAACTATGTAATATTATACGAATATATGTTTATATAATATTACATTTATCAAAAACATTTCAAAATATTAATTTAGGACACAAAAAAGATGTAATATTTCTACTACATCTTACATATAATATTATTATAGGATTAAATATGCTTATTATCGATTCTAAGGCGTTCTATTTTTAGGCGACTACTTTTACCTTAAATTCTATACAAGGTCAAATAAGGGCTTAATTCCCACTTTATGTTCGAGTATTTGATATAAGGTTTATTTAGTTACATCTTCTATTGCTACTTCCTCATATCCTAATAAACCAGCTTCAAGTTTATCATAATCGTATTGTCTTGATTCAAAATTATTAAACTCAGAGTTTTTTGGGATGGAAATTTGTTCTCCCCAATTTTCTCTTAATGCAGATTTAAGACAACTAACAACATCTTTAACAGTTGTTAGTTTTGCATATTCTCTAACTCTATTCATTTCATATTCTATATATTTATAAAAACTCATATCTATTTTATATTCTTTGATTGCTTCTATTGCTATATTAGTTAATGATGCAACTGTTCCTGATGTTAGTTTACATCCTACTCTTTTTTCCATTTCTTCAACTTGGGATTTATCTATTATATCTATATCATCTACTTTTTGTGAAGTCAGAGCTTTTTGGGAGATACTAAAGTCAATAGCTCCTACTTTTCTGCCATATCTCAATTCATTAAATGTTATCTCTAGATTAGTTGATTCATTTATAGATTCAACAGATGGATTTAATACATATTTTTTAAAATCGCTGAACTGTTTATATTTATTATCATCATATATCCCTAACTTATATCTTAAATCTTCTAACTCAAATCTTCTACAACCTTTATATGCATAGTTTTGTAGTAATTCATATATTCTAAAAGCATATGATGTTGTAAACTTCTTAGTTGCATTGTATTCCATTTTTCCAAACCGACCTTTTATTACTAATAAATCTAATATTAAGTCTGGATGAAATGTTAATTCTATATATTTGCCTTCTTGATTGTATTTACTAGTTATTACCCAACTCTTTTCAACAAATACCCCATCATCTTGTAGGTATTGGATGTTCTTTTGTTTTAAACTATGAGCTGTGTCAGCTAAAACTTTATACATATTATTGCTTTTTAAATCAAAGACATCTTTAAACTCATTAACATATATTCTAAGGTCTTTAAATGTCTCATTTCCGAATAGTGTTTTCATTTGTGATGGTTTTATGTTTGATTTTATATATCTTGGTTTTAGTTTTTTACTTGCCAAATATGTTAGTCTTTGTTCGTTCAATGTAAAATTATACCCACTCTCAATAAGATTGTGAGATTTAAATACATAAGTATCCGTGTCCATTGGCTGAATCTCTAATTTCATTTGTTCAAATTCATTAACTTCATTTTTATCTCCCATTTTACTCTGAACTCCTCCCAAAAAACTCTGTTTGAAATACTAAATAACTCTGAGTTACATAATTTCTATATAATCATTATATCTCCCAAATTTCTCTGACGCAATCCCAATTTACTCTTAATAGTTTCCCAAATCACACCTTATTATTTACCAATTACCACCTTATTAATACTGTGGATAAGTAATTCAACCTATTATATCAGTGTGTTCTTAATGTATGTGCTATATATACAAACATTAGTGTGTCTTTAAATACTAAATTTATATTAAATAATATAATATACACATAATAAAAAATGTCTCCCAAATTTCTCTGATTAATAAACTAAATCCATCATATCAATTCTAACCCACTTATTATATCCATAGCCAACTCAAATCTAAAGACAACAACTATTACCATAAAACTTCTATATCTATTCCTAGAGCCTCTTAGCATGTCAGAAATTAATTCCTTAATCGACAATTTAATATTTATGTTGAGTGGTTATTTCTTTAGGTGGAATAATCTGTCTATAAAAGATTTTGGTTGTTGGTTCTTTAATTGTTCTAAGGTTATACATTTGAATTCATTTACAGTTTCGTTCATTACTTTAATATTGTCTTCAATAATTTTATTACTCATATTATCGAGATTAGTTTGTATTTGTTGAGATTGTAATTCTAATTGTTTTTGATTAGTTTCCTTGGTTAGAGATAACTCTTGCTGAACATCTGATAATTGTTGTGATAGTTGCTTATTAGACTCTTTTTGTAATTCTAACTCCTTTTCTATCTCACTCATAGATTCTTCTATTTGGTCTTGAACTGTCTGTTCTACTTCGGATGTAATAGATTTTATTAATTCTTTATTATTATGGTCTTGATATTCTACAAATTTAACTAAAAATTCTTTTAATTGATTTTCTGTTTTTTGTGATATAGCAGATGATAAAGCTTCATATCCAAAAGGGTCTTTAGGGTCAATTAATCCCCCATCATATTTTGAATATTGCATTCCATGTTTATGCATGTGTTGTTTAATCTGCTCATGAGTCATATTCTTATTTAGTTTTAAATCTTTTATAAATTTAAATTGGTCTATACTTTTCTGTGTATATGCAAATCTACCGTTAACTTTTTTTACATATAAGTTATCTTCATGATACTCTGCCCATTTTCTTATTCTAGAAGGTGGTTCTTCAAGAATTTCTCCTATCTTTACAGCAGTTACCATACATTCTTCATTAGTTGGTATTTCTCTGTATTCTACATCATTATATTTATCTATATTAATCAACTCCTTATTTTAAATAAGTTTAGTATTGTAATTGTATTTGTTAACTAAAGTTTAGTTTTATATTCATTATAAATTAAATAAGTTGAGTTGTATATATAAATATAGTAATATTAGTTAAGTTTAAAATATAAACTAATTGAGTATAGTTTAGTTGATATATTGAACAGGTTTAGTTAAGTTTAGTCTTGAAACACCTAAATCAATGGTTTTTATAGTAATAGTTTAACTATTGTTTAATAATACTTTAAAAGTAATATAATAGTTGTTATAAAATTATTTAATAATAGTGTAATAATACTTTAATAACTATTATATATTATATAGATAGTCAAGGTATTTTACAGTAATAATAGCATAATAGTTAAATTATTATAAAAATATATTGATTTAATAATAATTGTATTATATAATAACTATTAAAGGAGTGATTAACGTGGAACTCAATTTTAATAAAAATGATTATGGTATTTTAGAAATACTTATAGGAAATGAGTGTGCTACGCCTTTTCAATCTCTAACAACTAAATATATGATAGATAAAAGTGGTTTTTCTCATGTTAAGATAAGACAAACCATTAAAACTTTTAAAATGTGTGGATTTGTAAAAGAGGGAGCTAAGGAGGGTAATAGCAAAACTTATTATGTTACTAATGATGGTGTGAAATATTATATGGAAGTAATGAACTATGATAAAGGTGATATGCAGGATTTAATAGATAGCTATATAAATGATGAGGAGGATGAATAAATGTTAAAGGATTATGTAAGTTTTGTTGGAACAGGTCAATGTGGGGGAAATATATCTCAAGAATTGGAAATTTATGGGAATCAATGTTTCTATGTAAATTCATCATTAGATGATTTAGATACAATAGATACAGATTACAATAAAAAATATTGTATTGATAATGTAAAGGGAATGGCTAAAGATAGAGACTATGCAAATAAAGTTATAACTTCTGATGAAAATGATGAAAAAATTGCTGAACAAATATATAAAAAGAATCCAAATTCTCATATATACTTTTTTGCTTTTGGAGAAAGTGGTGGTACAGGTGGAGCAATGACCGTTCCAATAATGAGAAAATTTCACCAGTTTTATCCAGATAAAATAGTTAATGCTATTGTAGTAAATCCTCATGAAGATGAAGATATGATGATGCAATATAACGCTTATAAATGCTTAGAGGAATTAAAACAATGTTTAAAGGAAGGAATAGTTACAAATTTACAAATTCTTGATAATAATAGTAAAGAGTTTGGTGAAAAATTAAAAATTAATAAAGAATTTGCAGAATTATTTGAAGAAATATTATCATTTAATAAAATTACCACAGAAGGAAATTTAGATGAGGAAGAACTAGAAAGAATATTCACCGTCAGTGGAATAACTATAATTCATAGATTGAAAAATGGAGATATAGTAAATAATCTTAATAATTTTGCTGAGGAAACAATATATGCTAAATTTATGAAAAACCCTTCAGTACATGGATTAATACTTAATAAAGATCAAAACAAAGGAGTAAATAGGAGTATTATAAAAGATGTTTTTGGATATCCAATGGTTACTCACGATACAGTATGGGAAGAAGATTATAATATAGTTATATCAACTGGTATGTCATTTGATGATGAAATAATAAATGATTTAAAAAAGAACTATAATACTTTACTAGAAAAGAAAAAAGAAGTTGAAAACAATATAGCTTTAAAAAAAGAAGTTGAAAATATAACAATAGATGATTCAATATTAAAATCATTAAATAAAAATAAATCAACCGAAACTACTGAAAGACCAAACCCTAGAAATAGACGAGGAAAAGCAGTAGGAGTAAAAGGAGAGATAAGGTTTAGAAGATAGATAGTAGTCCAAGCACTTACTTAATTGTAGGTGCTTTTTTATTTATATTAATTTATTAAAAATCCAATAAAATCACGTTTTTAGTTACTTTTTACTTGTTTTCTATCAAAAATTATGTAAAATTGAATGTTTTTACTTGAAAATTAAGAATTTTTAAAAAATATTTAGTTAAAATAGGAAACTTTTAATAGACTACTACATAGACTATATTATAGACAACGACAAGGGGTGAAATTATGATTGTTAAATTGTGTATCGGTGGTATATGGATGTGTGTATCTTTATTAATTTATCAACTTAAATATAGTACTGGCTCTAATAAAGTGGAAATATGGTCTTGTAGAAGTCAACTAAAGAAGATTAAAAGAATAAATGATGCTGATAAAGATTCACTATTCTAATGTTATTTAATCAAAAAATAATACACTACATCAAAAAGGTTGAAAATAATAAAGATAAAACTTCTTTTTTTATAAATATGGAAAAGCAAAGTATATTGAATGATTTTAAAAATGAATGGTTAGACATAATGGTAAATTTAGGATTGTATAATAAGTTATATAATGTATATACTCCCAATAACATAGAAATAACTGATTATGGAATTAAGTGTGATATTTTTATAGTACATGGTTTAAACTTTGAGAAACTAAATTCTCATAAAGATACTATTCAAGAGAATTTAGGAGGAATGATTGTGTTTAATAACCACAAAACAAGTAATTTCATTAATACTAAAATTATATTTTGTCCTAAAAATGATTTAAAGTACAAAGTTATAAAACAAACCAAAGCATATATGCAATTTAAAGGATACGACTATAGTGGAAAACCTATATTTATTAATTTAAAAGATTATGCACATGATTTGATTTCTGGAGGAACTAGGTCTGGAAAATCAAAAATGAATGATGTTATGATTACAAATAGTGTAGTTAATATATCTCCTGATAATTTACAATTGTATTTATTTCAAATTGCTAAATCTGATTTGGTTTTATATGAGGATTTAATTCATACAAGAGCTTTCTGCGATACACTAGAAAAATGTGAAATAGGATTAAATTATATAGTAAACGAATTAATGATTCAGAGAGATAAAGAGATAAGACCTTATAGAAAAAAAGCTTTAGCTGATAATTACCATGATTATAATAAACTCACACATACAAATAAAATGTCCACTGTGTTAGTTATATTTGATGAAATGAGCAGTTTGTTTAATTCTAAAGGAGACGAATCTACTATTAAAAAACAAAAACAATTTATTAATAGTATGATAGAAAAAATAGCACAGTTTGGAGCTTCTTTAGGAGTATTTTTAATTTGCAGTCTTCAACGTCCTACGATGGATAACCTTAGTCCATTCATTAAAGCTCAATCAACTACTATAACATCTTTTAGACAAAACAATTCTAAGTCTTCTGAAGTAGCAACGGATGATCCAGAATTGGCTTTAGGATTAAAACAAAGAGAATTTATATACAAACAAGATAAGTGGGATTATGGAATCGTACCTTGGATTGATAATAAAGAAATCTATAATTTAATAAAACCATTTTTAAAACCTAATCATAGAACTTTATTTGATGATTTAGCTAAAATGCAATGCAGAAGTAGTATCAAAAAAGGAAAAGAAAAAGTGGAATATAGTAAGACAAAATTAAAAACTGAATCTGAAATATTAAAAGAAAACATAGACAAGATAGAAGGATTTGTTCCATATATTAACCCTACAGGAATGATTATGATAGATAATACTAAGCCTTCACCTAAAACATCTATATCAATAAAGAAAGGTAGAGAAAAAATATGATAACTGAAAGAGATAGAGATATAATTAATTTCATTGATAATATAGGATTTTCTACAATTAATCATATAGCACAATTATTTTTTACAAGTAGTAAAGTGGGGTATGATTTAGCACGTAGAAGACTTAAAAAAATAAAAGATGGTGCAAATTATATAAAATCTATTAAGAACTCTGAAACAAATGAAATAGTATACTTGCCTTATGACTCTAATAAGAAGCGTATAAGTAAACATGATTTAATGGTAATTGATTATTTGTGCAATCTTAAAAAAGTAGGTTGTGATATAGAAACTGTAGAATTAGAAAAACAATATAATGATATTATTCCAGATGCTTATGTGACAGTATTGTTTGATGGTTGTAGATATTATCAATTACTAGAAATAGAACTTAGACATGATTATGTAGATGTAAATAGGTATGTAAAAGTTATGGACTTAATTATTAAAGATTCAAACAATAGATTACCTGATTTGATAATAGTTCAAGATACTAAACATGATTATTCAAAAGATAACAAAACGGAATTTATCATTCATCAAATGTATACAGATATGAATGATATAGCAAAGGTTCTTAATGATAAATAATATATGCCCTAAAGGGCTTACATATCACAAAAGAAAGATTTAGTTATCTAATTATGCAAAAGATAGATATATATTCTCATGATAGAATATATGAATTAATTGTTAGGTTTGTAAATAGTATTATTTCACTTGGTATGAGTATGATTTGTTAATATATTAAATATTAGAATAGTAGTGAAGTTTAAATACTTAGTCTTAATTCAGTATTTATTGTATTGCTGACTATATTTGTATTAGCAGAAATAATTATTGTTTATAAATTATTGATAATTACTTTTATATATAGTTATACATTAGATATTTTATATTTTTTTATGTGATATGATTTTAAATTACTAAGGAGGTATCTTAAATGGGATACATAGTACACTTTTTATTACAAACCGCATTGGTCTTATTATTAGTCAATGTTTGCCTAGTGTTTGTACCAAAACCAATTAGATTATTATTTACTACACTTTTTAAAGTTCTATCTAAGATAATATGGGCAATAGTCAATCAACTTAATATAGTTGTTAAAGACACTTATAAGGATAGAATACCAAAAATGAAGGCTACTACTAACAAGCAACCTTCAAATGTTATACTTATGAAAAGGAAAACTATTAATAGATAATATTTTAATTTGAGAAGATTGATTAAATTCTTTCTTCTCTACCTATAATAATAGTATTTACAGAAATTTAAATATTATACATGAATAAAAATATTTTTTAAATCTAAATAATGGAATTTTATTAATTATAAATAGGAGACGATATTTGAATGGATGCAAAGATAATTATATTAGCAATGGCTAGTACAGGTATTGTGAGTGCTGTTGGCGAAAAGGTACTAATTAGTTTCGGGAAAACTGAAATGGCTTCTTTTTTAAATATTGCAGGTTTATGTGGAATAGGATTATCAGCTCTTGGTTTGGTATATAAATTAATTCAATTATTAGCTACTATATAGGTAAGAGATATGATAGAGATAATTAAAACAGGAACAGTAAGTTATATATGTTATAAATCCCTAACATGCTTTGGTAAGAAAGATTATGCTGATGTTATTGCTTTTATATCTGTATTATATATTGGAGCAATGTTTTGTTTGAAAATAGGTTTTTGGTATAATACTTTTATGAATAGTGCTTTTATGCAATTAATGTTTAAAATGTTTGGATAGATAGATACTTAATATATTTTAAAGAGTCAGAAATGGCTCTTATTTTTTTGTTTAAATTTTTATAATATTGGAAATACTAATTTTATAATAGTAATAAAGTTACTAGTTTACAAAGTATTTTACAGATATAACTTTAAACTAGTCAATTAAGTTTACGTAGAATACGTTAAGTTTGTTCACCTTTAAGTCTCTAAAATTAAGGTTTATAAAAAATCCAATGGGGAGGGAATATGGGTGGGTGATTATATAGGAGGTGTGAGCCATGACAAAGAAAACACATTTGGTAATTGGTACTTTGGTAAGTTTGCCAATAATGGGAAGTGTTACGGGACTAGTTGGCGTATTTGGGATTCTAGGTTCTGTAGCTCCAGACATTGATTGTAAATTAGGTATGAGATTTCACAGAACATTTACACATGGATTATTCTTTCTAATGTTTAGTAGTTTAGGGATTAGTGTTTTTAATAAGAATATAGCATTGATATGGTTTATAAATTATGCTAGTCACTTATTATTAGATAGTATTACTAAAGGTGGAGTTCCTTTATTATATCCAATAGGTAGTAAATATGGATTAAGATTATTTACTACGGGTAAAATATTTGATAAGTTGATTGGCTTATTTGGAATATTTATGATAGGTTTATATATTGTTAGTTTAATTATATAAGGTAGGGTACGATATATAGGTACTTAAATTCTATATTTAAAAACATGCCCCCTCCCATATATGGTAGATTTATAATTATATTTACCATAATTTACATCTAGAAAGTATTATACAAATTGGTTATAATTAAATTGTGTAAATTATATTTAATGTACTTTTTTGTTTTTTCAATATTTTATATCTATCAACCACTATAAAAAAATAAACCCTTATTAGGAAACCATTTTAAACTTTTATTAGTTTAAAATGGTTTCTTTTTTGTTTGTAGAATTATATTGATATTGTTTTTTATATGAGATTATTAAATTTAGACAGGCTTATTTGTGGATTGTAAGTAGGGTGTTATAAGTTTTAGGTAATTAGTAGTTGTGTGAAATTTAAATTGCTTAGAATTAATATTAGAGTGGTTAGGTTTGATTTGTGGAATTTTTTTATTTTTAGCTTGTATTGTAATTGACGATAACTATGTTTTAATAAATTAATAGAATTAAGTTGACAACAATTAGTAAAAGTTGTAAGATAGGAGTTGGACAAGTGTTTCTATTTGTTCAAAATATATTTACAGTTAATAAATTAATAGAGGAAAGAGAGTGGTTAAAATGGGAGAAAAACTAGAAAAAGACAGATTAGAAAGAATAGGTATGAGTAAAATTATGAAATGTTGTGGAAAGGAGGCTATAATAGTTGAGTATAATGGATACAATGATATAGTAATTATGTTTAAAGAAACTGGAGAACAAATTGATACATCATATAAAGTATTTAAAACTGGTAAAATAAAAAGTCATTTTTCTCCAACAGTTTATGGGGTTGGAATAGTTGGATTAGAGAAGACTAAAAATGGACATGATGTATTTTACAATAGTTATATACGTTGGAATAGTATGTTGAGAAGATGTTTTAGTGAAAAAGAAAAAGAAAGGAGTCCAGCATATAAAGATGTAATTTGTTGCAATGAATGGTTATATTATAAAAATTTTAAAAACTGGTATAATGAAAATTATTATGAGATAGAAGGACAGAGAATGGCTTTAGATAAAGATATATTAATTAAGGGAAATAAGATATACAGTCCTAATACCTGTATTTTTGTTCCTGAAAGGATTAATACTTTATTTGTTAATAGAAATCAACTTAGAGGTAAGCACCCTGTTGGAGTTAATTATTTTAAAAAAGGAAATAAAAAATATAGAGCACAATGTAATTATGAAGATAAGGGGAATATTACATTAGGTTTGTTTGATACACCAGAAAATGCTTTTTATTTAGGATATAAACCATTTAAAGAAAAATATATAAAAGAAGTAGCTGATGAATACAAATATAGAATTCCAGTTAAATTATATAATGCTATGTATCAATATGTAGTTGAAATTACTGATTAACACATATATAAATAAATTAATAGAATAATAAATACATATTTTAAATAGGTATCACGAGGAGCATGACTCGTGATACCTATTTTATTGTGTCTAAAAATATGGTTCAAAGTAAGTCATATCAATGGTTTGAATAGGATTTATATAAGTGAGTTAGATATCTTTATTTAATGTAATATAGTAGTTATCGTTCAATAGGTTGATATGACTAAGGTTGATGGTAATTGAATGAGTGATATTGTATATTTTTAATAGTTTAATTTATGTCAGACGTTGGTATGACTTGCCTAGTCGAGACACCTTACGATGTTAACGTTCGTATTTTTAGCCTTCGCTACCAAAATAATCCATATAGACGAGTACAACACATATGTTCATTTACTGAACATAAAGTTAACCCAAATATGTATTATACGCCCCCATCCAAGTAATACACTCATTCCAATAACTACCAAACCAACCTAAAACGATAAATATACCAAAAATTACACACTTAAAACGCTACAAACCAGTGATACCAATGGTTACAACTTAACAGTGTGAAATACATATTTCATATATAAACATATCCTAATTATTGGTAGTTGTTTTACTGCTTTGATGGTCTGTATTTGCTCCAATATTAACTATTAGCATCTTAAAATCAATCTTTTATCTGCATATATAATAAGGAAGTAACAACCATACAATTTTTAAAAGACGAACACTTTCTTTATATATTAGATTATTATTCGAATAGGAGTGTGGTTGCTCTCTGCAACACTTACTTACAATAAGTAACCTACTAACACAACATAACTAATATATAATAACATCAACACAACTAATGATAAACAATGATATTAACTAACATAATTATATCTACTTACTAATAGTAACTAATAAGTATACAACACTAACTATATTAAAGTACATCTATACAAAGGTATATGACTAACGCTTAAACATACTAATAATAGTAACTACAGACAACTATTAACATCAATACATCAATACATTACAATACATCTATATAGTACTCTAACACAACCTTAATAACTCTACAATATACAATGATATACAGATACTAACATAACACTATATTAATATATATCTATATACTAAACAATCACAGTAATATAACAATGTACATATATAAGATACAACTGTATACAATACAAATACAACTAACAGTATTATGATTATATCTATTATAACCAACCTAACAGACTAATACAACAACAAACAATCAAGACAACCAATTGCATTACTAACTACTATAAGACCTCACACAACGTCAACATGAAGCACAACATATTAATAACTCTATGAATAAGAATACTATATATAATCTATAGATGAACACTAACATATATTAAATGTAGAGAAGTATATAATGATATTGGAACAACAAAGCGGTACATCAATAACAATCAATTAAGATGCACATATAAACGACTCTATAACAAACTAACTTATAACAGATGCAATACGTCATACAATCCACGTATACTGCTTTGTATTTGATATAATAGAGTAAACAATATACTTATAATATAATACATCTATACAACATTACTACAAACCCATAAAAGGACATAAGAAAAGAGCTACTATAAATTATATAATAACTCTATCAATCCAGTAAACTACATTCAATTATACTATTAACAACCTTAAAATAATTCATAAATAACTCTGTTTAATTCTATTAATTTGTTGCAATTACATAATAAAAGGAGTATAATTATAGATGTTGGAGGTATTAAAATGAATAACAAAAAGAAACGTAAAACAAAACCTAAAGAACCGATATCTAACATCACAAAGATATCATTAATCATTGCTTTAATAAATCTAATAAGTGCATTGATAGGCATGATTAGTAAATTTATTTAAAGCCAAATAGGGAAGCCTTAACAGGGTTTCTCTATCATATAAAAGTTTTACGTTTCTTCTATATAGATATTATATAACTGGAGGTGTTAGAATGCAAGGCAATAAGAGAGATTTTAAGTTTTCAATCATAGCATTAGTTATTAGTATATTAGCGTTAGGAATAACTATTATCAGCTTATTTATTAAATAGAAATAACTGAGTTTTATTATATTAATTTATTGACAATATTAAAATACAAGCGTATAATACTAAATATAGGAAGTAGTTACAACAGGACAAAGTTGTAACTTACATATTAAGAACGAAACAAATTAATAAAAGCTACCTACTAATTATTAGAGGTTAAAGCAGTGAAAGGAATTGATTAAAATGGAAAGAGTAATAAAAGAAGGAAATACAACAAAGTATTATTTAGATGATAGATTATTAATAAGCATAGAAGAATTAGGAGATAACAGTTTTAAGGTTGAAAATCTTAGCGATATAATGACAGGATTCTATAAAAATTTAGACGAACATCATGGAGAGTATAGACTTGATAAATGTTATGATAAAAAGAAAAATAAGAATTTAAGAAGAAATAGTGGAATGTTTAAACATAATACACAATGGTTCACTTATATTTTAGAAGAAAAAGGATTTGTTAAAAAATTATTACCAGTACGATAACTAATTCATACATAGATTTTCAATCTATTTTAAATATAAGCAAATAACACAATCCGTTAATATAGATAAAATATAATAAATTAATAAGATGAAAGAAGGAAATTAAAATGAGTAAATGTGTATTATTAAATGGAAATAAATCAGAAATTGTAGATTATAGTTTTAGAGAAATTGATATTAAAAAATATTTTGGAGTAGATGACTTTGACAGTATGGGATATCATTCTTTTGGTAAAGGATATACTGCATGGTGGCAAGAAGAGAGGAGAGACCTACATCAATGGAAATAACAATGTATGCAGGTGCAAGTTATCCAATATTTATAGATAGTAAAGTATTAATCACTAATGAAGATATGACAGTTGAAGATGATGAAAAAGATAACCAAATAGATATAAAATTAACTGAACTAAAGAAACATTTTAATACTGAAAATTCATTTTGGGCGTTAATGAAAAATTAAGATAGATTGTTTGGATAGAGTATAATTTCAAAAATAAATGAAGTTATACTCTTTAAGTGCATTATTGAAAGAAGGCTTGATAAGATGCTGATATGTTAAACATAAAGAAAGAAAATAAATACAAAAGGAGAATTAAAACAATGATACAACAGGGAATATATGAAATATTTAACACTAATACAAATAAAAGATATATTGGAAGTAGCAAAGATATAGAAAGAAGATGGGAAGAGCATAAAAGAATGTTGAAAAATAATAAACACCATTCAATTAAAATTCAACGTTCATATAATAAAACAAAGGACAAGTCTATATTTGTATATAATATTCTTGAAATAGTTGAAGATTATTATATATTACATAAAAGAGAACAGTTTTATATTGATAAATATGATAGTTTTTATAATGGTTATAATTGCAGTATGGTTGATAGTATTATCTATTTTAATTATAAGACATTAACTAAAAGGCAAAAAGAATTAAAACAAAATATATATTATAATAATTATATGGAACTATATAATATATATAAAGATAATATTGAGATATCACAAACATACTTAAATAGAATGAATAGTAAACACTACTCTTGGATTCAATATAATAAAGCAATTCAAGTAATACTAGAATATGAAGCTTATTTTACCACTAAAGATTATTATATAAGATTTTGGGATAAATTTTGCATGATTACAACTTATAACAGAAATCCATTAATAGAGTATTTATATACTACTAAATCAAGTGATATATATTTAAATAATATAAGTAAGAATTTATGTTATTTGACCAATGAAGATAGAAAACAATATGAGTATAAATAAAATAATAGAAAGAAGGTAATAAAAGTAATATGAACATTAACAATCTAGGAAATGGACAAATATTAAAAAATTATAAAGAATTATGTACAACCTTAGAAATTAAATCTACTACAAATGGAATAACTAAAAATAAACAACTGGAGGAATTAAAATTGTATTGTAACTATGAAAAACAAGGCAATAAATTTGTTATAAAAGAAATATATGAAACTCCAATTGATCCAGTATTGACTATTGATGACTTATTAAAAACTAAGAATAATAAATACATAAAACTACTTGCAAATATAATAGTAGAATACTTATATAATAATCCTGATGAAGTCAAAGAAGTACCTATAAGTAGGTTATTTGTAATGCTAGGAATAACAAATACTAACTACAATAGTGCTAATTACTATAGAAAGGAGCTAAGCCAACTATATGATATAAGACTTGCATCTATATATTATTTTTACTCTAATACACGTATGGAGTTTAAAAGTATAATAGAAAGATGTTTAAATAATCTTAAAAATAGAAGAGTTTTAAATTGGTATAAAGTTGTAATGATTAAAGATGAAAGAACAAAACAATTATACAAAGCAGATAAGGAAACAGAAAAATTTATAATTGATACTGAAAAAGAAGCTTTGCAATATTTAAATTTAAATAATATGTATGAACTTATGAAAGATAGAAAGAAATTAAAAGAGTTTAATAAAATAATATATAAAGAAACTAATATCAATTATTTTTATGCTTATGATTTAGTAATAGGTGAAAAGGCTTTAAAAATTGAATATAATAATATACAGGAATATAAAGAAAACTTAAATAAATTGATTATTGATAGAACTACAAAAATTTTTAATAAAGATAAATATAAACTTTTTGAAAATGATTATAAATTACTAAATGATATATTGATTAATTTTGCTAACAAAGAAGTTATTTTAAGTGATTTACAGAATAAACATACTAACAATATAAAAGATTATAATTCCAGTAGAGAAATGTTAAACGAAAAATATAGACAAGAACAAAAAGAATTAAAAAGTATTTTCTTTGATATATATGATATTCAATAACAAATTAATATAAAAGTTATACATTAAAAACCCTATTAGATGTTCTTATTAGGTATGTTTTAAATGTATAACTTTTTAACTTAAGATAAATATATTACTTGGATTGGCTACGTAGTAGACAAGACAAAGGCTTTGGTTCTTGTGCCTAGCAAGAACATATACTATAGTGAATATAAGTCTTGTAGCTAACGCTACGCTTTTCTTCCCTTATGGTCAGATAATTTATTTAACTTAAATTAGATACTTATTTACTGCCAAGAATTAATACTTTTAAGATTCCATAGAAGTTCGGAAAAGTTAAAAATATTACTATATAATTGAGAATGAAAACCATATAAAAACCACCTTTTATAAGAACTTTGTTATATTAATTTATTAAATAATGCTTGACTTACATATCTATATGATGTATTATAATATCAAGGAAACAAAGATAAAACACAAAAAGAAATATGGAATTGCTTATTCTCAGAAGCTTTTGGAGCATTTTGGAATGAATCTGAAATAATGAGAATAATAAGAGAATATATTCCTCAAATAATGAATATAGTAAATCATCCATGTTGTAAGGGTTGCGTTACTGTAATGGATAAATAAATTAATAATAATTGGAGAAGTGAAAACACTTCTCTTTTAAATATATTAATAAGTAATAAAGGAGGTGATAATATAATGAAAATCTTTTATTGTCCTAAGTGTAATACATATGAAGAAAATTTTAAATTTGAGAATCTTAAACAAGAAAGGGAATTAACCACATGGATTAATCCAAGAGACGGCTACGGAATGATTATAAAACATATAATGTGTCCAAGTTGTGGTAATGTTTTAAGTGGGATTATGGAAGCTAGAAGCAATGACAGAGATGAAGTGTCATACTTAAAAGGGACTATTGAAATGTATAACAAAGAATCTAAAGATGGTGGAATGATAAACGATGGTGAATTAAAATGGTTAATTGACGATATAAAAAGAAGAAAAGGACTACGAAAAATTGATATTGAGTAAGGAGGTGAACAGAATGGAAGAAAATAATATAAATAAATTAAGTACTCCGACATTAAAGGTAAAACAAATAGAAATAGGCGAATCAACATTTCAAATATTATTTAAAAATATATCAGATGTTGATAAAAATAAAATAAAAAAATTTAATCATATGATATATGGACTACCTATTATAATATCAGAGGATATAGATTTAATATTTAATCGAATGAAAATTAATTATAGTGATGGAACAAGTAAAATAATGAAAATATTTGACAAAAATTGGTTTATTGACTATAACAAGATAATTAACAAAGGGGCATGATTAGTTTGAAACCAACAAAAAAAGTACAAGAAATCAAAAACGAATTGAAAGTATATAAAACTCATTGTAATCAATACTCCATATGTAAAAATTCTAGCACAGATTATTGTTATAAGTGCAAAGAAAATAAAAAATTAAATAATTATTTTGAAGTAGTAAAAGAAAATGATTTTTCAATTTATACTCAAAAAAAAGATATTATAAATAAAATCAATAAAATTTATATCAGTACAAAAATAGAAATTCAAGAAGAAAATTTATTATTAATAGGATTCTTATCAAGCATATTTGAAGAGTACATAATTATAACTGTAAATAATATAGATAGATACAAAATTAAGAAAAATGATATTAAACAATTAAAAGTATTTAATAAATAAATTATAAATATAAATAAAGGAGATAGATGAATAAATGAAAACAATTAAGAAAGTATTATTCAAAAAAGAATATGAATCACCAATAGCTTATGGCTATGAGAAGGAGCATAAGGTTAAGACCTACATAGAGGTAATAGCATGGTTTGATTTTAAAGAAGGATTAAGATTTAGTGTAGGAGTAGCAAATGTATCATTCTGTTATAAAAACCCGTTTAAAGCATTTATAAGAGCATTAGAACATGAAAGTATAGGAATGCAAAAGTATCAACAAATGAAAGAAGATAGTAGGAAAGCTGGAGTTTATAAGAAGTTAGATATTGGATTTTTAAATCATACCGTAAATAATTGAATAATAATGGAAGGTTAAAAATGAAAAATATAATTAAATTAGTAACAAGAGAATATATTATAAATACTTTGTTAGATAAAAACAATATTACTGAAGAAATTATGGATAAAATTTATATGAAACTTAAAAAGGATAATTCAGAATTAAATGATTATGGTTGGAAAGATTTATATTTAAGTGATATACAAAATATAATTGATAACCATATAAATATACTAAAATAAGTTTGAGGAGGTATTAACATGAAATGGGTTTGCCCAAGGTGCAATAAGGAAAATGAAGACACTTTAGATATTATTCAAATGGAATATGTAGGATGTAGAGAATGTGATAAATTATTTGAAATAGATTTAGATAACGACGGAAACATTGAATCTATAAAAGAGTTTTAATAAATTGAAATGTTGTTAAATAAGAAATTACTTGAACTATAGAAATATAGTTCTTTTCTTTTGTTTAAGTATAGTTTAATAATCAATATTACTTTAAAACAACTCTTTTAAAAGCCTTGTGTATTAATAAATTAAAATATATAAAAATGAAAAACAGAGTAATTTAAAGAAAACATGAGATAAATAAACAATAGTTATATTAATTTGTTTTAAATTACTCTGTTTAACCTTAAATGAACTTTTACAAATATAAGATATAATGTTAATATTAATACATAGACAAGGTGAACACAAACAAAACAAATTAATAGACAATACAAAAGCCACTCACTATGAAGGAGTTAAGGCAAATAAGGAGTAGATTAATATGAGTAACTATTGTAAAATAACTTTTATAGATGATACTGAAAGATTAGCAGAAAAGGACACCCTACAATTTTTATTAGGAGTTAAAACTGTTAAATCACAAATTTTTACATATAAATACCTAACAATCAAAGAACTTGAAGAAGAATTAACACCTATAATGTTTGTTTAACAAGTAAATATAATTAACAAATTAATAGTAAATAAAAGTCTTAAATGACTTAAAAGGAGTTTGATTAATATGTTTAAATCAATATTCAGCAAAAAGAAAAAGGCAAGCGAAGTAAATTTTGATGATTTAACAAATAGATTATTAGACAAAAATAGTAAATTAGCGGAACAACTTAAAAGTAATAGTGCTAAATAATAATAAAATAATATAGAATGAAGGAGTTTGATTAATTATGGAAAATACAAATACAAATATAGATTATTCAACATTAACTAATGATGAACTATACATACAATATCAAGAAGCTAGAAACAATTTTTTCAGAGCTGAATTAGGAACTGATGAAGAGACAGAAGCAGAAAATACATTTAGAAAAATATCAAGAGAAGTTTCAGAACGTAAAAATTTTGACTTAGCAATGTATAAAATGCAATCACAATTACAAATAGAATCTTTAACTGTAATACAAGAGCAACCAAACCAAAATAAAACAAATTTGAAAGGAAGTAATAATATGAGAACAATAAGAGGATTAATTAAAAGTGCAGTAATAGCAGGAATAATTACAATAATGACAGTTATACCAACTATGGCAGATACAAACGATTCAAGTATATTAAATCATTATACTAACTCTAAAGGCGATGTAGTAACAGTATATAAAGATAAGACAACGTATATTAATAGTGATGTAAATATTCAATCCTTAGATTATTTAGATAATTCTGTTACAATTGAAAAAGATAGCCAGTTATATAAGTTTTATGTAGACGAGCCAAGAGAATATTACTTGAATGAAGCTATTAACATTACTTTTAATAATAATAATGAAATAATAGATTGTGTAGTAGATAGTAAACCACAAGTATATAATACTCAAATAGACTCAATTACAGACGATATAGCGACTTTATCGGTTAACGGGAACAAATACACCTTTGAGAATACAGAAGGTTCTGACGGCTGGAATGTAGGTGAAAAATGCAAAGTAGTTATTCAGGATGGTAGGTTGTTAGAAGTACGACCAATACCACTAAGTGAGCGATAAAATATATTATAATAATAAATATAAACATTGATAAATAATATAGGTTATGTCATATCCTTAAAAGGCAATAAGGAGCTTAAAATGAATAATAGAGATAATAGAAGATGGGTAAAAGTATGTCCTAGAAATTTTAGTAACCAATATTTTTTTGTAGGATTTGAAAATAAAGAACAAACAGAAAAATTTATAAATAAAGTAAATAATGAGCAGGATTCAAGTGCATACAGATGTAGAAAAAGTAAAGTTGAACAAATATACGAATTTGAAGAAGTTATTGGATATTTTGATTTAAAGGGGATTTATACTATATATGGTACAGAAATAGACATATCAGATTTTATAGATTGTTTAAAATAAAAGAACTGTATTTCCAACAATTGTTAAAATTAGTATTTTATCTGAACTCAATCACAACATATAGTGTACAACCAAATATTAACATACTATATATTGTGTATTAAATAAATTAAGTTAATAAAAATTCAAGGAGATTAATTTCTCCTTTTTATCATATATAAAAAAACAAATTAAAGGAGTGATAAAATGGGAAGAACATTAACAAACGAATATATTAAGAAAGGGGATTATTATGAACTGCATATAAATGGTAGTATACATGGTAATAAAATAATAAAAATTGATTTTGATAGTTTAGAACAAGTCAAACAATATCACTGGGGTATTATTAAAGCTTGTAGATGCGATAAAGTATATTATTATGCTATGGCTTTAAGAGGAATGTTATTACATAGGTTTATAATGAATGTAACAGATAGATTCGACATAGTAGACCATAAAAACGGTGATACCTTTGACGATAGGAAAGATAATTTAAAGGTATGTTCACAAAAAGAAAATGTTAGAAAATCAGAATTAAGTCTGAATAATACAAGTGGACATGTTGGAGTTTGTTGGTATAAGAATACTGGACAATGGCTATCATACATAATGGTAAATAGAAAAATTAAAAATCTTGGTTATTTTGACGATATTAATGAAGCTATAAAAGTAAGAGAAGAAGCAGAAATTACATATTTTGGTGAGTTTATACCACTAAAAAAGATAAATTAAAAACCCAATAAACTGATTATTTTAATCGAATATTATTTATATTAATTTGTTTAAATAGTTCTTGACTTACTATGTGATAAGAGTATAATATAGTTATAGGAACAAATTAATAAAAAATAAAAAGGAGTTTGATATATATGGAATTAGATTTATATTTTAAATTAAAAGAAGCGTATGAAACAACTACTGCAAATTTTAATAGATTTGAAAAGGCTATACATAAAATAAAATGGGATAAAAATTTTGAAGCAGATGGCGAAACATACTTTGTAAAAGGTAGATTTAGCTTAACTATTGAAAATATAAATCCATTTAAAGAACAATGGAAACCAACAGTTTTCACTTCTGATAATTCAATATTAGAATTTTAAGAGACTAGAGTAATCTAGTTTCTTTTATAAAATAAATTAAGAAAGAGAGTGTAAAAAATGAATAGAGAAGAAATCACAAGTAAATTACAAATAAAAAATATTGATGGTTTAAAGTTTGGAAATAATAAGGCTTATTGTATGCCTAAAGGATATGCCTTATATCATCCACAATTAGGATTTATAGGGTTAGGAAACAAGAACGAAGAATTCAACATTGATTTACCTTATACGCCATGTGGAGGACGTAAGGCATTAAAGAGTATAATTGACGAAGGTGGCTTATTAACTTATGATAGTAATGAAGTAACATGGATAAAATCATTAAATTAAAATAGGAGATGGAATTATGAATAATAATGAAAGAAAAATAGAGGTGTCAGTTACACCTCATCCTTGGGATAATAAAGATAATCCATATTTTTGGTGTATATTGGATTGGGATAATAAAAATAAAACTTGGTTTAATAATGGTTTTGGATGGAGTAAATCAATAGAACTAGCATTTAAAGATGCAACCGACTATTTAGAAAAATATAAAAATTAGTAAACTGGATTCACTCCAGTTTATCTTTTTGATGAAATATAATTGAAAATAATAATCAATAACAACTTAAAACATAAGTTTTAAAAGAATTTTATCGAACAGTTCCTTTATTAATTTATTAAAAAGTTTAAAAAACCTATTGTAATATGATGTAGATATGGTATAATTATATTAACAACAAGGAACAAATTAATAAATACATAGGAGTGAATTGTAATGGAAAGAAGTAATAAATTATCAGAGTTAACAGAAAGAGAAAATGCAATATTATGTTTTGGTGATAGATTTTATGAAGCAAACGATCACCAACGTGCGTTACAAAACGCTTTGGAAAATGAAAATATAGAAATAGACTATGAAGATGTTGTTAAGTGCAAAGGAATAGAAAAAGAATATGGAATGTGTGCAATGAATCATTATGTAATAAATATAAATAGTGAGGAAGATTACTTAATAATACAAGCAACAGAATATTTTAAAAATATAAAATGGAAAGCATTAAAAGAATTATGGGATGAATATAAAATGAGAACAAAAGGTTATTCTAAGTTAAGAATTGGATATTGTTTAAATTATCGTGATGACAATAATTGTTTTAAAACATTGTTTATAGTGACAGGAAATTTTTCGGAATTTAAAAAAGAAGTAAAAGCTAAACTAAAAGATAAATCAAATAAACTAATTCAAAATTTTGGCGATATTAAATTAAGTTTGGAAGAAGTAAATAAATGTATATCTTATAACTAGTTGTCTTGTTAAATTATTAATTTTAATTCTCGTTAATTTCTATTAATTTATTTCAAAAAGATATTTACAAACAAATTAATATATGTTAAAATAAATTTATCAGCTAATAGAAAATAAAATATAGGAGTGGTGATAAATGAAAAAAATTAGAGTAACAAATAGTAATCCAGCAGAAGGTCAAACAGGTTTAGAGGAATACATAGGAATGGAATTTGATACAGTTGAAACATGGAAAACTAGAAATACAACTTTAGAAGATGGTCAAGTAGGTGTGGTATTAAGATGCAAGAATGATTTAAACCCAAAAGGACAATGGAGCATATTGAATAAAGGTGAATATGAATTTATATAGAAGGAATTGAGGTTGTAGAAATACAACTTCTTTTTACAAATAGTAAATTAATCAAGTAGGAGGGGGACAAGATGTTAAGAGGAAGAGATAAAGAACTATATAAAAAATACAATATTGATCCAGATATTATTAATTGCAATACATACTTGGTACAAGACGAATATGGATTTGTTCAAAAACATGGAATTGAAATGGAAATAATCCCATTAAAAATAAGTATTAAGTGTGATATGTCAGATTCAATTACATTCAATTTTAAAAGATGCTTAATGATGGTTAGATGTATATTAGATAAGTATAATATATAACCTTAAATTAAATCTAGAATCAATTCTAAGGAATAACAGGATAGATCATATTACTATACAATTAAACATGCCCAGAGAGTCTATAAAGGGTAATGGAGTATTTATAAAATAAGAATTTTAAGTGGTGCTTTGTTATATTAATTTATTAAAATAGTTCTTGACTAAAATCTGTATTAAGCTTATAATAAATATAACAAGTAAAACAAATTAAGCTAAAGGAGAGATTGATTATGGCTAGTAAAAATTTACAATATAAAGTTAATGGAGTACCTAACAAAGAGGATATAGAAAATTTTGATAAGGATAGTTCAATATTCTATAGATTTCAAAATCCTTATAATAGATTAACTAGTCGTAGCCAATCTTGGGGCATGATTTTTGGATCAAAGGCAGAAGCATTAAGAGATTGTGAAGAATGGGGAATGACAAAAGAGGAAGCTATACTAAATGGGAAATCATGTATGTTAACTTTTGATGAGATTTTAAATTTCTCTAGTGAATTTTCTTATGATGATGTATTATTAATTTTTGAAGGTAGTGAAACAAATGAAACTGGACATGATGGTGAATTAGTAGCTACATATTATAAAAAAATTGCAGTATGGAATAAAATAGATGTATCAAATTATGCTAATAAAATTTATGAATAAAATTGTTTAAAATGATTAGTAAAAATAATTGCTAATCATTTTTTATTATTGTAAAATTAAGCAAGGGTGATAAAAATGAGTAGTAGCAAAGATTTAACAGGAAGTACAATAGGAAACTTTGAATTGCTAGAGAGAAAGAGAGAAGATAAGCGCACATATTATTATTGTAAATGTAAATTATGTGATAATAAGAAATGGATAAGAGCAGACAGTTTGAAAGATAAAAGAATTAAGTCTTGTGGTTGTTATAATAATGAAAATAATTTATATAAAGCCAAAGATATTAAAAATAATAAATATGGAAGACTTATTGCATTGGAACTAACAAAAGAAAGGGTTAAGGATAATGGAAGTATAATTTGGAAATGTAAATGTGATTGTGAAAACATATGTTATGTATCAGAAAAAGATTTAGAAGGTAATAAAGTTAAAAGTTGTGGTTGTTTAGGAAATGAAAATTCTAAAATTAATATGCAAAAGGCTATTAAGGTACATCTAAAAGAGAATATAGTAGAAGGAACAAATATACCAGTAATAAGTAGAACAACGCTTAAATCGAATAATACAAGTGGTGTAACAGGTGTACAATGGGACAGTAGTAGGAATAAATGGAGAGCAACTATAACATTTAAGAAAAAAATTTATCATTTGGGTAGGTTTGAAAAAGATAAGAAAAACGATGCAATTAAAATTAGAAAAGAAGCAGAGAAAAAATTGTTTGGTGAGTTCTTAGAATGGTATGAAAGTATTAAAAATAAGGAGTTATAGAAATATAAGTCCTTATTTAACCAGAACTAAATGAGAATGGAAACCAATTAAAAGTCAACTTTTATTTAAACTTTATTCTATTAATTTGTTGACAATGTATTGTATATTTGATATACTAGTATCAAGAAGTTAAACAAATTAAAAATAATTAAAAGGCGGTATAAATTATGGAAAAAGTAAATTATGTTTTAGATGTAAAGAATTTAAATGAAGATGTAAAAGAGATGTTATTATCTTATGGTGGAGATTACTGCAAAGATGATGTAAAAGTTGATGCTGAACAATACAACGTTATTATTACTCAATACATAGGAGAAGACGAATATAGATTTTATGGATTCAAGGTAGAAGGTAATATATATATTGGTAGAGTTCAATATATATCAGGATTTCCTAAAGATATGTATATAGATGAGTTCTTTAATTTTGGTCAAGTAATGTAATAAATTATAATTATGAATGGAGTAGATAAATATGAAAGATAATAAATATATAGATTTTGATTTTGAAGGTTCAGCAAGTTACAATTGTGTTATGAGTGCAACAAATGAACAATTATTAAATAGATTACCATATACAAAATACGCTGTAGAATATCATATAAAAGAAAATAATTTAGGACAAGTTAAATTCTTTACAGATGAACTAAATCTAATTAAGAAAAAATTAAAACTATCATAAAGAACTCGAAAGGGTTCTTTTATTTTACTTAAAATATAATTGAAAACAATAATCAATATCCTTATAAATACTCAGTTTTAATTGATTGTAGTTATGTTAATTTATTAAATATATGTTGCAATTGGTAAAGTATAGTAGTAAAATAAACTTGTACAATAAATTAAATAAATTAAATGAAAGAAGGAGATACATAAATGGAAAATGAAAATACACAAATTAAATGGGAAATCACAAAAGGTAATAAAGTTGAGTTATTAAACAATCATGTAGAAATTGAGGAATTATATGGAGGTTTTGGTTTTAAGGCAAGAATATTAACAGTACCACAAATTGCTAAATTACATGTTGATGATCCAAATAATAAAACCCAAATACAAGAAATGATAAAACTAATAAATAAAAATATTAATAATAATATAATATTGTCAAGTGGAGAAACTTATTTTGAATTTGGCATAGATATTATTGATTTAAAACAGGGGAATGAGAATCACCTGTTTTCAGACTTAAAGAAAGCCAAGATATATACTCAGGCACAGATTGGAAATGCAAAGAATTTGTATATATTATCAGAACAAGGTTACTCACTATTAATTAATTTAATGACGGATGCGAAATCTAAAATTATATATAAAAGTGTAATTAGAGATTACTTTAGGATGAAAGAAATACTTTTAACTTCTGACGATACACAACAATACATGATGCGTTTAATGGGTATCAAGGAAAGAAAGAAAATGACGGATACAATTAAATACTATATAGATAGAGGTGATTTAGTAGAAACTAAATATTATCATCCTTATGCTTCAGAAACTAATTATATATACAAATTATTATTTAATATGACAAAAGATGAAATAGTAAACTTTTTAGGTATAACCTTTAAAAACACTAATGATACATTAAGAAATTATCTATGTTATGATGATGTATCTGAAATAATGGATATTGAAAATAGAGTTTCAATATATCAAGAAGATGGAAAAAGTTATGAAGAAATTAAAAGTAAATTAAAAAAACTATATACAATAACTAGAGTTCCGAAACTTGGAGAAAAAGACAATACATTCATTAAACAACTATTGTTAAGAGGTTAAACTAATGAGAATAACTAAAGTAAATAATAATATACTAAAGATAACAGACAAAGATAATATACAATATTTAGTATGTAGAGATGTTGATAAATTAAGAGAAGATAGAAGTTATTTTAATAGTGTAATTAGAAGACATTTACAAGAAATAAAAGCAAAATATATATTAATGGCTTCAAAATCATTTTATGAATATGTTTTTCTTTTATATGATGATAGAGAAAAGTTTATAAAAGCATGTTGTGAACCTTCATCATTAAGATTAAATAGAGATGATTTATTAAAAATAGAATAGATGATAATTATTAAGAACCTTAGAAATAGGGTTCTTATGTTTTTGTAACTGAAAACAATAATTAATAACCAATTAAAAAACTTATTTTATTAAAAAATAATTCTGTTAATTCATTGAAAAGTATTGACTTAAAAGGACATTAGATTTATACTATATATAACAAGTAACAAATTAATAATAAATGCTACCTACTCAATTGAGAGGTTAAAGCTTACATAAGGGAGTTTGATATTTATGAAAAATTTAGAAATGATTAAAAAAATGGTTGCAGAAGATGTTCAAGAAGCTATGGATAAACTAATAGGAGTTTTAATAGAGTTAGAAGATGAAGATATGATTGACTCAGAAGAAGTTTTTTATAATAAATATTCAAATGGTGGGTTTTTCAAGTGTGAAGGAGTTATAACAAGTGATGATTTATATTTAACAGATAGATGTTATTATGAATATGAAGAAAACGAAAATGGTTCAATATTAGTTAAAGAGATAACAAAAGAATCTATAATGAATACTATAACAGAAATTGAAAATATACTAAAAGTTGCTTAATAGATAGGAACTGTTTTATAAAGTCCTTGTTTTAACTGGTTATTATTTTTTGTTAATTTATCAAAAAAAGTATTGAAATAAATAAATTAATAGAGTGTAATAAAGACATAAACATAGGATACATATGGAAGATTTAGAAAATATGATATAATAAAATTTAAGGAGTGATTAATAATGAGTAAAGTATTAATTCAATCAATTCAAGGGACTAAAATAACAGAAGTAGAAGGAAGTTTAAAAGAAGGGTATTCAAATATTTCTTATATTAAAGTAACTGATTTAGAAACAGGAAAAGAACTTGATTGGAAATTAGGTGTGTTCACACAAGGAAAGGGACAGGTTCTTACAAGAGAAGAAGCAGAGCAATTAAATAAAGATTATGGATTTATGTATTTAAATATTAACCCATATAAAGAAGATAATGATCTAACTGCAATATCATTATTAACTAAATTAGGTTATATCAGAGATTGGGATGTGGACGAATATGACAATAGATATCAAGAATATTTTGAGGGATATATTGTCATAGGGGAAATAGAATTAGAACAAGCTAAGAAGTTATCACAAGAATATCAAAAAGAATGTTATGTATATTAGAACTGGGGATAAAAACCAGTTCTTTTATTTTGTTAAATCTATAATTTTATCTGTTGAATAAATAATATATACTTGGATATAAATTTAATATATAATTTAGTTATTATAAGGTGGTGAAATAATCAATGACAATATTAATTAAAAATATCAATAATAGATGGGTGTATGATAATTTTATTCGAAAAACAGACTCACCAATATCTGAACAAAAAGAAAAAATGAATAATTATTTAGAGCATGGATTAATAGATTTGATTTCTAAACATGTAAAGAAAGAATTTGATATAATACCTAAAAGGTTAGCTGTAGAATTTTTAGAGTCAGAGAATGCTTTTAAAATAATTAGAATAGGAGTGCTATAACATTTAAGACTATCAGAAAATAAAATCTGTTAGTCTTTTATTGTGTTTGATAGTCTTAAACAACAAAACCGACTCACTACAATGTATCAGATTCAATTATAAGCCATATAGGTATATACTAAGACCTTTAAAATTTAAAACGCTTATACGGTCAATATGGGTTATATTTGTATTAGATTACATATAGTGTTGATAAAGCCAGTATTTTTAGCAGTAAAAAAAATAATTTAAAATATTTAAACAAATTAACAGAAAAAGTATTGTATTATTATATATGATATGTTATACTTATATCAGAAGTTAAGTAACAGATAAAAAATAATTCTAAGGGGTTGGAAGTTATGAAGAGAATAGTTGATAGAGACAAATGTGCAAAGTACATAGCAAAAAATAGTTTTTGTACATTCGAAAGAGCAAAAGATTATATAGATAATGGTGTTGAAACTTTAACATGGCTTAATATAAAACCTATAAAATGGGGAAAGTTTGAAATAGAATATAAGTAAGGGTGGGGAAGAAAAGTGAATAAAGTATATTCTGCATATTTAAATGAAGAACCAGTTAAAAAATTTGAAATATCTGAAAATGAATCAATTGAAACTGTTTATAAAAATTTTACAGAATACGGAATTAAAAAACTATCAGGTCATGTAGATTATTTTTATGATGAATCCATTGAAGTAGGTAAGTTTTACTTAAGTAATGGAGTAGATAAATTATTCTTAAAAGAAGAAAAGTAATTATATTAAAATAAATATAAAAGAGGTTGATATATTATGATTTTAGAAAATAAATTTAGTAAAAATAGAAGTAGTATGGATTTAGAATATGATGAATTAGTTTATTTGTTGGATGATGCTGTATCAAAGAAATATGGAGTTTGGAAACAAAATGTTCCTATGAGTATAATTAAATATGTTTCAAGAAAATCAGAATTACTACCAAATGGAATGAGATAATAGGGGAAATAATTTTTAAAATTGAAGGAGTGTATTGATATGTATAAACAATTTGAGAATATAGAAATTTTAATAAAAGAAAATAAATTACAAGAAACCATTCAAAGTATGTTTATCTTAGCTAATGACTATACCGAGAAAACTAATGGATGGGAAAATAAAGAAGAAAATATGTGCGATAGATTATGTGGGGTATTTGCAGATAAAGAAACACTTGCTGGTATTATTGAACTTTATAAATATAAAGTATCTAAAAAGAGCGAAATCCAAAATGTCAATGATTTAGAAAATGATATATGTTACACATGGGATTATCCAACCAAAAGGACAATTGGAATTAGTAATGTCACTGATAAAATGCTTTATAATGTACTAGATTACATGAAGAATTTTGTTGCAAACAGGTCTTAAAATATCTATTTTATGGTAAAGTTGGGTTTGAAAAATAGGGCATAAACGAGATATGAAAGGTTAAAAATCCATTAAAACAAATTAAGATAAATATAAAAAATAAATATTGACATGATTTGGTTAGTATGATAATATAATGGTAACAAGTTAAATAAATTAATTGAATGGAGAGTGCTACATATGAGTATGTATAAATTTTTAAATAGTGAAGAAAAAATAGTAAAGGTAAATTTAAAATCTTTCAAGGAAGCAAAAGAGTATGCAGAAAAAAATAATTTAGTATCATTAACTATGGATTATGAAAATTTTATAAAAGCATTTGATGATAAGATTAATAAATTAAAAGAACATGAAAAATATAACGATTTATTAATAATCACAGAACAAGCAAAATCAGATAATACAATGGGAGGAAGTACTGCAATTATAGCTCATGACTTTATAAAAAGAATTATAACTATGCCACTAGAGTATATTAAAGGTTGGTTAGATGAAAAAAATAATCTTGAATGGTTAGCAGACTACAAATAAAAAAATAATTTTGGTTGAAGTAGTATTACTTACCACTTGGTTTATAATCTTTCCAAGAGAATCGAAAAGATGTTTCTATACATAGGACAATCCTATTTGATATAGATTTAGAGTATAGTTCTAGAAAAAATAATTTTGGAATTATATTCTTTAAATAAAAAATATTAAAAATAAATTAAGAGAATGAAGGAGAAATGGAACTATGAAAGAATTAATAATACCAGTGAAATTTGAAAAAGGTGATACAATTTATACAACAAAACAAGTTAAAGAAGAAAAGGTTTGTCATATATGTGAAGGGAATAAGATAATTACATATAAGGATAAAGAAATGAGATGCCCTGAATGTAATGGACAAGGTGAAATTACTTTAAGCAAAATTACTAATATAGTTATTGATGAACCATACGTAATATCATCAACTAAAATAAGCATGAGTAGTAGTGGTATTACTAATGTAAAATATCATGGTTATTGTGGTAGTACTAGACTAAACAGGTCTGATGTAAATTTATTTGCAACAAAAGAAGAAGCGCAGTCAAGATGTGACGAGTTAAATAAAGAAAAAATTTCTATCAATATTGCTGATATTATAATTCAAGATTCATTTTCACAACCATCAATAGAAAAAATTTCTGATAGATTAAATTATTATAAAGAACATGGTAAATTTGAAAAAGATATTACAATCAATAAAGAAAAAATATTATTGGATGGTTATATAACATATTTACTTTGCAAGCTATTAAATATTAGCAGTCCAGTTAGGGCAATAGTTGAAGAAACTCCAGTAATAGGTTGTAGAATATAATATGTAGATTATATTTAAGAGTATATTTAGTTGGTACTCTTATGTAAGCATATTAAAAAATATGTTAATAAATTAATAGATAGAAAGGAGACAAAATGGGTAAAAAGAAAACTATTGAATTATCTGAAAATCAACTCGATAGTATTAAATCAGAAATATTAGAATGTAAAAGTAATATGGAAGATAATATATTAACTATTGGTAATTTACTTTTAAAAGTAAAATCAGCTTTAGGTCATGGATATTTTGGAGAATGGTTAGAAAATGAAGTAGAATTTACACAAAGGTCAGCAAATAGATTTATGAAAACAGCAACAGAATTTTCAAATTCGCCAACGTTGTCTAATTTGGGAAAATCAAAAATGTTTGCTCTACTAGATATTAAAAAATATGATAGAGAAGATTTTATTAATGCAACCTATGAAATTGATGGAGAAGAAAAAACAGTGCAAGAAATGTCTGTAAGAGAACTAAATCAAGTAATAAAAGAGTATAAACAAGCTAATAAAAAGACTAAAAAAGATGACCAAGAAGACATACAAACTCCAACCGATTTAATAATTCAGGAGGATATTTCTGATATTTGGGAAGATACAATAAGCTTAAATAAAGAATTACATATGAGAGTCGGCAGTGATGAAGACTTAGAAACAACTTTAATTGCTAGATATAATGCAAATGAAATAACACATCAACAATTAATAGATGTAGTTGCTAAAGAAAAATTAAATTTACCTATTTTCTTTTATAAAGATTCTTTAGAAGAATATTTAGATAGAAAGGATTATTATTCAGATTATGAACATTATGGAGATAAAAAATATTATAGCTTATTTGTCAAAGAGTTTGAATGGCAAGAAGCTATAAAATGTTATGATGAAAAAGAAGAAGATTCTATTGACTGGAGTAATAATAATCATGTAGGCAATAATTTATATCAACTTTCAGAAGCTTATGATGACAATGGATATGTGCATCTTTGCATATATAGAGATTATAGGTTACAAGGTGCGTTTTTAGATGGAGATTTAGACAATATAAAGGCTTTATGTAATTATGACAATAACTTAGACTATGAACAATTAAAAGTCTTATATGAACAGCTAGAACAACAAATAAAGGGATATAAAGAAAGAAATATTATAAGAGAAGCAAAAGAGCAACAAGGACGAGAAAAGAAATATAAAGAACAAGAAAAATATAGAGAAGTACAAGAAAACTGGAAGACTAATTATCAAGTGTGGGCTTTTGGAAAATGGACTTTTGAAAGCATATGGGATAAAAATGGTAATGTGTACGATTATAAAGCATGGAATGATATGTCAACTTTTGTAAATGAACAAAGAACAAAAGCTTATAAGGATACATGGTCAAATATGTTAGGTGGTTCTAATTCATTAGTTATATATAATGAGGAAGAAAAAAACGTTGCAATAAAAATGAAGAGATTACTTTTTCGAAACTTTCACCCTGATGTATTTAAAGATGGGAATGGTCAAGAGATTGATTTAATAAATAAAATATTTAAAAATATAGAATAAAATAAAAAGGGGAAATGAAAAAAATGAATAAACAAGTATTAAATGTGGAAAAGGAAACTGTAACAACGATAACAAGTGTGGAACTAGTAGAAATTATAAACGAATTTAGAATGATTGAAAATGAAGCTACTGGGAAAAAATATACTGAATTAAGACATGATAGTTTTATGACAAAAATAAAAAAAGAGTTAGAAGTATTGAAATCAGTAGGTTTAAGTGCCGACCAAAATATTTTGGAGGGCGAATATACTGATAAAAACAATCAATTAAGACCATGTTTCTTACTTAATGCAAGTGGGATGAGAACTATGTTAAATTCAGAATCAACAATTGTCAGGGCTAAAACGGAACAATACATAAACAAATTAGAAAAACAAATTGAAGAATTAACTCAAAAGGATAAATTATATATAGATTTAGGCAGAACTGGTGGAAGCAAAGCAATACTAATACATAAAGAATTAGCTGAAATTGAGATAAGTGAAGCAGTTGAAAAAGAAAAAGATGGGAATGATAGAATACTAAATGGGGGACAAGTTGTAAAAGAATTAAAAATACCTTATTTAAATACTACAATTTTAAACGAATGGTTCTCTATAAATAATTTCGGAACAATGGTTAAAATTAATGGATCTAAAAATAGAACATTCCAACCTAGTCAAAAATTCTTAGATATAATTGCAAAAAGTGGATATTGTTTAACTGGTAAAACACAAAAACAAGATAAAATAAAAGTTGTGTATACAAAAACTCTAGTAGATTATTTATTAGAAAATAGTATAGACAGTATTAAAAGATATACATTTGCTAAAACTGGAAAAGAAATTGCATAAAAAATATTATCAAACAAACGTGAAAAATTATCAAAAATTCACGTTTGTTTGAATACTAACTATTGATAAAACTTATATTTTAACAAATTAATAGGAGGTTATAAAAATGAATTTTAATAATTTAGAAATAACATTAAATGATAAAAACAATATTGATTTTGGAATGGAGTTATTAAAAATAAATGATATTTTATGTCAACGACTTGGTAAAAGGGTATTAGATAAAGCTATTAATAAAATTGTAAATAGTTTAGACAAAAATAATTGTATTGAAAATTATAGAGAAACAATATTGCCTATAAATTATGTAAACATAAGATTAAGTAGTTTAAATTTAAATAGAGTATGTGAAAATATTAAATTATAAAGGAGTGATTAAGATGTTAGTGGTAAAAGTATATTCAAATGATAAACCATATGGTTATCTTGACAAAGAAAGATGGGATATTACAGAAAATATGAGCAATGCAATGATATTTAATGATAAAGAAATAGAAGAAGCTAAATATACTGCTGAAAGATTTGCTGATTGTTTTGATAGTGATGAAGAATATTGGACTACATGTAAAGTGGCTAGATGGGAAGTAAAAGAAACTATAATTTGAGAATATGTTTGCTTGTGTAATTATAAAGGAGGATTAATATGGACAATAAAGATTATGGATACATAGAAAAAGAATTTAAAAACCAAAAAGAGGATAATATGAAACCAGTTAAATTTACTAAATCATTATTAGATGGTTTATTTAAGAAATTTAATACTTATGCTTATACTGAACTTTATTATGATTCGGAAGTAGACGACGATGATAGAAGTTATAAAGGTGAAAATATGACTGATGAAGAATGGGAACAATATAAGAACAATTATGATTCTAGAAGATTTAATAATTGGTGTGACCCTTATGAAGAAGGTATCTGGGGATTTACTAATCAAAGAATTAAGAAATTAATTATATATGAATTAAACAATCTTAAAAAGTATCAATATATTAATTTAAATGATATTAGATTTTATATGAATGAAACTGAAGAAAAAGTCAATATTTATTTTTATGGTAGAGATTTAGAAGACTTACAATGTGATTATTGGTTTTGTTTTTATAAGTCAGAATCTAACAAATGTTTAATCTGTAAGAAAGGTTCTTGTTGGAAACATTCAAGATGTGGTGATAAGAAAATAAAAATTTTAAATTAGAAGATATAATAAAGGTTATTAAGATAAAAGGGAGCGAAAGTAATGAAAGTATATAGAATATGGATAGCTTATAAATCAAAAACTAACATTAATACTTTGATACCATACAAAAGAAGACGTTTTGTGTTTCATAATGATGAAGAATGTGAGAATTATATAAGAAATAGAATTAAAAACGTTATAAAAGATGTTTGGCATTTTTCAAGTGCAAGTTATGCAATATTAACAGAAAATGACACATATATAATTGGAAGAATAGTTGAGTAAAAATATATTAAAACCACTTAAAATCTAAATTTGAAGTGGAATTGTTAAGGCTAGAGATAGCCTTATTTTTATGAATTAAAATATTTTATAATTCTATTAATTTGTTATTGCAATAGTAAAAATACTATGATATACTAAATACATACATAAGAGATATACATAAGAGATATACATAATTCAAACAAATTAATAAAATAAAGGAGTGTTAATTATGAATGAAATTGTTAAACTAAACAATGAAAACTGTAATAAATGTCCTTTTAAACAATTAGAGATCGTATCTATCAATCCAGTTATAAAATCTTGTACCAGATGTAAGGAGAATTAATAAGTATGACTGATTATGTAAGAAAAGTTCATCAAGTTTTAATAGAAGGAAAAGAAAAAATTATTATGGTTCATAAAAATATGTTATCTAAAGATGATATAAAATTAATTAAAAAATTAGAAAAACTATATCATAAAAAGGTAAAATTAAGTTCATTACAAGAGATTATGAATAATAAAGACATTAATGTTTGTATAGTAGAATAAATCAATAGAAAGGGTGTTAGAATATGTTTTTAGGTGGGACAACTGAACAATGGATTCAATTATTACAATATTGTATTATAGTATTAGTTTTAGGAACAGGATCGGTTATATTTAGTTGTATATTGACTAATAAAATATTATATAAGAAAAGGAAAAATAATTTTAAGGCTAAGACTAAAAAGAAAAGCTATTTTATAGATGTTGCTTAGTTCTGTTAAAACAGGAACTTTAATAGATTTAAATATAATAAGTTTAGGAGGGATGACATGAATAAAAATAATATATATTTATTAATAATAGCAATATGTGCCTTTTGTATGATATTTATTAATATGAAATAAAATACTCATATTATATGAATGTAGAATCGTCAGAGATGGCGATTTTTCTTTTACAAAATTTAAAAATATTTTCCAAAAACTATTGATTTAATTCTATTAATTTGTTATACTTAATTCAAGAAGTAAATCAAATCTAAGACGATTCAAGTTAGACATAATTTATTAAGTTAGTGCAATACTAACACACATATTTAAAATAAAAACAAATTTAAAAATTTAGTTTATAATTGGTAAATATATAAAGTAATAAACTCACCAATATGGGAGTTAAATATAGAGGAGTGTATTATAAATGAATAATTTAGAATTAAACCAAATGAAAATTGATGGTGCTACAGAAAGATTAGTATCCAGTATTGAAAATTTAATGAATAGATTAAATGAGGAATTAGATATGATAAAAATTAATAAAGAAAAAGGATTAGATTATCAACCAAATTCATTAGGAATAGTTCAAGATAAAGGAAGAGAGATAGATAATCTATGTGGACGTTTAGGTGGGTTATATGAAATGAAATCTATATTGGATGGTAGTAGTGATTTACTTTGATAAATAGTTGTTGGAGGAGATAATCCTCCTTACATAGATAAAATATTAAATAGAATTGGAGGAATGATTAGAATGAATATATTAAATCTATTTAAGAAAAAGAAAATTGTAGATATACCAAAAGAAGATCAAGAGTTAATTAAAATGGCTGAAGAAATGTTATTAAACAAAACAATACGAGCTAATAATATGGGTGGTGGGTTTGATAAAGTTAAGTTAATAAAATGCACAGGAATAATTACTGATGAATATTCAGATACAACGAGTAAGGATAGAAGAGTAAGATTTGAAACTGATGATAGTTGGATAAAAGGTGTTTCTTATGAAGATTATGAAATCATAAAAATGTATAATAATTATTTAAATACTGGAAAAATAAATTAAAACAACTTAAAAATCAAATTTTAACAGGATGGAGGAATAAAATTTTGGGTAAAAATTGGGTTAGAAACCAAATAAGAAAACAATATAAAAGAGATAAACATGATGAAGAATATCAATTTCCAATGTGTCATAAGTGTGAGCAACGTGAATTTGTTGTAGAAAGACATACTGACATATGTAAATCGTTGAATAAAGATATTGGACAATCTGTATTCGGTAGGAATAGTCCAAAGTGTTGTCCTAAAAGAAATGAGATTAATAGGGGTGTTAATAATGAAAATAGTAGAAGAATCTATTAATAAACAAATTATAGAAACATATAAAGATGAATTATTTCTATTCGCTGAAACTGAAGAAGATTTGAAGGACAAACATATTCTAAAAGTTATTGATGAATATAATGAAGTAGTTTCCATTGCAATGTATAGTAATTTAGACAATGAAGAATTAGAGTTATACATAGATGGTAGTAAACAAAATAATGTAAAAGATACAATATGCAAAGGAATCTATTTAGATGCTATCACAAGTCTAAAGAAAGGCTATAATGTATGTAAATATATTATTGGTTATCTAATGGATAAGAACAAAACTATTTGGTGTTATAGCTATTGTGATGCAGTTGAGTTTTGGAAGAATAAAATGAATTGGTTTGACTTAGGTGAAAATATTTTTGTTAATCAATTAAGTTAGGAGGAAGAAAAATGAAATATAATTTCTTTGAACAGATAATGAAAGTTTGTGATAATTATAATATAAATGCCACTTTAAAGTTCATAGGTGATGTTAATACAAAGATTAATGAACTCATAGAACGTGGAATAAGTGAAAGTTGGATAAAAGAGAATATAGAAGTAATAGTTTTAAAATAAAAGTAAATAAATTAATAGAAACAGTATTGAAATTATAACTGGAATATGATATATTGATAGTAGGAAATACATATCAAGTTAAGGAAGTTAATGTTAAAATAATATTTATGAGGATGGTGTGTTAAAATGAAAGTTAAATTTATAAGAGATGAAGAATTTACACAAGAAACATGGTTAAATGAAAATGAAAAAGGACAAGTAATAACAATTCATAAAGGTGAGACTTTTAAAACTGGATCATGGGGATATGGTGGTATAGAATCTGTTTTGACTAATAAAGGTGAATGGATTTGTGATGTAGATTGTAAAGAATTTAGTGAGTTATTCGAGATACTTGAAGAAGAAAGGTTAAGAAGTGAAGATGGTTATCACTATATAAAGCAAGGATTAAGAGAAGGTATTATTGGAATATATGAATTAGGTTGGAAAACATCTTGTGATTTTTATGATTTGACAGTTACGACAGTAGACGAAATTGTAAAAGGGTTAAAAGAAAAATATAATTTTGATGAAAATAAATCTTTAGTATTTATCAATGAAAACATAAAAATAATAGTAACTTAAAACAAGAGTTTTATTAACTCTTTGAAATCAATTATCAATTGAAAGGAGATGAGAAAGATGTTAAATAAAACAAAATACGAAAAACAATTAGAATTAATTGAACAAGCATTAAAAGAAAAATTAGAAGAACTACATAAATAAAATAAAAAGAATGGAGATAAAGGAATGAACAAGAGAATTTATTATAAAAAACTAAATAAATTTATTAGTGAAAATATTGATAAAAAGTTATATGGAAAAATTGTATATCATGATGTGTGTAAAAATTGCGAATATAAAGATCCCAATTGTAGAATGGATTGTGATGGTATGCCTAGATATTTTAATTTTCAATTTTATAATAAAGAATTTGATAAATTTATGACGAATGCATTAGGTAATACTATAGATTTTGACATTTCAGAAAAAAGAATAAATAATAAATTAATGCATTATGTATTAAGAGATAAAAATAAATATTTAAAAATAGTTTATAGTGAAGATTATATAACAGTTAAAAATAAATTTAGAATCAGTCCATTTGATTATGAAAAAGAATTAGTAGGTGTATTTGAAATTAAAGATAGAGGATGGAAACTATAAAATAAGGAGGTATGTTAATTATGAATGGTGAAGAAACAATAAGAAAAGATATTAAAGAAATAGAAAAATTATTATATCAAGCTGAACACAATTTAAGAGGATATTACTCACTATTAGAGTGTATTGACGAAGCAGAAATGATAAAAGAAGAAATATTATCTTATGATTGCCATACTAATGAACACATAAAGCGTATAGATTTATTAATTGAAAAATATGAGACTTTATCAGATGCTGAAGATACATATTATCAGCTAGAAGAAGATGGTGTATTTGATGATTGGGATTAATTTAGAAAGAAGGTGAAAATATGAATTATAATTTAACACAAGAATTTGAAACTCTAGCTGATAACTATTCATACATAATTGATAGTAAAAATAATTTTATTGGATATATAAATGAATTTATTTCAGTTAAAGTAGGTGGAACATCGGCTTTAATAGGTGAAGATAAAGTTATCTTTAAACAAGCTAAGACTAGAAAAACAGATAGTCAAGGGAGAAGTTATAGACCTATAATAATAATATATGTAGATAAACAAATTAAAGATGATAATATTAAAAAAGTTTATAGAGATTATAATGGAAACTATTACTACTCTTATAATGAAGAAGAAAATCCATATGTTTGTTCATTTGATGAATTACAATTGGGATATGGTAAATTACAAAAAAGAGAACTTGAAAAAACCGATAATATGGTTTTAGTTATTGGTCTTCAAGTTTGGGTATACTCAGAACGTTGGGACGATATTTTTCTAAATACAATTGAAAAAGTTGAATGCACTCAAATATATACAAGAGAATATAAAAAAGCTATTCCAGTAAAATATATATTCCTAACTAAACAACAAGCAGATGAATTTAACAAAGATTATAAAATCAAGGTATATAATTCTTTGTTAAATGATAATGAATGGTTATGGACGGCTGAAGCTTATATAAGAGGAAGTATAAAGATTAATAGATGCGAAAAAAGATCATTGTTAAAAATTATGGATAAAATAGACAAGTCTACAATAACATTTAAAGAATATAAATTTGATAAAATATAGAACAAAAGGAGAATAAATAAATTATGGAAACTTTAATGGAAGAGTTTATATCAACAATGCAAGATTTTGGTTTCAAATATACTATATCTGATAGAGATACTTTAACTAAGTATTTTTATAATAATAGAAAGTTTAAAATAACTGGAACAGAAGATATTTGTATTCGCAATGAAATAGTCACAATAAAATTACAAGAGGATTATGACGAGATAGAGTTTGAAATAATAAGTGAAGATTGTAAAGAACGATTTAATATAAGTAAAGAATGTACTATACATTATAATGTTGATAAGAGAGATATAGTTACTATTCAAATTTTCGATGTCTTTGAAAAGGGTTGTGAGCCAGATATGGAAATTACTTTTAGAAGATAGTATTATTTATATTTCAAAAGGAGGTGGTGATCATGAAACAAGATGTTATAAGAGAAGACTTAAAAAACTACTTGAAAGAGAATGGAATAAAATCCAAATTTATTACTCAAAAAATTTGGTATTTCAGCAAGTATGATAAGTTACTTTGTCAATAGTAAAAAGAATTTATTAGCGAATAAATTAAATCTAATTTCAAATATTATATACAAATAAAATAAATTATAAAAGGAGAAATACAACTATGAAAAAAGAATTAATATTAAAACAATGGCAAAAAGACATTGTAGAAGATGAATCTAAAATAATAATGGCTAATATAAGTCGAGGAGGTAGTAAGACTTTTATATTAGCTAATAAAGTATTATATGAAAAGCCCAATATTGTTTTATACATAAGTAATTCTAAAGAATTAAAATTATTTGAAGAGCAATTCAATGAAATATTTAAATTAGATGATGATATTAGAGAATCTGTAGAGTATTTTGAATGCAACCCAACCCATATTCTTATAAGATTTAAAACTAAAGCAACAATTATGATTTATAAAGAAGATACAATTCCAAAGGATGTTGAAATAGATATGGTATTATTTGATGATTGCTTGCCTCAATTGGATATTAAAGCAGATAACTATGTATCTATATTTACTATTAAATATCCTATAATGAATCTATTTAATTGTAGAAAATATATTAGTTATTATGTTATAGGCATTAAAAAACTCGAAGAATCAGGATATTTAACCAAAGAGCAAATAAAAGATACTAAACAGGATATTGGAGAGTTAGATTTTGATAAATACTTTGACCTTTGTGATGAATATAAGAAAATGTTTGAAGAAAAGCCAGTTCGAGGATTAAGAAGAAAAGCTAATTTATATGAAGAAAGTGCTGGAAATTTTAAACCTAATAATATTTACCTAAATCAAAAAGAAAGAGATGTTATAAAAATTCAAATGGAGCAAGTGTTATATAGTTTTGAAAACCAAGTAGATAGTTGTCTTAGAAAAAGTGAGTTACAACTAGCAAAAGTTAATCATAATGTGGTAGATACTACTAGAAGTATTTTAAATAAGTTTGAAATTGCTGATTGTGAAGAACCAAAAACTTTTAATTATTACTTAACTATGGACTTAAATAGAGATGGAGAAAATAAAGCTATATTATTTTATCAATATGATAATGAATTAAAAATAGAAAAATTTATTTCTTTTGATGATAAAAAGTTGGGAGATATTGCACATAAACTTATTGATGAAATAAAGCCATATAAAAATGGTAAAATTATAATTCCTAATGTTGTATGGGGTCAGAATTTAATAGATTATATAAAAGCAGAAGGATTTGAAAATATTCTAGAATTAGATGGAAAAGATTTTAATAAATGTAACATTTATAATTTAGAATTATTTAATAATAAAAATTTAATATATAATTTATCAGAAAATAATAGAAAAGATTTTGATTACTATGCTGAATTTTCACAATTGAAAAAACAATTAGATAATTTAGTAATAAGAAGTAATTCAGAAGGTAGTCATATTATGCTTGATAGAAAAGATAATAGCATTGATAAATATTGGATTGTGATTGTATTTTTTACTTTTTATAAATTAGGCTTCAAAATAAAATAAATTAAAGAGAATATACAAAAGATAAAACCTCCTTGTGGGGTAATTCTAGTATATCTAATAGGTATTTTAGAATTAATTCACAAGTGAAAATCTCTGTGGATTATAAATATTATAGGTGACGACTGAGCGTCAAAAGGAGAATTTTTATGTTAAATAATGAACAACAAATTAAAAAATTAAATTCACTAATTAATTTGGTGAAACCAGCTATGGAACAACATGATATTAAGAAAGTAAGGGATTTAAACAAGCTTTATGTTGAAACTCTTAGTTCTATGAATTGTGCAGTACCTAAAGAAGAAACATGGATTAATACATATCATGAAGGTGTAGAAAGATGGTGTGATAAAGAATTTATGGAAGTTTCAGAAAACCCAGATAAACATGGCGAATTTACAGTATCTTTGTTACAGGATTTAGAAAGAATTAAAAGAGATATAAAGGCATTATGTAATAAATCCAGTATACCATTAGTTAAATCTTCATCAAATTATGAAATTGATTTTGGGGCAGAACTAGAAAAGAAAAGAGTTGCTAGGGATAAAACACAAGAGATATTCAATGCCACAATATTATCAAATGTGCCTTTAATTGAAAAAATGTTGAGAAGCAGATTTAAAGTTATATCTGAAAATAAAAATGGATTTGAGGAATTAACTATTATTGAATATACTAATAATAGTTATACTCAAGAAATCAGGAAATATACTTTTAAATATGATGAAGTTCAATATAAATTAGGAGAATTAGTTGATATCACTAAAAAAGAACTGATTAAATTTGTATTTAGATTTATATCTTTAGATAATGATTACATAGTTTAATGAAGTTAATTAAATTTACCGTTTTTATTAAATATCAGTTTATATAAGTCATAAATAAATTAGAACAATTAGTTAAATAAAATAAGAATCCTATGTTTAATTGAACATTTAGAGATGTTTAACAATGATAATATGGGATTCTTATTTTATAAAATTATAATAGCAATATTAATAATAATTATGTATATATTTTACATTAAATGGTATAATAATAAATATATAAATTTGAAAGGGTGGATTTTATAATGGATATTAGTGTTTCTAGTGATAATACAGTTACTAACAGACATAAAGAAAGAGTAGAATGTTTACTAAATAAAGAGAATTTTAAATTAAAAAGTATTTCAGACAAGTGGTTTATTGGAACGTCTGATAGTCATACTGATAGGGTTTATATGGTTGATAAAAATACAAAGCAAGAATACTCTATTTGCTTCTTTGATAAAAAATATGGTTATGAATATAAGGTGTTTAAAAGAGAGCCTTTACCAGATTATGTTTATGATAAGATGATAAAACAACGTCCAGAATATAAGACAGGGGTTACTGAAATAGATAATGGAAATATAGAAATATTTATTCCAAGAAGAAAGAATTTATTTGAAGAAATTATTGAACAACAAAAGCTAGAAGATAAGATTTTTAATTCGGGATTGTTTATTTTAAATGTTACATCAATGGATGATATTGATAATAACTCAATTCAAGTAATTAATGGTATTCATAAATGTATTATAATAAAAATGATGACAAAAAGTGATATTGATGCAACAGTAACCCACTTTAATATATTACGAGAGAAATTCCCTGATATAGAAGTATTCACATTGAAATGTAATTCATCTAAAGCAATAATTAGTGATGCATATGATTATTTAGAAAATAAGGGATATAATATTGAAACTGGAGTTAAACCAGTTAGTTTATAATAAAAATAGAAATGAGGCTATGTAAATGGAAAAGATAAAAACGTTAAGTTATAAAGAATGGGAAAAACTTAGTAATGCAAAAGATAAACAAGAAGAGTTTAAAAATATTCTAGGTTTAACGGGTAGATATATATTAGGTGATACCGCAGTATCAATTGAAAATTCTGAAATATTAGGAGCTTATAAACACAGAGAAAATGGCAGAGACTTTTATTATATAGTTGTAAATATACTTAGTAAAGAACATGCTTTTGCTTGGTCTTTATTTGAAGTATTGACTAATGGTGAACAAAGAGAAAGAGATAAACAAAATTAAGAAGGCTGAAATATGTCTTCTTTTCTTTATTATATGGTGTTAAATAACTTGTAATAAGCTTATAAAATCGGTATTTTAATAAAAAATATTTCTATTAATTTATTTAAAAAGTATTGCTTTATTGGTAAATAGTGCTATAATTATATTATCAGATAAGGTATAAGCCATTCGGCAGTAACCAAAGAAAGCTATTCTTACTTTATAGCTGAATCAATACATATTTAATAAATTAATAGGTATATTAAAATAAGGAGAGTGAAATCATGGGATGGATAAACAAAGAAAATTTAAAGGTTAAAGAATTAAATGATTTACATCCAGCAGGAAAATTATTTGAGGGTGTGAATTATGATAGTGTAAAATATTTTAAAGATGATGATACAGATAAACTATGGGAAATTTCATTGTGTTCTGATGGAAGTTTTGATAAGAGGGTTAAACAATTAGAGAAGGCACAGAAGGTTAGCAGTTTATTGAAAAGTTTTGTATTATAAGAGGAGGAGGGATTATTATGGGATCATTTAAAGTAAAGAATAATGATAAATTAAAAGGCATATTTATTGGATTTGTTAAAGGTGAATATGTGGACTTGTTTACATACTGACAAAGAGTGAGATTAAATATTAATGATGTTGAACTAGTGGAGGTGTTATAAAATGTTAAAAAGAAAAATAGGAGACAACGTAAATATTAATCCATACACAAATATAACAGGAATAATTATAGATTCTAAAGAAATAACTCAACCTTTTAATTCAAACTATGATTATATTGTAAAGTTCAATTGTTTAGTTGATATGGGTTGGGGTTGGCAAGAACAAGAATATTATAAAGATGATGAATTAGATAAACTAGAAAAGAATTGGAATATAATTAAAGGAAGCAAGTAAAATATTGATATTAAGAGGAGTTGTAAATAATGGACAAAAAATAATAACAAATAATAAAGATAGTTGGAAATTATATTTAAATGGTGAATTGATTGAAGATTATAAAACTGAACAGGAATTAAAGAATTTTTTAGCCAATCAAATTATCTATGAAGCTAAATTAATAGCCATTAAAGAATTAATGATGTATCCATGCAGATATAAGGTTAATGGAAAATATGATTACGAAATTAATAAGGATCAATTGTTAGTGTATAGTAATTGGTATCAAGAAACAATTGAGAATTGTAAAACGTATGAGAAATGGTGGAATAATATAGATGATAAATTAGAAGAGTTAATGAAATCATAATTTCATTGGAAGTGAGGTAGTAGAAATGAATAATCAAAAAAGACCACCTAAAAAGAAAAATCAAAAACCTATAACTGGCGAAATATTTTATCCAACTACAGAAGAAGGAAAAAGACTTTTTAATGAAAGTAGTTCAACAGTAATGTTTGATATTTTAGAAAATAAACTTGGATCAGATGGATTAGATAAGCTTATGAAATTATATAAAGAAAAGAAGGGAGTAAAATAAAATGAATATAGATGATTTAGTAGTATATAATAATGATATAAGATTAAGGAAATTTGAAGATGGTAGAAAATACGCAATAATATTAGATGTATATAGAGTTATGTCTTTAGAAGAAGATAATGGTTATATAGATGTAATTGATATTAATACCAATAGACCAGTTAAAGCTAGAAAAGATTGTTTAATTAAAGTTTATGGAGGTAATTAAAAATGAATATTAATGAAGGTTATTTAGAACAAAGAAAAATATGTAAGGATATGTATAGTTATTTAAATCAACTTTTAGATAAATTAGATGAAGATACGTCCAAAGAAATAAATAAAAAACTAGATGAATTTTATCTTAGAATGCAAAATGCTTAACTGAAATAAGTTGTTAAAAACATTGGTTTATGGTAATAAAATAAATTAAATAATAAATGGAGGAATGAAAATGTTAAAAAATATTAAAACAATTAAATGTCCTATATGTGGGTGTGCTGACATAGTAGAAGAAAGTGTAGAAACTAGTTCTCATACAGATGTTCTTACAATAAGAGAGCATTGTAATGGTACTAGATGGGAGTCTAGAAAATTCTTGTGTGGATATAAAACAAATTTCATACCAAATTTTTTAAGTGAAGAAAAAGATAAATATTGTGACTGTTCAAACGACCTTAAAGTTATTGCTAGAAAAGAGAAAGAAAAACAAGACAAAGAAAACTTTATAAAGTTATTAAATGAAAATAATATTTCAGAATCAATAATTGAAAAAGTTAAAAGATATTGCTTGTAAAACTATCATTTTAATAATAAATTAGTGTTAGTTTTTAGAAAATATAACTTAAAAAGGGTTGTATTTTAGATGAGAATAGCATATAATTAGAATATAAACAAATTAATAAACATTTGGAGGTAATATATTATGAATAAAAACAAACAAGAAAATAAAAAGAATATTGATGAAATTATTTTTAAATTGTTTGAAACTATGGGGAAATTACAAGGTGATTTAAATAAAGAGATGAATAAAATAGAAAAGTATGTAAAGAATAGAGAAGAATATAATCCAAATTTAGATTATGTAGAAAGAATGGGAAGCGATATAATTTCTTTAGGAAAAGGACTTAATGAACTATATGAAATTAGAGATATATTAAATAGTGAAAAATAAAATTAGTATTAACTTTTTGGCAATATAAGTAAAAAAATACTTGTATTGCTTGGAAAATTAATATATAATATAGATATAAACAAATTAATATAACAAAGAAAGGGTTGATTAATATGAAAGCTAGAACAAATAAGTTACATGAATCAGCAGAAAACTTTTTAGATTATTTACATATGAAGAATTCAAGCGAAGGAACTGTGAAGGGTTATAGAAGCAACTTAAATATTTTCTTCGACTTTATAAAGACTTACAAAAAAGTAAGAATTATTGATAATGAAATAATTGAAAATATAAAACTAACTGACCTACATGCATTTCTTAACTATGCTGAGAAAGAGTTGGCAAATAGTCCAGCTACTCGTGCAAGAAAAGTTGCTTGTTTGCAATCTTATTACAATTATATATACAAGAAAGCGAAAATAGTAAGTGAAAATGTAGCTGAAGAATTAGATAGAATAAAAATTCCAGAAAAAGAAGTAATATATTTAAACAAGGAACAATCAAAAAAATTATTAGAATCAGTAACTAAAGCTAATCGAAACTATATTAGAGACTTATGTGTATTGACAATATTTTTAAATACAGGTTTAAGATTATCTGAATTACAAGGATTAAGAATTGATATGATAAAAGGGGATCAGCTTATTATTATAGGTAAAGGTATGAAAAAACGAGAAGTATTTTTAAATGATGAATGTTTAAATTCAATCAACAACTACTTAGAGAATAGAGATGAATATGATGTATCGGATGAAGATAAGAAATATTTATTTTTATCAATAAAAAAACGCAGAATGGCAAAAAATAGTATTGAAACCATGGTTAAAAAATATTTAAAAATGTCAGGATTTGGAGAAGAATATCATACACATACTTTGAGAGCGAGTTTTTGTACTAATGTATATAATAGTGGAAAAGTAGGAATAAAAACTGTGCGTGACCTTATGGGACATTCTAGTATATCTACTACACAAAAATATTTAGGGGTTACAGACGAAGATAAGAGAAATGCAGTCAAGAATATATATTAAGATAGAAAGGAGAATTATATGAATATCAAAGAAAGCGTTGAACAAGGAAAATTAATGAGATACTGTGCAACAAGTATACATGGTTATGTAGATATATTTGATAGAATTGAAGATATATATATGGGGTATCATTTTGCTTACTATGATAAGATTGAAGCTGAAGAATATAGTTATAAACTTGAAGAAAAATATCAAGATAACTTAAAATAAATCTTTTATTTGGATATAATAGGAAAATAAAATTATGATATAATAATAGAATGAGGGGGTGAATATTTAATGTTAAAACCAATAAAAATAAATCCTTATACATTACATTATGATAATGGATTTTCAAAGGTAAAAGAAATCAATGAAGAAGAACGATTATACTATAAAGAATGTAATGATAGATTTGGATTTACTTATGTAATATATAATACAATCAGTCATGAAATTATAATTGATGGTGACGAGTATACAATAGTAAATGAAAATAATGTGGATATAATTAAAGCCATTGAAAAATGGGCAGATGTAAAAATAGAAGAACTAAAAGGGAAAAAGTATTTAACTAAAATAATAAATGGAGAAAAATGTGCCTTATTTTAAAATTAAGGGAGGATAATAAAGTGCTTACAAATATAATTAAAAAACAAATAACAATAGACTATATCGAAGAATGCTTTTTTCAACGAAAAGCAGAATGGGAATATTTAAAAGAATATGATATAATATTTGACAATATCTTAGTAAATGCTATAAATATGATAAGACTAAAAAATCCTGAAGGATCACTTTCAGAAAATATTCAAGATTATATTACAAATAAATTTTATAAAAATACTCATGGAGTTAGTAAAAGATACTCAAATAAAAATAAGAAAGTAAAATAGGAATTTTAAATGGAATATTATGGTATAATTAAGGTTATAATATTAAAAAAATATATGGAGGTTATACAGATGTTAGATAAAAGCACATTGAAATATTTAATTGATTCAAGCTTAATTATGTTTGCCAAGGAATTATTAAGAGATAGTAATGAAATTTTTAAAGATTATAATGAAGGAGATTCTATTCCTGATTTACTAGAAGAAAATGAGACATTATCAACACTTGTATCGGATTTAGAAGAAGTTATAGATGGATTAGAGAATTTGGATAATTGTGAATTATATACTGAACATACCGAAGAGTTATATCATATAAGTCAAGACCTTGAGTTTGATAGAATTGAAGATAAAAATGACTTTGAAGAGACTTTAAATGAATTGATTTCAGCATTAAGAAAAATAGATATATAATAAATAGGAGGGGATTTAAAATGAAAGTATATGAAGCGAAGGCATGGTTTAATAACATTGAGATTAGAAATTATGAAGTTACAAAAGATACTGAAAAACAAATAAGATTTGAAAATGGAAGAACTTTAAATAAATCTGTAATTGGGAATTGTGATAGTGTTGGAACTGGTTACGGTTATACATTAGATGAAGCAGTACAATCAGTTAAAAATAATATAATCAATGAAATATCGGAATGCGAAGCTAAAATAAAAAGATTAAAAAAAAAATTAGAACTTCCAATAATGGAGAAATAGTTTTGACTTAAAAATCTGATTTTAAAGCATTATTGAAAATAATTATCAATTAATAGGAGGAGATAATAAATGAATCATGAAAAAGGTAAATATTATAAAATTATACTGGATTTAATGGGAGTAAATTCAATAACTATAGAAGGTGGTATACCTTATCTATTTAAAGAACAGATTAAAGGGATATATAAATCTGTAGCTCATTATTTCAAAGAACCTCATAGAGTAGATATTGAAGAGTTTAAGTTTTCAATGAGATGGGCTTTAGCTGATGTATTTGGTGGAGGGTGTGAAGTTGAAGAACCTATAGATTTATTTGATGATATTAATAATGAAGATGATAAACGTTGTGACTTTTGTTTAAAAGAACCTAGAAACAATAAATTAAGTGATACTGTGGTGAATGGAAGCAACTTTAAAATATGTGATGAATGTCTAATAAAACAAAAGAGCTTTTAAAATCTTAGATTTATTGATAGTTATTATCAATTAGAAAGGAGAAAATGAAAATGATTATATATGTAGCAAGTAATGGGGAATATGAGGGAAGATATAATAGTTACGTTGGAGAAGATATAAAACAGGCAATACAAGTATTAGTTAATGAATCAGAGGACATGGATAGAATTGAAGCTTGGGAAAATGGTAGACAAATATGGGAGTACTGGTGTATTGGAATCACAAAAAAATCATCTATAGATGAAATCCTAAAAGATATTGATAAAAATATATAGCTTTAAAATGTTACTTTCATTCAAACTAAAATATCCTTTCTTTAATAATTAATAGACATACATAATAAATTAAAAGAAATTAACATTATGTGAAAGAGGAAATTAAAATGATAAATAATATAGTAAACTTGAAAATGAATAATGGAATCAATGTAAAGGTAGATAAGGGAGATATAAAAGTAAGTCAGTATGAAATTCAAGAGCATATTGAGGATTTGTTCAAGCATAAAAAACGATACAAATCAAAAGAAATCATAAGGCTTAGTGATATATGTGATTGTATGTGGAATATAATGTTTTGTGGTATAAATAAAGAGAATAGAGAAATGTCCTTTAAACTATGTTAGAATATAGAAAATATATTTTGCGAGGAGATTAATTATGATACGAGAAGGTACAAAAGTAGAAGGCATAAATATGAATGGTATTCAAATTGAAGTCACAGTAGAAAATGTGTTAAATATGTTTCAAGTAGCAATTGTAAAAACTGGTGAAGATAGAACTAAAACAACTGAGACATATATTAGCGAACTAGAAGAAATAGAGTAGATTTAAATGAATATTTTATCTACAATTAGGAAATAAGCTAGAGACGTTAAAATTTTCTCTAGCTTTTTAAATTTAATTAAATATAAAATTCAAAATGTTCTTGAGCTACATCTTCATAATTCACTTTATTTTTCTTCATACAATTATTTATTTCACAATAATTGCATGAATGAAAGAGAATATCTTTTGGACAGATATTCAATGCAATAGCAATATCTAATAAGGTAGATAGTCTAGGAGAACGATTACGAACTATATTATCAGCTTCTAGCATTGCGATATATTGTTGACTTACTCCTATTTTTTCTGCAAGTTGAGATTGTGTCATTCTTCTTAATATTCTATATTTTTTTATATACAATATATACATAACATCACCACTTTCGACAATATTCTATGGTTAAAAATAGTATATCATGAATAAAATGTCGAATCAAGTGGAAAATACAACCAATTATGAAAAATACAAATAACATTACAACGGCTGGTTGTACTATAGAGTACAAAATAGGTATATAATGAATATAGTGTTAAAAAAATAACAGGATGATAATGAAAATATACAGATAAAGAAATATCATAAATACCGATAAAAATAACTTTACAGAACAAACGTTTGGTAGTAAAATATAATTAAGGATATAGAACAGACATTCGTATTAAATTATGGAAATAAAAAAGACTAGATATTAATATTAATATCCAATCTTTATGGCATATCTTTTTTAAATTGTATTAAGTCACAAACATCACAATTAAAATATGTACAAAGTATATTTATATGTTCTCTTACTAAATGTTTAAAAGTATTACTCGCATAGCTACTTATCGTTCCTTGTCTTATTCCAGTAGCTTTAGCTAATTCTTTTTGATTTAGTTCATATTCTGCTATTAAAATATGAAGTCGCATTTTAACCATTCGTTTGATTTCAACTCCTTTATATCTATTTTAAACTATATTGGATAATCTTTACACCAGTTTACAAAACCTAATCCGATTATCGTATAAAATATCCGAATAATGGATTGAATTATAAATAATAATAAAGAAAATATAGGTATGAATATTATGGGAATATAGTTTAAAAATAACTTGACTATTTATATTAATTTGTTATACAATGAAATTACAAGAAAGTTATATGCATTAATTTGTTTATATAAATATTAAAAATAAAAGGGAGAGATTAGTATATGGAAATGAGAATTGAAAAAATGGGACAAGAATTAGGACAAGTAATAAGTATGGATGAATTTGAGTCCTTTCTATGGGGTAGTGAATTGGGAATACGAGTAATAAAGGAAAACAATATACCAAAAGAAATAGAAGTTGAAGAAATTATGGATAAATTAAATTTAGATACAATTCAAGAAATTTATTACATAAAAGAAAACAATTCAGTTAAAATTTTATTCGTAAATGGTTGTATTCATGAACTTGAAAGAGTATAATTTAATTAAAGAAAATAAATTAAGCAAAGATTAAAATATCTTTGCTTTTTTGTTGCAATTATTTTTAATTTGTTATATAATATAATCATAGAAATAAATTATTTGAAAATAACAAAATTTAATAGAGGTGAATTAATTATGGAAGTAAAAACAATTAAAGAACTAATACCAGAAGAAAAACAATTTGATGTAATAGATAAAATAGTAGAAGAAGAATATGGAAATCAAAAATTAATAGATGCATTGATGGTTAAATTTAAAGAAAAGGGATTCCAAATTAGAATGGCTACAGCTTTACTAAGTGGAGATAAGCAATGGAGTGATATTCCTGAACTTGTTAAAGTAGCCTTTGTTGAAAGTGCAAAAGAAGGTTTAGAATGGGAAATACTAGATGCAAACAAATGGTTTACAAATGATATATTGGCAAGTTATGATACAACAATAAATGATGAACCTAAGAAAGATGTATTAAGTTTTAAAAATGCAATAAAAATAGATGACTTTAATTATCTAATATATTGGGATTTAAAAAGTATATATGTTGGATTTAATAATGAATTATATATTTATAATTATGAAACTCAACGTGAGCCAGAATATAAAACAATAGGAACGAGAAAAAAACCTATAATGACTTATTCATTAAATCCAAAAGCCGTGGATGAGATAGCTAGAGATATAATTAGTGGCGAATATGAAGAAGATATGTTAATATATAATGTTCTTTTAAAGAATCAAAAAATAACACCACAAGTAAGTATTAAAGAAACAAAACAAGAAGGAATTGTTGATATTGAAGTTGTTCCCAATTATCAAAGAAATTCTAAAAACTATACAATTGTAAACCCTTTGGATGGATGGCACAGAACTCAAGCTGGAATTAGGGCATATGGAATAGCATTAAAGCAAGGTATTGAATTGAAAAGAGGATTTCCATTAAAGTTAGTAATGAGAGATTTAAAAGGTGCAAAACATATCGTAGACCAAATATTCAAAAGAAATGATACCAGTAGACAATGGACTCACAATTTGGCTAGTACTGATTATAATGAATTTATAGAATTATTAATTAATTCATCTAAAATACTTCAAGGTAAAGTTGTTACAACATATGATGAATACATGGCAATTCCTAGCATAACTTATTCTTATATATTAAGTGTTGCTACAGAAAGATTTACAACTATTCCTGTAAATAGTAAACTTCAAAGAAAAATGGTTGCAGAAGGCATTGCTAATATTATTGATATGATTTTTGATTATCTATTGATGAAATATAAAGATATGAAAAATTTGATAGAACAGACTCATCTTGTAGAACCGAATGTTTTTGTAGGTTATTTAGCTATAGCCGAACAAGTAAGAGAGCATGAAGACAAGTATGAAGATTATGTAATTAAAATAGGTGAAAAATTATGTTTATTAACAGAAGAACAACTAAAACCATTAAAATTAACATATAAAAATTTTAATTCTCAAGATGTGTATAAATTTTTTGAAAAAATTGCTAAAGAGGTGATTAATAGTGAAGAATAAATATTTTGTAGGAAAAGAATATCACACATTAAAAGAAAAAAATGACATTTTAGAAAGTTATGATAAACTATATAAAAATAAACTAGATTTTTTAAATGAATTATATGATAATCAAAATACTTTGAAAAGATTATGGTCTACTTATATAAGACATATTCATCAACATGAATTATTATTAGAAAAAGATGCTATGTTTTTTGATGAAAATGAAGTAGATGAAGTTATAGCAAGCAAATTTACCTATTCATCTTCAACTAAACAAGGAATGTTATTCTTCATTAAAACTTATAAAACTTGGGGAATGGACAGAGGAGATATCCAAGGAAATAGTGCCGAAACATTAAATAAGAAAAATACAACTAAAACTTCAAAGAAAATTTTAGAAAATAAGTTATGGGGATTAGGAGAATTTTATAATCTATTGGTAGAAATAGAAAAGAAATCTACTTTTATTGGTGGAATAGCATTTCTTTTAGTTAGATATGGAATCGCAGGAAAACAATTAATTTATACTAGAAATGTTAGATGGGAAGATATTGATTATGAAAAAAAACAAGTTCATATAATTAATGAGAATGAGAAACTTGTTAGAATCGTTGATGTAGATGATAGATTTTTAGAATGGATAGATAAATATAAGAATGAAAAGTATCCAGCAGGTATTTCTTCAGGACGTATAATAGAAAAATCAAAACATTCTAGAAATGGAGATATAATTGAAAATTATAATACTATGAATAATAGAACTTTTAAAATTGCTAAAGATTTAATGATACCTAGAATATCTTTTGGAGATGTATTTAAATCAAGATATATGGATATGTTATTAGAAATTAGAGCAACTAGAAGATTAACCACAGATGACTTTGAATGGGTGTTAATGAATTTTAGTGATAAATCTGCTAATATGACGATATATAATCTAAGAGAAATGTATGAGACAATAGCAAAAGAAGATGTTATAATGAAAAATAATTTAAGTCAGCCAACAAAATCACTTAAAGATCCCCATGCAAAAGAATTTGTAGAGAAATTACGCAAAGAAATGGGATATGAGGAATTTATAAATGGTGAAGATAAGTTTAACAACAAAGAAATAGAGTCAGAAGTACAAAAAGAAGTAAGTGCTGATTTAGATAAGGTTGAAAATTAGGTTGGAGCAAGTATCCATCCTTTTTTTGTTTGATTATATGGCTTAAACACTAGATTTGTGAGGGTATTAAAATAAATTAATATAAATATGAATTATTTTTAGAAAAAGTGTTGACAATATATTCCGTAGGGTGTAATATAGAGTCATGGAAGAGATAAAAACAAATTAATAGAGAAACAAAAAAACATTTGAAAAAGTATTGACAGACTTGGAAACAAGTAGTAAACTAATATTCATAGGGAACAAGTTAATAAATTAAAACAATAAAAGAAAAAATATAAAAAAGTATTGACAGTGTTACCAAGTAGTGGTAAGATAAGATTATAGAAATGAAATAGATTAATAGAAATAAAAAAGTAATTTTAAAGGGAAATTAAAAAAATTTATTAATTAAAGGAAGGTGGTCAGTATGTTAGATTTTAAAGAGCAACTGATGGCAATTAAGACAGAAATGGATAAAAAAGAATTAAAGAGTGATAAAATAATAGAAACAAAAGAAATTGTACATAGTAACATTAATAATCATAAAACTATGTATAATACTGAAAATAAAAAGATAATAGTTCGTCGTGCTGAGGTATACTGGAGTGACCTTCAAGGGTCTCAAGGATCAGAACAGGGAGGAGAAAGACCAGTTTTAATAATTCAAAATGATGTTGGTAATACATACAGTCCAACTACAATAGTAGCTGTTATCACATCTCAATTAACTAAAGCAAAACTTCCTGTACATGTAGAATTGCAGAAAGAAATAAATAATATGCCACAAGATTCAGTAATATTATTTGAGCAAATAAGAACATTAGATAAGAGAAGATTAAAAGATAAAATATGTGAATTAGATGAATTAATGATGAAAAAAATTGACAAGGCAATAGGAACTTCTTTGGGTATAAAAGTAGCTGAACCAGAACAGGAAAAAACTTCAAAAACAGAAAAGGCTCCATTAGAAAAATTACATGAAAAATTGAGAAATAAAATTGAAGAAATGTTAGATGATATATATACTTATGAAAAGGCTTTATGTAAAACAAGAAACGAAAGTTTAAGAAATAATTTAATTGAACAAAGAGAAGCGTTTTTATGGTTACTACAAAATTTTTGTGAAAATAATAAATTAAACTATAGAGATTATTATAAAAAATATAATCCAGAAAGAGAGACAGTTGCTATGTAAAATAAAAATATGAAGTGGGTGCAATAAGATGAAAACAAAGAGAACTATAAAAAAGAGGGTTTTGATAGATATATTTGATATATGGGATGATAAAATTAATGGCGGTGTTTATATTGCAAGAGATAAATTAAAAAAAATGTTTATGACAGAATACCCATTTTTAAAATACGAAGAAATTGAAGAAAAAAGGTTAATACTTCATAATTTAACTGTGGCAGAAATAGATATTGGAAAAGAAAAAGGATTGAAAATTTATGAAATGGAATCTGTAAAATTATATACATCAATATTAAAAAACGAAATGGATAAAGTCGAAGGATATAAAGAAGGGGATACAGGTTTTTTATATGTGGGAGTTTTAAATAATTATACTGAAAGCCACAAAAAAGAATTAACAAAAAAAGAATTAATAGAAAATTATACAACATGTTATAAAATATATGAAAAATATGAAAAGGAGAATGAATATGGACATTTATATAAATTAATAGCGAAATTTAATATCAATCTAGTAAAAGGAAATTTTTCCATACTTCTCAATATACTTGAGGAGTTGATACATAATAATGATGATACTGAATATAAAAGAAGTTTTAATGAATTAGAAAGGGAATTAAAAGAAACAAATAGCTTATTATATCAAAGAGTATCAACATTATTAAAACTAAATAAAAAATTGGAAATAATATAAGACAAATCTTTCATATATGTATCAATTAATATAGATGTAATTAAAAAAATCTATATTAACAATACATATATGAAAGAGGTGAAACGAATGAAAAAAAGAACTATAAAGGCAACCTTAATAGTAATAGCTATATATGCAACTATGATTTTATCAACAATTGTTGCAAGCGCTGGTAGTATAGGGAGAGGATAATTAAGTACATAAGACAAAAAAGAGTAGACAGATAGTTTTGTCTACTCTTTAAAATTACAAATAAATTAATAAAAATATTTGTAATAATTCTATTGACTTCTTAAAGTGGTAGGATTATACTATCAATATAAATAAATTAACAGAAATGAGGTGAAATGAAATGATAAAAGTTATAATATTTACATTTGGATTAATGGTATTAAACAACTTGGTAAAAATACATATGAAATCGGATATAATTGAACAAGCTATATTAGATGAACTTAAGATAATAAAGTAGCAGTTAACGAATTAAAGAAAAAACTAGGAGGATATATGGATAATACAGACTATAAAAAACTCTATAATGAAGTAAAAAAAGAATTACAATTAAATAAGAGAACAATAGAAAAATCAAATCTTAAATTAAATAAGTATTATAATGATAATAAGGAAAGAGATGATTTTATTCAAAATTTAAAAGCAGAGATTACAAATCTAAATAAAATCATAGAGGACAAAGATAATTACAATAAAATAAAAGATGTGAAAATTATTGAATTATCAAGTATGAATCAAGGGATAGATACTATAATTGTAAGTAATAATAAGTTAAAAAAAGAAATAAATAAACAACAACATGTAATTGATAAATTACAATCTGAAAGCAAGAAAATTAATATATTAAGCAATGATGATAAAGATAAATTAAAAAAGATCATTAATCAAAATAAAAGTCTATCAAATGAAATATTAGGATTAAAAAATAAGAATGAGTCATTGAAAAACTCATTAGAGGAACTGTTAAAAGAAAAAGATAGCTTTATAAATGTTCATACGAAAAAATTTAATAATTCTATATCTAGAATAATACATATGCTAAATTACAATCTGTCAATCAATAATGTTGAAGGTTATAGAAATATTAACTCTTTAGCAAGAAGGGTTGAAATATTTTTAGAAAGAAAAGATAAATATAAGCAAACCACAGATAATAATTTTACTGAAATAAGTAAAGAAGTATTGTTTGGATATGTATTTGAGGATTATAACAAAGCAACTTTTATAGATGTTGAAGGAAATAAATATTTAATTAGAGAATTAATTGGAAAAGTAAATATGGATGTTCCTGCGAAAGCAATATTAACAAGCGAAAATAGTGTAATTATAAAAGAATTTTACAATGGAGATGTTATTGATATAAGTACAGATATTAAAAAATATAAAAAAGATGATAAGAATAAAACCGAAGAAGAAATACTTGATAAAATAAAAGAAGATATAGTTCCAATTAATGATTGTAGTGTATTAATTGTTACTGGAAGAAATGAAAAACATTATAAAAAGTATTTAGAATTATATGGTTTAAATATAACAACTTTTAATCCATTTGAGGAAAATATAAATTTGTTACCTGAAAAGATTAAATCACAAGATGTTATAATTATAATGAAGAATGCAGTATCTCATGATGTTATGAAAAAGATAGATATATCTGATAATAAAATTCAAGTAATAGGAAGAGATAATATAAAATATATAGTTGCTAGAATAAGATACTATATAATAAACAATAAATTAATATAACAAAGTTAACTTAAAATTGAGAATTTACTCAAAAACACATTGAAGGGAGGTGATAGTACATGATTATAGATATTCTAAAGAAGCAAATTGAGAAACTATATCTAGGTTCAAAGAAAGTATATACAGATGATAGTTGGTTAACTCAAGATGAAATTGATAGGATAATTGAAATAGCTAATAAGTTACAAAAATAATACTCTGAAAGGAGGAGGATGAAATAAACAGAAACACTAAAGGTGAATACCCATTATGGGTTAGTTTGAGGATATATGGATGGTATCTTGAAATTAGCCTATAAGGATTAAAATACAAATAAATTAAGACAAAAATAAATAAAAGAAGGATGATTAAAATGAATCAATTAGAAAGAATAGGAAGAATACTAGGAATAAGTACAAATATGGACGAAAGCAGATTATGTCTAACAATTCAAGATAAGATTAAAGAAAAAGATAGTAAACTTAAGGAGAAAGATTTTTGTTATTATATGGTTAAGGCAAAAAATGAGAGATTAGAAAGTCAAGTACATAATTTAAAGAATGAATATGCTGAGAGTATAGGAATACAAGAGCATATGATGTTAAAGAATTCTCATGAAAGTTTGAAAAAGAATAATAAAAACCTTTTAGAAGAAAATTATAATTTAAGAACATCTATTGAACAGTATAGAGAAAATGACTTAAAAGATAGAATAAAGAAAATTCAGGGAGTGAGATAGATAAATGGAGGAAGGAACGTGTTTAAGAGATTGTATAGCTTATTTATTCAATATCCCTCAAGAAAATATTGAAAACTTTATTGAATATGATGATTGGTTAGATAGATTAGAAACTTTTGTTAAATCGTTAGGATACAAAATGATAAAACATGATTATATTAATGAACTTGAAATTCCAGCAGATAAATATTTAGTTTGGGGAAAATCTGTAAGAGGTAATTATCATTCAGTAGTTCATAGTAAAGGACATTTGGCATTTGACTTTTTAGAAATTGGAGATAAGGCTAATGAATTTATAATTGATTATTATCATAAGGAATGTGACAAGTGGATACATGGAGTTAAAGATATTTACCAATATGTGTGGTTTGAAACAATAAAGGAGTGAGATAAAGATGGCAATTAGAGAAAGAACAAAGAAAAGAAGAAGTAAAATTTTTAAATGAAGTTGTATTTGATGAGAGAAAGATTGATAAAGTAATTGAAGAAGTTGGGAAATATATACAAGATGATAAAAAGATAAAAGATGAATATATGACAAAATAATATTTAAAGAATGGCTTAAATAGGGACTTTAGGAAGTGGAATATTATGTTAAAAGGTGAATTTTAAAAGAAAATAAATTAATAGAAACGAGGAAAATAATTATGCAAAATATATTTTATTGTCCTAAATGTGGCAAGTATGAAGAGAATTTTAAATTTGAGAATCCAAGACAAGAAAGAGAGTTGACTACATGGGTTAACCTTAGAGATGGTTATGGTAGACATATAATGCATATTATATGTCCAAGTTGTAATAATGTATTAGCTGGAATTATGGACGTAACAGGATTTGATGAGGATGATATATGGTATGCTAAAACAACAATAGATAAATATAATAAAGAATCAAAAGATAAAGGATATATTACAGATGGTAAATTAGAATGGTTGATTAATGATATTAAAAGCAAGAAAGGAATTGAATAAGATGAAAAGAGAATTAAGAGATAAACAAAGATTTTATGAAGATTATTCAGGATATAGTGAAGAAGAACTAGATAATAAGTTAAAAGAATTAGGAATAGATATTGATAATTTTTCTGAATACAATAGATATATGCCAATACATGAAGTTAAATCAATTATTATACAAAATGAATTATTTGAATTAAGAGATAAAGGATAAATTAATAGAAGCAAATAAAATAAATGGAGGAATGTAAAAATGAAAAAAGAATTTGAAATGATATTAGAACAATCTAAAGAGGCACATAAAATAAATAAGGCAATACATAAACAAAGATTAGAACAGGAAAAATTAGATAAGCAATTAAAAGAAAAAGAGATAGAAGCTAAAAGGGAAAATAAAATTACTATAATTAACTATGAAACGGAGTGTTATTCTAAAGAATTATTAGAATTAATCAAGCAATATAAATTTAGCATTGAATCTTATGAAAGATTTGAAGATATAGATTATGATGATTATTGTCCAACCTTAGAAATATACTATTGTAATTTTGGTAATTGGAATTTTGAAATTAAAAACTTTAGTGATGTGGATATAGAAGAAGGTATATTTGCAATTGGAAAAGTAAAAAATATAACAACTAATGAAGAATTAGAGTTTTATTGTGATTTAGGTTGTAGAAATACTGGAAAAGATAAATTAAATCATTTCCTAGATTTTATTACATATAACTCTTTACAAGAATATATTAGTGAAAAATATGAAAAATATGTTAAATTACCTAAGTTGCTCAAAGAACAAGATTATAATATTGAAGAAATAAATTATTCATTCAAATTAAATGAACCACAAGGATATTTAAAACTAGGTGATAAATTATTTGTAAAAGTGTATAGAGCTTGGAGAGACGATTTTAAATTAGTTGTCACAAATGATTATAAATGGGACGTAAATTCTGCTAATGACAGTATAAAAAATATCTGGAGCAAGAAAGCATATTTCTTTAATTATAACTCAATAGACGATATAAATGAACTTTGTAAATGTATTGAATCTTTTAAAGATGATCAAGCTGGTAGAATCGGCTATATTGAAGATAATTTATATTATAACAATAATAATGTAATAAGATTTTTTGATGGACTAAAAACCGAAAAGAATAGAGAAGCATTTAATACTTATTTGATACAAATAGAGAATCAAAATTATTGGGATAAAAGAGGATATGATGAAGATAATTCTCTAATAACAAATAAATATAAAGGTTTAGAAATGTATGTAAAAACAGAATTAACATTTAACGATGCACGTTCTTGGTCTGAGGGAAATTTAGTTAATAAATCAATTTTTACTGTTGAATATGATAAACGTAAAAATGCAGACAAAATAAAATTATCTATAGATAATTACATATATGAATCAGAGGATGATATTTTAGAGTTTGATAATGATTCAGAAGAATGTAAACACAAGCCATCAGAAAGTACTATTGAGATATATGGTAATTTTACAGAGATATACTTAGTATTGGAAGAATATGTACATACTATGTTTAAAATTCATGAAATTGAAATTTAGAAATGGGGCTATTACTTAGTTATAGCCATTGAATATTACCATAAAATGGCTATTTTACCTAAATATTTTTCATAGTCTTTAGAACATTTTCTAACTTTTAATAGTATAAAATTAACAATATATGGTATAATATATTAAGATTAAATTTTATTAGGGGTGTTTATATGGAAGATATAAGATATTTTTATATGTACAATAATGAAACTGAAAGTAGTTGTCCTTATTGTGGGAAAGAACTTAACGATTTAATTCCTAGTGGAGATGTAAATGATTTTTACAGATGTCCAAATTGTAAAGAAGACTTTAGAGTTATTAGACAAGAAGAAGATTAAATATAAAATCCCCAATATTGGGGGATTTGAAAGGACGAAATAAATATGATAAATTTTAAAAAGGAATTAATTGAAAAGAGAAAAGTTTTAGATGGTAATGTAAAAATATACAATTCTGTTGTAAGAGAGAATTTAGACGATATTAAAAAATTATTTAAAGATTCGGGATTTAAGATTAGTACAGAAAGAAAAAATAATAATAGCCTTACATTGCAATTAGGAACACATCAATATATTGATGAAAAATTTAAAAGATGAGAAAAAAGAAATGTTAAATAAATTTATAGAAAGTACTTTTAATGGATTAAAAAATGAATTGTTTCAAGAAGTATTAAAGAATAATTTAAATATTTCAGAAATTAGAAATAAATTAATAAAACTAAAATAACTTAAAAGAAGACTTTAAAGGGATTTTAAAATAATATGAGGAGGATTTACAATGAATATTAAATTAGAAGTAATTAGACTATATACAGAAGAAGAGAAGAAAAGTAATCCTATGTTTATAGGAGAAGAAGTTTTAATAGATACTTTTGAAGACATAAAAAATAATTACGAGATAAGACTTATCGATGAAAAGACTAAAAATAGCGTTGTAATCAGCAGAGAGGGTTTAAAGAATTGTTATATTAGTTATGATAGTAGTTATTTTTTAAATAACAAAGATAAATTATAAGTAATAGCATAATATAAAATCTCGTTTTTAAAGCCTTTTGGACAAGTAGAATAAGCAATGTGGGGAAGTTTAGGCTTCCCTTGAATTTGAAAATATAAGGAGAAAAACAATGAAATTAAAAGATGTAGAAGATTTAGAATATCAAGGAAAATTAAGAGATTATATAAGTAAAACTGACACTTTTATGGGACATATAAAAGAATATATGAACAATTTCAATATAGATGATATAGTAGATGACTTTAAAGAAAATTACAACTCTAATAAAATTATAAGTATTTCAGCTTACATTAGAAGTCTTAATGATAAAGTTGAGAATTATGAAAATATAAATGGGAACAAAATTCATAAAATATTATTTGAACATGGAGTTACTTATTTAGACGAAAAATTAAATAAGAAAAGAGTTAAACAACAATTTATAGACAAAGGTTACTTTATAGAAAGCGATTTTATGCCAATAAAAGATAAAGACGCTGGGATACAAACTATAAGAACAACAATAACTAAAGAAGGACAAGAATGGTTGTTGGGTAGATTAAAAGAATTTAAATATGTTAAATAAATTAATAGAAATAGTGTTGACAATAAGAAAATATAGGAATATAATAATAAATGTAGACAAGTTAACAAATTAATATAAAGAAGGGAGATTAAAATGTTGAGTTGCAAAGGTTGTATGAATATACATAGAATATGAAGGTAGAAAATTAAAACAAGATTCAGGATATTGGAGAATAGGAAGAAAAAGTGATAGGAGGAAGTGTTAATGAGTAAGGAAGTAAATATTAGTGATGAAAAAATTGACTACATAGAAACAAATTACTTAAAAAAATCTGATAAAGAATTAGCTGTTGAATTAGGATTGACAGAATCAACAGTGAAAAGTACAAGATATAAATGTGGATTTAAAAAACAGAGACAGACTTCAAATAATCAGTTAATAACAGAAGATGGTAAAAAGTGGTGTTGGTATTGCAATGAGTTCCATAATTTAAGTATGTTTAATAAAAACAAAAGTAAACCAAGTGGATATCAAGATGAATGTAAAATTGCAAACAAACAAATTACAATTGAAAGAAAACAAAAGAAAAATAAATTAAATAATGATATAAAATATAAAATATGTGAAGATTGTGAAGAAGAATTACCAATTAATATGTTTATAAAAAATGTAAGCACAAGAGATGGATATTCTAATAAATGTAAAGTATGTTTAAATAAAGATTCAAATAAAAAATTTAAAATAAATTAAAATATTTTTGTAGGTAGAAAAAATGAACAATGATAATATAGCATCAATAATTTATTCAACAATGGAGTATGATAAATTTAAATTTATAAAATCAAATAGAGGAATCAATAGAAATAATGTAGAAAACTTAAAAGAAAGTATGAGTAAAAAAGCATTACCAATTGCAGTAATAGTTAATGAGAAATATGAAATGATTGATGGGCAACATAGTTTTACATCTAGAAAAGAATTAGGGCTTCCCATCTTATATCAAATAGTAGAAGGTGCAGGAGAAGAAGAAATGATAACTTTAAATGTAAACAAGGCTAATTGGAAACCTGCCGATTATTTAAACTATTTTTGTAATAATCATTTTCCAGAATATAAAAATTTTCAAAGAATTAGAAATGAATATGGTGTTCAGATATCAGATTTACTAACCATTATAGATGAATTGAGTGATAATCCAATAGGCGAAAATGCTATAGGAAGAAAATTTAAAGAAGGTAACTTAGATATGTCTCAAGAACAAAAAATATTAAACTTTTTACATGATCTACAATTATTCAAAGAGTCAGAAAATTATTTAAGTACATATTTTATAAGAGCATTCTTGAGATTATATGTTTCTGATTTTTATGATAGTGAATTTATAGAATATAGAACAGGAATATGTATTGATAGGATTAAAAATAATGAAAAGGGATATACTGATAAACAGTGTAGATTTTTAGCTGATATATACTCTTCTCCAAGAAAAGAAGTATTAGTAGCATACAATGAGAATATAAAATCATTTTTTAAAATTGGAAAAAGTAAGAAAAGAAACATTCAATAAAGGAGATGTGTAAATATGGGGTACTGGGCAAACCAACCAATGGCAGGAGATTATCCTGAAGATATACAGGGAAATTTTAGAGATAGGTTATTAAATTTATTAAATAAAGAACTACTAGATAAATTTAATAGTGATATTCAAGATTTTGAAGTAGGTAAAATATATAACATGAGTGAAATGAATATTGATAAGTATGAAGAAAATATAAATGAATTTATAAATTGGTTACAAAATCAATGTGACACTAATGACGAAAATATCTTAAATGAAATTGCTAGTATTTATATAGAATCTGCTACAGAGAATGGATTTCATGGTGCAGATAAAAACCATATGGCATTTATATTACCATTATCATTTTTAGATTGGGATATTAAATTAAATCCAAAATCAAAATTATCTAAATTCTTATTAAGAGTATTAAAATGTACAGATGGGGGTTCTGAAAACAGAGGATATCCAATAGAAGAAAATGCTTATCCGAAAGGTATAAATACTCCTAGCGACTTTATCAGAACCTATATAGACAAATGGGACGATTTAGTCAGTGGCAAAGTTGTAATGAGAGATATTAAATCTACTAGCAATATTAAAGATATAAAGTTTGGAAATTTATTAAATACAAGATAATTGAGAAGACATTTATGTGTCTTCTTTTACTATATTCAAATCCCAATAAAACTCACATGTTAAAGGGTTTGTTAATAAATTAATGGAATAATACTTGCAATGTATTTTCTGATATGTTATACTTATATCAGAAATCAAGAACAAATTAAAAAATCAAAGGAGTTGTTAATAATGAATAATTGGATACATACAGGAGAAACTGAAACAGGCTTAGAAATTTGGGTTAAACAAGAAATATTAGATAGTGTAAAATATTTAAAGTATCAATATAGGGATTCTTATGGAAAGATATTTTGCAGTCATGAAATAAGTTTTAACCAAGTTAGATTATTGAATAGTTTAGTAGATACTATAGAATCTGAAAACGGGAAGTAATTTAAGTATATAAAAAATTAATATAAATAAAAAGGATATTGATTAAAATGATAAAAATATTAATATTAAATGAAATGACACAAGGAGTAACAGAAAATAGTATCTATGATGTAATAATAACTGAATACTCTGATTCTGAAGGTCAACAATATGATAAAGATATCGCAGAAGATGAGACATTTTATTATATAGATGATGATAATAATGAAGGTTATGATTATAGAAATATTAAAACTAAAGAATGTAATGTAGAAGGAAATGATTTTAAAATATTTGAATCTGATTTAGAAGTTGCTGAATATCTAATAAAGAAATATAAGTTAAATGTAGCAGTAACTTTAAGTAAAACTAACGTTTAAAAATAATTTAAAAGGGGTAATTAGAAGACTTTAATTAGTCTTCTTTTTTATTGCTTATGATACACTTATATATTATACTAATATGGGTATAATAATATTAATATTATAGAATAAACTAAGGACGGATATTATGGATAATAGGATCAAAAGAAAAATGTTTTACGAAGTTCTTCCACAAACATCAACAAACAAAACAAATTGGGAAAAAGCTATAGGTTATAATGTACACTTTATTTTTCATGAATTTGAAGGTGATGTTAAAATTATTGATTGTATACAAAATCAACAAGTGATTATTTTTGAATATGAGGGTAATGATTATGATTTGAATTATTATAGTTTTATGAATTGCACTCTTAGTAAAATATTTGGATATGAATATAGAGATGGTAAAAGTGAAAGACAATTAAGAGAAAAGAAAAAAAGAAAACAATCACTACAAATAAAAATAGGAGATATATTAAAAGATGATACTAGAGATATTAAAATTATAGATGAATGTTTAAAAACAAGAAAAAATGGAATAAAAGAAAATTTTCAATATTATAAATTTCATTGCAATATTTGTGAATATGAAGATTGGAGAGTAAAGATATCTTTAATAAATAATAAATGCAAATGCCCAAACTGTAAAAAGGTTTTATCAAAAGAAAACAGAAAGTTAAATATAGAAAAATATAAAAACAAAAAAAAGATATTTCTTGAAAATTTGCCTAGATTGGAACAAGGTACACATAAAGGGAAAATTAATTGGGAAAAATCTGTAGGATATATGGTGCATTTTATATACAACGAATTTGAAGGAGATATTAAGATATTGAAATATAAAGTAAAAGAACAAGAGTTAATTATTAGATATAATGATAAAGAGTTTGAAATAAAACTAAACAGCATGAGAAGTTGTGCAATAGGTAAAATCTTTGAAAACTTAAAGAAGGTATAAAACCCTTCTTTTTCTGCATTATAAAGCATTAAGAAACCAAATAAAATTTGCAATTTATGGGAATATTTTATTGCATGTTAATCGAAAATGTATAAACCTTAAATAATAGATAATACTATTACTGTGAGGTGAAAATATATTATGAAAGAAAAATGTAAGGCAGATAATTGTAATAAAGAACGATATGGTTTAAAGGAATATTGTAGAAAGCACTATTTGCAAATAAAGAATCATGGCAGACTAACTCCTGAATTAGAAGTAAACCCCATTATTAAAGATAGTAGATGTTCTATTGATGGTTGTGATAAAAATGTTTACTCTAAAACCCTTTGTAAATATCATTATAATAAACAAAGATTTAAAAATCTAGAATTAAAGAATGAATTAGGGAATGACAATATTTCTATCTGTAAAGTAGAAGGGTGCAATGATATAATTTTAGCTAAAGAATATTGCATAAGACATTATCATCAGTATTTAAACCATGGGAAGATAACACTTATTGAAAGAAGAATAAAATATCCAACAATTTGTAAAGTAAGTAGTTGCAATGAAAAATCTTATGGTAATGGTTACTGTAGAAGTCATTATAATAAATGGTATAATCATGGAGATACTTTGTATTCTAATGATGTTAAAATAAAACATTGTAATATTAACGAATGTGACAGAAAATATTATGCTAAAGGATATTGTAGGAAACATTATTTAGAATTTATAATGAAGCCAAAAGAAATTAAGTTGAAAGAAAATTAATTAAGCAAGGAAGTAAAATAATACTTCCTTATTTTTATAAAATATTTAAATAAATTAATAGAATTACTATTGCATTGATTGGCAGTTTATGCTAATATTAGTTTAGACAAACAAATTAATATAAGAATGAAAGGAAAGTGTTAAAAATGAAAACTATTTATTTAATTAAAGAATTATGTCCTATGTGGAATGATGGAACTGGTGTTGATTATAAGGTAATTAAACCATATGTTTTTGTAAAACAAGAAGAAGCCGAAGAATGTAGATGGGATTATGAATACATATCTGCTGATAGAGTCTTATGTACTGAATATGAATTAATTAGTTTAGAAGTAGATGATGAAAATGAATTAAAAGAAATTATTGTTGAAGGTGAATTAATTAAAATTTGGCAAATTATTAATGGAGATTACGAGAAAGAATTTAGATATGATATTCATTCATGGGAACAATTAGATTCAGCAGGAAGATTGAATTTTGAAAGTGATAATTCCGAAGATGAAGCTATTAGTAGATTAGAAGAATTAGATTATTTATATAGTGGAAGTGAATTTTATTAAAAGTGATGTATTAAATGAAGTTAGGAGGATTAAAATAATGGATAATGCAATGAAATCAATTATAGATAGAAGAACAGGTCACGCAGATATTTGGGAATGTAGCTTAGAAGAATTTGTTAAAAAGGTATTGCAGGAATGTAATAAACAACAAAAAGAAAATAATATAACTTATAAGATAATGAAACTATGTGCAAGTTTTTTAAGAATGAAATTCAATGGAAAAGAATTAAAAGGAACGATAGAATATGAAGTTGCAAAAGCAATTGAAGAGTCAATGATATATTATACAAATGTATTAGGTGAAGATGACTAATTATTAGAAAGGAAGGTTGAATTTTTATGTTAACACAAGAACAATTTAATAAAACAGAATTAGAACATGGTTGTGGATATTGGAATTTATGTTGGGAACATTCGTGTCCTTGTGCAATAACAACAGAAAGTGAAGCTATCTATAACAGTTTTATTGAAGAAAATAAAAGAATAGCAGAAGGATATGACACTTTTGATTATGATGATATGATACATTATGAAAGATGCAGAGAATGTGGCAATTTACAAGAAGAAAATAATTTAATAGACGGGTTATGCTATTCTTGTTATGATGATTTAAGAGAAGAATTAAATGAAATTGATGAAGATAATTAATTGTAAAATATTGTTAAAAGACGTGTTTTAACTGAAAATTATTATCAATTAGAAAGGAGAAAGTTAAATGAAAGAGTATGATAATTATTATAAGACAAAATCTAAAATGTTGTTAAATGTACACAAAGCAGTAATTAGGAGTTTGATTAATCATGGAGTATTAGAACAAGATGATAATATAAATAATGCTTTAAAAATTCTTGATGATGAAATAGAATTGAAAAAGAATGAAAATATTGATAAATTCAAACTAGAATATGATTGTATTTTAAGCAAGGAGGAAAATTAATGGATTTTAAAAAATTAAGAGAATTCACAGATACACATAATGCTGAAATATTAAAAATGTCTAACTTATATAATGTAGATGAAAAATATTTAAAAAGATTGTGTCAAGAAATAGGATTTCAAACTAAATATACTTATTCAGATGCTATTATTTTAGTTAATGATGACTTAGGAAATGGATTGAATATTAATCAAATAATTATTAAATATGGGTTAGATAAAGAATTAATTTAAGGAGCGAAGTTTAATGGAATGTATTAATTGTCCTAAATATAAAGAATGGAGTTCTGATTCAGATATAGGAAATGAATGTTATTTATTAGGATTTTCTAATTTTAAAAAGTGGGAAAATTGTATATACATAAATGATGATGGAACTATAAACCAAGAAGAATTAGATAAATGTCCATATTAATAAAACAAATTAACAGAAATAAATATAGACAAGCTAAAAGAAAAGTTGTAAGATATGATTAAGGAGGTAAAATTTATGAAGTTTACATACGAAATGAATGAACAAGAGAAAAAGGAATATATAGAAAAGAAAGGTAAGCAAAGAGCATATAATAAAATGAATGACAAATTAAAATACATAATGAAGGAGAAGATGGGCTATGAGAGAGTATAGTTTACAAGAAGTTTTTAATGAAGAAGAAGGAACAGAATTTAAGGTAAAATATGAAAAGGGGAGTTGTAATAGAGCAACAGTTAAATTGGTAGAAAAAGAAAAGGAATTTTTAAATAATCATACAAAATTAGTATGGAATAATGGTCAAGATATTCAAATGAAAGAAGAATTTGTAACAGCTAAATTTATAAAAGTTCAAGAACCAGTATCTTTTAATGATGTAATTAATTCAAATAAGAAATGCAGTGTTGAATTTAATGATTATCAACCAAATCATTATGAAACTCTTAGAGATATTATATTAATCTTAATTGACAGTTATGGAGAAACAGGATTGAAAAAAGCTATTAGAGAAGGAAAATGGTATTTAGAAAAAGAGTAATTGATAACAACTCTCAATAAATTACTGATTTTAACTGAAACTTAGCTTTGAAAATCGAAGCATAAGTGAGTATTTGGAAGTATGAGAGAGTTTAAATTTATAAAAAAGGAGAATGGATTGTAATGGGAAGATGTAATGTAGAACATAATGGTAAGTGGGCTTCTTTTTCATCTGTAATAGATGCTTTTATAACAGAGTTTATGGACAAGTCAAAATATGAGGAATGGAGAAAATTAGAATATGGTAAAAATCTTAGACCAATAGAATTTAATGTAAAAACAATAAATGATGTTGCATTCTCAATACGTTTAAATAGAACACATGATGATGCTATGGAATGTTTAGCTGAAAGTGGTTTGTCAAAGAAAGAATGTGAGCAATTAATGTATGACATAGAAACGGAATATTATGTTCCTATTGTAAAAGCTGGTGAAAAATTTGAATGTCCAAATTGTCATAAAGAAATAGAAAAAGGACAGATTGAATGTAAAGATGATAGTTGCTGTTTGGAATTTGTTTGGAGAGATTAAAATAAATTAATAGAAAGAAGGTAAAAGAAATGATAAAGAAACTGTTATTGAAGTACAAGTTATATAGGAATAGTTATAAATGGTTTAAAGTAGATAAAAAAATAATTAATGAATATAGGAATACAACCAATAAGAATCGAGAATTAGATAATTTTTCTATACATATGAAACTTGTAAGATCTGTTCATTCTGGTCATATAACATCAATTAGAAATAATATAATGATTGTATTTTATGGATATTTAATGTTAGAGATAGATTTGAATAAAAATAAGATTACAAATATAAATAACAATAAAGTAAACAAAAATGGTCATATAGATTTTAAGGTAAAAAAAGATATTACTAAAATATACAAGAGCGTATATGGAGGTGAAATTTAAATGGCTAGGATATTAACTATTACAGGTGCTAGTTCTTCGGGTAAAGATGCAATTTTTAGTAGACTATTAAATAAAACTAATATATATCCCATTATATCTACGACTAATAGACCTATGAGACAAGGAGAAGAACAAGGAGTTCAATATAATTTTGTAAATAATAATGAAATAGAATATATGTTAGATAATAATGAATTTATTGAATCAAGAGAATACAAGGTTGCAAGTGGACAAACTTGGTATTATGGAATTACTAAAAACGCAATAGACTTAAATAGTAGAAAAATATATGTAGTTATAGTGGATTTACAAGGTTTAAAACAATTAGAAAAATATATAGAAGAGCAAGGTCTAAAAAAAGATAAAACTATATTTTCTATATATATAAAAACTTCAGCACAAGAAAGATTAAAAAGGTCTTTAAATAGAGAAGGAAATCTAACAGATGGGCAATGTAATGAAATAGCTAGAAGATACTTAGATGATAATATTAATGTGATTTCAGCAGAGAGTTATTGTAAAGAAATATTTTACAATGAAAAACTAGAAGACTTAGATTATAGTGATAGATGGATCAAAACAGAAATAAATAGATGGATTAAAGATACGGAGGAATAAGAAGTGGAATTTACAATTTACCAAATGATTAGTTTTCTAAATAAAATAGAAAATAAGAACAGAAAATTTAAAAGGGTTGGAGATGATAAATTTATAGTCTTTAGAGGCGGATATAATGATTTATTAATTCAAGTAGGTGAAATAATCAGGGTATTTCCTATATTTAACTACACACAAGATAAATGGACATTAGAGGAAGAATAATGCAAGCAATAATATTTTCTGTAGGAGTTCCAGTAATTTTATTTTTGATAGTACATTTTACAGAAAGACATAAATAAATTAAGATAACAATATAAATATGAAGGAGAATGATTGATATGAATAAAGAATTAAGAGATGGATTAAAAAGAAATATAGTAGTAGGGTTACAAAGTTTTAAGTCTATTAATGAGGTATTAGAGGCTGATTATGAAAGGTATAAAACAAAAGGTCAAGGATTTGGAACATCAGTATATAGAGGGAAAATAATATTATTAGATATTGAAAATGAACTAGATAAAGACTATGTTGATGATGAAAATGAAAGTCTATATGGTAATGTTTTAAAACAAATAATAGCGATAAATGAAATGTTGGATGGTGAGTAATTATGGCAAGAGAGATTAAAGAGATTGAATTCACTAATATTGGGGACTATAATACATGGATTGGAAATCAGTATAATTTCAATGATGCGTTTAGAATGATAAAACTTGATATTAAAGATGATGGAACTGTAAACGCACAATACATAGAACTATATTAAAGGTGATTATATGAAAGTAATAGCATATGTAGGATTAGAGAGTACTACACCATTTGAAGTTGAAGTTACTGAAGAAGATATTAAGCAAGGTTATGGTTTTGTTCCTTGCTTTGAATGTGAAGGTATAGGAATATGGGATTATTATCTTGAAGATTATTTTGATTATGAAAAAGAAATTCCAACAGGAAAAGAATTTCAATGTATAAATTGTAAAGGTACTGGGAAAGTATTAATAAATTGTTAGAGGAGAGATTTGAAATGAATAATTATGAAAAATTAGAAAGAATATATAAATTAATATTAAGTTACAAAGATGAATATGAAGATAAAATATCGCTGGAGACATTAAAAGTATCAAATGATATAAGAGAAATTAAAACTGTAGATGATTTATTAGAGGATTTAGAAAATAATAAACCTGACTAAAAGCACTTAAAAAGTTAATTTAATTGGGTTTTAAATAAATTATATAAATAAAAAAGGAGCGTATAAATTAAAATATGGGGAAAATTTTTACTAAAAATGAATATATAGAATATGATACCTATACAATATTAAAAATTGTAAGTGTTAAGCATGGAACTTTTGAAATATTATTAGATGATGAAGATGTAGAAAAAGTAAAACAATTACATTGGAATATTAATAAATTTAATCATGCTATGAAAAGAAATTATTTTTATGTAGTAAATAGGGATGGATTATTATTACATAGATACATAATGAATGCACCAAAAGGATTGGTTGTTGACCATATAAATGGAGATAAACTAGATAATAGAAAACAAAATTTACAAATCTGTACAGTCAAAAAAAACTCACGTAAATCTCAATTCAGACTAACCAATAAAAGTGGTCATTCAGGAGTCTTTTGGTATTATTACAACAATGTAAACAAATGGGTAGCTCAAATAATAGTAGATTATAAAACCATTCATCTAGGATACTATGATGACATAAAAGATGCCATTAAAGCAAGAGAAAAAGCTGAGATTAAGTATTTTGGAGACTTTAAACCAATAAGTAATTGTCCAGAGAATGCAGGAAATGCTATAAATACATAAAAAACAAATTACCATCAAAGGTTGAATTTAAGGTGAGTTAATAAATTAATGTAAAAAAAGAAAGAAGGTGAATTATATTAAGTATTTAGATGAACTTATAATTGATAATAATAAATTTGGTGTAAAGGGAAGAATGTTACATAATAAACTACAAATAAAAACAGAATATGCCAAATGGATAAAAAGAAAAATTGAAAAATATAAATTCATTGAAAATAAAGACTTTACCACATTTTATAATTTTGTAAATCGTGAAAACAGCAACTTAAAAAGTAAAACTACAGAATATAATATAACTTTAGAAATGGCAAAACAATTATGTATAAAAGAACAAAGTAATTGTATTGCTCCATTAATTTTAAAAGAATTGTTAGAATTAAATAATGATAACTTATATATTATAGAATTAAAACGTCCAGAGTTGGTGTTTATTGACAAGCTAGAACATTCATTAAAACCATTTAATATAAAAGGGATGAAACAATTTACAATTTTGTCATATAGAATAGATTATTACATAAAAGATTTAAATATAGCAATTGAATATGATGAGAATGAGCATAAAAATTATACATATGAACAACAAGAATTAAGACAAGCTGAAATTGAAAAAGAGTTAGGATGCAGATTTATTAGAGTTAGTGATAAAAATTCAGACGAATATAATATTGGATTGATAATTAAAGAATTATTTCAAATAGCTTGTTAAATACATAATAAATTAACAAAAAAATATTCATTTAAAATATGGATTTTACTGGTAGTTAATAAATTAAAAAGAAAGAAGGAGAGAATAAAATGGAATTAAGATTATTTAAAAAAGATAAAGAAGAGTATACAAGAATTAAATTATCAAATAAATCAGAAAGACCAGCAATAGTTGAAATAGCTTGTATGTTAGGAGAACCAATAAAAACAAGTAAAACATATACTTACTTTGAAACTAAAGGTGATATTTCAGCTACAAGTAAATTATTAGGATTGAGATAGGAGGTATAGTTATGCATAACTGTTTATTATGTGGACATTGTAGTAATGATAGTGATGATGAATATGGATTATCTAGTTGTTATATTTATTATAAAAGAGAACTAGATAATGATACTAGATTTCCTTATAGAAATACTAGATGTAAGTATTACAAAAATGATACTGATTTAACTAGTTTAACAGTCAAAGGCATAGGTAAAGAATTATTTGATTCAATAGATTGGAAAATAAGTGATTATTAAAAACACGATAGATATGTTAGTTTAACAGGTTTTGAAAGGAGGATTTAAAAATGTATGATATTCAAATAAATAATTATATTAGTGTTACTGATATAAATGGCAACGAAGTTTTACATATAGAATTAGATGAAGATATGCAATCAATATCTGAAAAGCTAGAAGATTTTATTGGAGAGGTTAATAATCATAATTTTTAGATAAATTAAATGTTTGATTGGAAGTTGAAAGGAGATATATTATGTTAGTAGTAAAAGTATATTCAAATGATGAGCCTTATGGATATTTAGATAAAGAAAAATGGGACATAACAGAAAAGATGAGCAATGCTAGGATATTTTCAGATAATGAAATAGATGATGCTAAATATACAGCAGAGAGATTTGCCGATTGTTTCGATAGTGATGAAGAATATTGGACTACATGTAAAGTGGCTAGATGGGAAGTAAAAGAAACATTACTTTAAAATTCTAATTTTAGATAGTAAATAAATTAATGTAAAGAAAGGAGATATATAAATGACTAATTATGAGAAAATTAAGAGTCTATCCATTCAAGAATTAGCCGAGGAACTTAAATTAATAGCCAACTGGAATAGAAAAGAAGTAAAGAAAACTAATAAGATTGATAATTTTTATGTAGATTATTTAAATTCTGAAAGTAAAAACTAAATAGCCCTAACATCAAAGTTTCTAGCAGAGAATAAATTTGTTAGAAACTTTTTATATATTTTAAATAAATTAATAGAAATACTATTGACTTATTAGGTTGGAAGATTTATACTAATATTAACAGTTAAGAGTGACAGATACATAAAAAATAGGATATAATTAAATAATGAAATGGAGTGGAATTAATGGATAGAAAATTAGATTTAAAGGTAGGTCAAGAAGTTGTAGTAAGAATTATAGTTGGTAGCAATGCATCAAGACGAGAAAAAATGACATTGGATAATATAGATAATTGGTGTTTTGCTGGTGAAGTAACTAAAATTGGTAGAAAATATATTACTGCTAAATTCAATAATTGGCAAGAATATCAGTTTGAAATTGAAAGTGATTATAGAAATAAATATACTTATGGTGGAGCTGATTATCAATTATATTTAAGTAAAGATGAGGTAGTTAAGGAAATGGAAGCAGAAGAGTTATTTAGTGAATTAAGAAATCATTTTGGAGGTTGGGGAAAAAACGCTAATAAGTTTAGTTTAAACCAATTGCAAAGAATTATAAGTATTGTTAATGAAAATAAAGAAAGCAAGTAAAAACTATATTTGATTGGAATTTCAATTAGTTCCAATCAAATGTTAATTAATAAATTAAAATAACTAAGAACTATAAAATAATAAATTAATAAAAGAAAGAAGGAATTAGATGAGCTATATTGAAACAACAGAAGAATATGGTATAATAAATATTAACAGTCCCACGCATGGACATTTTAAAGTATTGATTAATTTAGAAGATGTAGTGAAGTGTGATGAAATAACATGGTGTATTTTAAAAAGTGTTAGTGGAAAAGATAAAGAATACATAGAATATTATGCAACTAGTGCAAAAGTAGGGTTGTTACATAGGTTTATTATGGATGCGACCGAAAAGAGCCAAGTAGTAGACCATAAAAATGGAGATACGATGAATAACAGAAAATATAATTTAAGAAAATGTTCATCCAGTGAAAATTCTATGAATCAAAAGAAGAGAAAATCCAAAAGTGGGATAAGAGGTGTCATATGGCATGAAAACTCAAACTCATGGATGGCATATATGAAAATGAATAATAAATTTAAAAATTTAGGCTATTATCATGATGTAGAAGATGCTATCAAAGCACGTAAATTAGCAGAAGAAACATATTTTGGTGAATATATGAGACAAGATAATACATATAATTTATAAATTCAAATAAACTCTATCTTTTAATAAAACATGAAGGAGGTGCGTATAATGATATCAATAAATAATTATAGAAAATGTGGTATAGCAATTAATTTATTAAAAATACTAAACAATGAAGCACCAGATGGGATTATTATGTGGGATACGTCTTTATCAGATGTTCAACATGTAATTTATGGAATATGTAATGTAAGAGCTGGATATGAAGGTTCTATTAATAATAGAGAAGGGCAACTTCATATAGTTGAAGTAAATAAACATAAAAAATCAGAAATTGAAACTAGAAAACATTTAGAAGATATAGTTAAAAAATTAGGTGATGAATATTATGAACAAGTAAAAATATACGAATCTATATTTAAAGAGTAAATAAGTGAGGTGTTTAGTAACAATGATAAAGATATTAACTCATAAAGACGATTATAAAAAATATAAAGATGCAGTAGAACAAATATATGATTGTCTTGAAGACTGGGATTATATTATAATACTAGACAAACAAGTAGATAATGATTATGCTTCAGAAAGAATAGCAGATAAACTTGAGGTAAGTGAAAATAAATATTATAAGACAAGTGATGGTGAGCAATTTATTGTAGTCTATCATTAAAGAAAGGAGAATAATTATGAGTATTCGTAGAGAATTAAAAAAACTCAAAGATGGTTATTATATATGTCCTTATTGTGAAGGAAAAGTCGAGTGGTTTGGATATGATGACGAAGGTGGAGAATATCAATGTTCTAAGTGTCATGAAGTTTGGGGAGAAAATAGAAAAGTGATAAGAGACAAATAAATATTAAAGAAGCGGTGATTTTAAGATGAAAGGAAGATGTAAAATGAATATAAATATGAGCAATTATAACCTTGAATGTGGAAATTCAACAGGAGTATATTTAAATGATTATGAATTAAAAACAGGGGATGAAGTAAAAGTATTTACATTTAATAGTAGTTATTTAGTTTGGACATATAGAAGTTTAGGAGTGGTAGAAAAGATAGAAGATGGTTTTGTAAGAATTGTTACTAATAAAGAAACTACAAAATTATGTAATGATGATGTTTCAAAAAATGATAGAATTAAATTATCAAAAAAACAATATGATTATAAAAAAGGTGAAATGGTAGCAAAAGGAAAGATACATGATGGATTTATTGTAGAATAAAAATGAGAATAATAGAGGAGTGTTAATGAAATAATGAAAGCAGGAAATTTTGTAAAAGCAAAAGAATTAATCCAATTACAAGGATTTAATTTCTTTAATAGAGACTTTATTGCTAAAGATGAAGTTATAAAGATAGGAGGAGAAGTTCAAGCGAATCAATTTCGTATAATTACGACTATAAATCATTATAATGACAATCCTATTATTATAGATAAATATACCTTGGAAAATAAATTTGAAATTTGTGATAAGCCGATTATATAAAAGAGCCATTTTATGGTAATATTATAAAATTAGAATGGCATGAATAGGGACTTTAGAGGGTGAAAAAAAGTTATAAGGAGTTGATATTATGAGGAACATATCTGAATTTAAAATAGAAATAGGAACTCATTATAAGGACAACAAAAGAGATATCGTCATCACAGATAAAGAATATAGAAAAGTATATAACAAAGATGGTATATTTAAACAAAACCAAAAATGGTATAAATACAAATGCAACATCTGTACATGGGAAGAAGGTTGGATAGATGAAGCTAGTTTATTAAGTGGAATTGGGTGTTCTGTTTGTACAGGTAAAACTGTAGTAGAAGGAATAAATTCAATTGTAAATACTGATAAATGGTTAATTCCATATTTCCAAGGAGGATATGATGAGGCTAAGTTATATAGTGCTAAAAGTGGAAAGAAAATATTTCCTAAATGTCCGATATGTGGAATGGTAAAGCGTAAACAAATGTCTATTAAAACCATATACTATCAAAAGTCTACTGGATGTAAATGCACTCCAAAACGTGATTATAAGAAATTTATAAATACCATCAAATGAAGAATTGATGGTGTTTTAGAAAGGAGTGAAAATATGAAACAAGAAACATTAGAGATTTTGAGAAATGATTTGAATAAAAATAAAAAGTATGAAGAAAGTTGGGAAAAGAATAAAGACTTTTTTTATGAATTTGAATATCTACCCGTTTTAACTAAAAGAGATAAAGATGGCATACTACAAGAAGTTACTCATAGTAGTAATAGATTATTATTTATAAGTGAGAAAGGCGAATAAATTAATAGAAACAAATTGACAATATAAAATAATAAGAGTAATATTATGGTAATAATAAATTAATAAAGAGGTAGATAAAAATGAATAAAGCAAAAATGTCAGAACAATTTAAATTATTCTTGCAGTTACAAAGAATGGACATTAATAAATATGAATACATATCAAAAGATTGTACGGATTATAAGGTTAAAAATATTCAAACTGGTATAGTAGGTTATATTAGATATTAAGGAGGAAATAGAAATGTTACAAGAAGTAGAAGTAAAATGTCCATATTGTGAAAGTAAAGAAAAAGATGTAAGTATGTTTGGTGCTGATTTATTTGAGTATAAATGTTTAAAGTGTAAAGAATATTATCAAGTACAATATGCACGTATTCCAGTTGAAGTAAAGAAATTAAGCCAAGATAAAGTTAAGAAAAGAAAAGAGTTTTGGAATGATTTAAATAATAAATAAAGGCTTTAAAGTTGTCATTTTAAGGTAATAAATAAATTAACAGAAATGGAGTGGATGTTTAAATGTGTGAAATCAAACAAGAAGTAAAAACATATATAATAAATAAAACTTGTGATAAATGCAATAATGGAATCATGAAACAAATAAAAGTTAATATTATAGAAGAACCGATAACTTATACTCATAAATGTAATAATTGTGGGCATGAAGAGATATTAAATCAAAGTTATCCTAGAATTGAATATGAATACATTAATAAGGAGGCTTAAACAATATGTTTAAAGTAAAGTTAAGTAAATTAGCAGATATAACAGATACTTATATCTATGGTGGCGATAGTTATGAGTTAAAAATCACTATAGAAGATGGGGAAAAATATATTGAAGTTTCCGAGAAATCAGAAATAAATAAAGATAGGATTGAAGAACTAAAGTCGCTTATCATAGAAGATAAAGCATTATTTCAAAATACAGTAAATAGATATGTTTGTACTCTTGATGATATGGACGGAAGTGCGGTAGAACAGTATTTAAAGAGATTAAGATATCATGTTCAAGAATTAAATACAAAGCTAGTGATCTAAGACATAGATACTACATATGGAGAGATATAAGAAAAGGTTATATTGATAAAGATGGATCACCACTAAAATGTCACAAGTGTAATTCTAAAGAGTTAGAAGAGTATGGACAGTATTATGAAGAACATTATTGTATTGAATATGGTGTAAAGTGTAAACATTGTGGTCAGAAATTAGGATATTGGGCATATGGTAATTGGGGAATGTAAAAAGCCATTAAGTTACTTCTTTTATCTTAACTTGATAAATTAAAAATAATATAAATATATAATATGAAAGGAATTGAATAATAATGAATTATAAAAATATAAAAGAATTACAAGAATCTTTACATAAAGAAATTAATGAGGTTTTAAAAGTAAATACAGAACAAACATATAAAGATTTAAAAGAAATTGCCAATAATATAATTAAAGAATATGAATTAGAAGCTAAAAGATTTGAAAAGAAAGAAAAACTAAAAAGAGATATAAAAATAATACCAGCGTTTGATTACTTATTAACTGATGAGGGTGATAAGAAGTATGGTAGGAGTTCAGCGTATATGTTATGTAGTGTTGAAGGAGAATTGGGCAAAGTTGTATTAGAAGTTAACACAAAATGGTTTTTGCCTATTACATCGGATTATATGTGGAAAAGTGAAGTCGTAGAAAGAAGAGGTCAATTTGGATTAGATTGTACATATAGGTGTTGGTATAATGGAGCAAGTTCTCATATATTTTATATATTAACAGATAAAGAGCTTGATTTAATGCATATAGGTGGAAGTAATGAATATCAAAATGGATATGTACCATATGCTACAACTAAAGAACAGGAATTCGTTGATATATTAATACATGATGGTAGTAATAAACTATTTGAAGAACTAGAGAAAGTTTATTTTGGATCACTAAACCACTAAAATATTACTTTTAAAATAAATTTAATTAAATAGGTGAAAATATGGGTTTTGGATTTATGAAAACTATGGAATTGGAAAAAGAATTATTAGATAGAGATTTAAAAAGATTAAAAGAAGATAATGAATTGGCAATGATAGGTAGACAAGAAGCCTTGCAGTTGAGAGATAGATATAATTTATCTAATGAACTATTAAAACAAGGTTTATTGTCAGGTATATCAGTTGAAGAAATGGAGTATATATTAAATAAAGTTAAAAATAGTGACATAGATATAGATTATAATATTGCACTTGAAGTATTTTTAACTTATAAAGATTTAGAAAAGAGAGTTAATAAGAATAAATTAATTAAAGGAGGATATTATGGACATAAGAGAGATATTAAAAAATGGTGATATATGTGAACTTAAATATTATGAAGGGATAACATTTGGTTTATATATGGATGGATATTTATATAAGAATCAAGATAATGATGTCATGTGTCAAATAGGCGGATTTGAACCAATGGTAATTAGAGTTATGAGACCATCTTCGATGAGAAATGCATTTGAATTATTTAGATATGCAGATAATTATAATTGGAGTTATAAAGAATATGGTCAATTCGATGTTGCATACGAGAAATAAAATAATAAAGGAGTTTTTGTTAAATGGAAGAGATAAATGTAAAAGGTATAGTACAAAGAGAATCTGGAATAGGTTGGCGTTTAAAAGATATTGAAAAAGAATATAAATATTATGATGTAGAAATTATAAGAGGTATTAATGATTTATTTAATAGAAATTATAAAGAAATTTATTTGCGTGAAGGTGACGAAGTTGAAATTTCTATTAAAATAAAAAAGAAAGTTGAGGAAGAATAATGTTTTATGTATATAGTAAAAGTCCAGAAACTTATATGGATGAAGCATTAAGCACTAGAAAGAAAAAGAAAGTATATTCCGTTCAATATAAACATGGTTATCCGTTCTTTACTTTCTATGAGAACGAGAAATGGGTGACTAGAAGTGCTAAATATTATGTACCAACAGAAAATTAATAGATAGGAGAGTTAATATAAATGGATAATATTAAAAAATTACTAAAAATGCTAAACAATATTTGTGACAACAGTAAAGATTTATATATGGGTTGTTCAGTTTGTCCCAATCATAATTGTTGTAATAAAGGAGTATGGGAAAATGCTTATAAAGAGTTAGAAGAACTTGAACAATTAACATCTAAATAAAAATTTAATTTTAAAGGATTGGAGGTTTAAAGATGAGAAATGCTATTATAGGGAAAATAGAGGATTTCAGAATAACAAAAGGCAAAGCTTTATACACTGATAAATCTTATTGTAAATATTTAAAACGTGTTAAAAACAGAAATAAACTATATGATAAATTAAGAAAGCTAGGGAGATAATATATTTAAAACAAATTAATAGAAATAAACTATTGACAATTGTAAATGGAAGATGTAACATAATATTGTAAGTATTAATAAATTAATAGAAGAAAGGAAATGATAAATGATGAAATCAACAAATGAACTTAAAAATAGTAAACAATTAAAATTACAACAAAGATTAAAAGAGAATACTGAGCGAATAAATATGGAATTAGTTGAAATTGAGAAAGCTCAAAATAAGTGGGAGTCAGATTTAGATGATTCTAAACAATATTTTGAAATTCCAATAATAATAAAAACCCAAGAAGTAAAAGACTTATTACATAATCAGGGATACATAATTGATAGAATTAGCAACGATATAAAAGTAAACACAAGTAGAATATATACAGATAAAGAGGCTTATAGACTAGCAGTTCATAAGAGATATACTGGTAGCGATAATAAACAACAAGCAAATTTAAAAAATAATTCTACAAGCAATGATGAGTATCAATATTATCCTTTAAAAGAAAATTATTTTGATTTATTAACTATGATTAGTAAAAAATTAAATAGTATTAATCAATAAGATAAATTAAGAGGAGATGATTAAACAAATAAAATTATAAGGAGAGAAAAATAATGAATGAACAATCTTTAATAAAATTAATTGAAGACTATTGCAAAGAAAATGATTTAAAAGTAAATGATATCTATAATAAAATAGCAGAACTTTATCAAGATAAGGAATATGGTGTTAATCCCAATGTTGAAAAAGATACTTACTGTAAAAACAATGGACTAGATTACATAAGCATAACAGGTTGGCTACAAGAATTAAATATAGTAGATAGGTATGTAACAATTTTTAATAAGATGGTAAGAGGTGAATATAATATTGGATGAGGAAATTTGGAAAGATATCGAAGGATATGAAGATTATTATCAAGTAAGTAATATGGGGCGTGTAAAAGGCTTAAGTAGAATTATAGAATGTAAAAATGGATTTAGGCAATTAAAAGAAAGAATACTGACATTTATGAAAGATAGGGATGGTTATCTTAAATTGAGTTTATCCAAAGATGGAATATCAAAACAATATATAGTACATAGATTAGTCGCTGAGGCTTTTATATTAAATCCAAAAAAATTACCACAAGTTAATCATAAAAATGAATTTGAAAAATGGAATAATACAGTTGAAAACTTAGAATGGGTAACAGAAAAGGAAAACATAAATTATGGAACGGGTTTAAAAAGAAGAGCTGATAAAAGGTCTAAAAGGGTTTATCAATATTCAAAAGATTATGAATTAATTAAAGTTTGGAAGTCAGCAACAGATACAAAAAAGAATGGATATAATGCAAAGCATGTGTCAGCTTGTTGTAATTTAAAAAGAAAAACTCATAAAAACTTTATATGGAGTTTTGAATTAATCAATACAGATGAGAGGAAAATAATATGAAAAGAAATATAATATTACATTTGTTTCAGTGGAAATTACAAGATATAATATCACAATTAAAAATTATATCTGAGCAAGGATTTAATAAGATACAAATAAGTCCTATACAATTTTGTAAGGAAGGAGAAGAATGGTGGAAATGTTATCAACCATTTGGATTTAAAATAGGAAACAATTATGGTTCAAAAGAAGATTTAATTGAATTATGTAAGATGAGTAAATTATATGATATTGATATTATATGTGATGTTATAGTTAATCATATGGCAGGAAGTGATGATGCTAGCATAAAACCACATGAGAAAGTAGACCAAAGGTTAGTAAGTAATCCTGAATTTTGGAGACCATGTCAACCAATTGATAACTGGGACGATAGATGTCAAGTAATTACTAGATGTGATGGACTACCTACTTTAAGACTAGAGAGATATGATATTCAAAATTTAATAATTATGTTTTTAAATGAATTAATAGATTGTGGAGTTGGTGGTTTAAGATTTGATAGTGGAAAATCAATTGCTTTACCAGAAGAAAATTCAAACTTTTGGATAAGAGTAATGGATAATTTACATCGCAAAGAGGAATTATTCAATTATGCTGAAGTGATATTTGCTGATAAGGACTTATTGGACAAATATAATAAATACATAAATGTAGTTACAAATTCATGGAGCAGTTCTAAAGCCAATATGGTTACGTATTGTGAATCGCACGATAGCTACTTAGGTATAGGGTATACAAGAAAAATGACAGATGAAATGTTAGTTAAAGAATGGGAAGTGTTACTTAAAAATAGAGAGTGGAGCGTTTTATTTTTTGCACGTCCTTGGAGTGATTTATGGTGCAGTGATAGAATTAAGAATATTAATAATACATATAAATAAATTAATAGAAAGAAGTGATGAATTAAAATGGTATTGTATTTAGAACATATTTTAAGTGGGAAAACACAAACATTGAATAATATTATATCTGTATCAGAAAAGGAAAGTATAATTGAAGTAACTACAACAACAGAAACTTTTAAAATTGATACAAATAAAGTTAAATTTACATTAACTGTTTCTATAAATACAAGAGATAAATTGATGGATGAACTAAATATAAGAATGGATGAGTTATTAGAAAAACAAAGAAATAATCAAATAACAGATGGGCTACAAGATGTTGAAAATATAAAGGATTTTATTAAAAATTATACAGGAGTTAGTGAACATGATAAGAATGAATTAATTGCGCAAATTAATTTACTTGCATTTGAAGTTATTATGAAGAAAAAACTTAGTGAATAAATGTAAACAATTGGCTTAAAATGGAAATTTAAAAAGCTTATTGAAAGGAGCAATATTAAATGGAAGTAAAAATGATAAGATGTATTTGTACTGAGAATGGGCGACTAGAAATAACAATAAATAGAGAATACATAGTGAATAAAGAGGATTTAAATTCTTACAGGATAAAAAATGATATAGGAAAGTATTTATGGTATAACAAGGAATATTTTATAGACATGGAAGAAAAGAAAGACCTAAATATTATTGAAGCAAGCAATTTGCCTTATGGTACTGAGTTTAAAGTTAAAATTGACCACTATTATAAATATGATGATGCTTGTAGAATTAGGGATAATACAAAATTAATAGCAGTCAATACTCAAAGTGGAATTAAATTTAAAGAATATGCTGATATTGAAAGGGCATCAAAAACACTTATTAATGCTAAGTTTGTTCCAATTCAATCTTCAGTAACTTTTGAAGAAGTAAAGAAAGAATATAGAGAAAATAAGAAACCCATACAAAGTTGTGTTAGTGAAAGAATATTTAGAAATGGAGTAGATGTTGAAATAGGATTTTCTGAAATAGAAGGTCAATGGATAGTATTAGATTAAAAAGTTGATAAGATCTTGAATTTATCGTAATTTGAATAAATTAATATAAGAATAAAATATAAAGGAGAATAAACAATGAATGATTTAATAGAGTTAATAAACAAATTTGTTAATTATGAAAATTTTAGCATACAAGATTTTAAATATATAAAAGAAGATTTAGAATTAAATAAATTAGACACAAAAGAAATGGAGAAATTTATCAGAGATATCAGTGAGAGATGTTCACAATTTATAACAGAATTATCTGAACAATTCAATTCTTTATCTGAAGACCAAGTAAAAAGTATAGATATATTAAATAAGAATAACATTAAATGGGAATTAAAAAGTGATTGGAATTTTAACAAACAAGGCTATACATATAAGGTTGTAGTTGATAGTAAAGAGGAGGCTAAATAAATGGAGAAAGCATTTAGAATTGAAAGCGATGCAGAATATTATATAGATTTAGAAAAATATATAACTAACGCAGATGAACAAAGAAGATTAGTGAATGAGTTTCTTAAAGATCACAATATAGAAGCTAATAAGTATTGTGTGGGTGGAAGTGGTTTTGTAAATAAACCATTTAAAGAATTTAATAAAGATGAAATTATACTAGATATATTACCTACAGAAAAAGATAAAGAAAACTTTGGTAAAATGCTAAAAAAGGAAAATGATTATGGTTTATGTGGTTTTAAAAAGAAAAGCAAAATTAGTAAAGAATTTCAAGACTATTGTATAGAGACTAATATGATTATAAATATAAATGAGCCAGATTTAAGAGATTATTTGAAGTCTTTAGATTGGTATAAATATAGTAGAAGTTTAATTAAACATGAAGACATATACTATTTAAAAGTACAAAGTGATTTATTAAAAGATGATGATATTCCTGAAGGATTTACTGAAATTAAAATAAGTGAATTTTATAAAATAGTTGAAGAAAGCAAGGAGAATAAATAATATGACAGAAATTGAAAAACAATTATTAGAAATAAAGAATTCAAAATATGGTTTTGATTTTATGAAATATTTAGTGAATTTATTAATTCAACAAGACGAAAATAACAGAACTATAATAGAATCAGAAGTGCGTAATACAATAGAAAAAGAACACAGAGAATATATGGAGGGACTTAGAAAAGCAACTGAAGATTCTAAGAATTGGAATTTAAAGAATACAGATTATATAGGTGGACAATTCTATTCAAATAATGATTATGCATGGTTTAGGTAAAATAATGTTTTTATGGTATTTAGGAGGTGAATTAAAATGAAATTAAAAGAAATGATTATACCAACAAAACAATTCATTGCTGATGTATTAATTCTAACAGGTTTGACATATTTATTAAAAGCATTTTGGGACGAACTAGAAATTCTGTTTGATGGAGGAATACAAGAAAGTATATCTGATACAGTGATAGCTATTATTATAATTTGGTTTGTATGGTATAAAATAAGACAATGGATAGTCATTAAATAAGTTTGAATAAATGGAATATATTAAAGGAAGTTGAGGAGTGAATTATTATGAAACCAGCTTATATAAAACCAATTAGCAATAATGCGTATAATTGCATAAATGCGAATGGTAATGGAAAGATTGTAGGAGTAGTATTTTTCAATCTATTTCCACATTACAAAATAGAATATGATATGTTTGACATAAGAGATGAATCAAAACATCGTGCTGTATTTGGATTTATTCCAGTATCAGAAGTTGATAGTGGAATGTATGAAATTGTAGATTATGAGTTTTAGTTTTTAAACATAAAATGAGATATTTAACAGGAGGTAGATTATGAACAATAAACTAATAAAAATTATTCATGGTGAAGATTTTAATAAAATAGAAATTATCATAAATAAAAACAAAGAAATAGAATTTTCATGTATGGATTCATATTGGAATAAAAGTTATGTTGAATTAAATATAGATAAAGCAAAAGAATTAGTAGAAGCAATTAATACAGCCATTACTAAAATAGAGGAGGAAATAAATAATGAAAATTAAATATAGATTAGATTTTGTAATAGATGCAATATTAGAACTTAATGAGGATGATTTAACAGAAGAAACATTAACTGCAATGAAGAATGGAGAACCTTTTGTGACTGATAAAGATAGGGAAAATATGATTGAGGATATAGCTTTTAAAATGGGAATTAAACCTAGTGAAATTAAAATAGAAAATGAAGATATTAGAGTTATAGAAAAAGTTGAGGAGGAAAAGAAAGATGTATAAAAGATGTATTAATGGACAAGTAGATGGAGTGTCTGAAAATAGAATATATAAGATAAGTGAAAATAATATAAAAGTTGGAACAGATGGTATCTCTAGATATTGGATATTAGATGATTATGGTGTTTACAATGAATTTAGAGCAGATAGATTTATTGATGTTGAAAAATATTACTTTCAATTATGGCATTGTTTAGATTTAGATGACTTAGACTTAAATAAGCAAGCAAAAGATATTATTGACAAATTAGATTGTCATTATGGTGGTTATCAAGTAGACGATGAAGAATTGTTAAAAGCGGACTTAATTTTATTTGATATTAAGGAGATAATGGATTTAAGTTGTGAATTAGATGATGATATGGTTATGTATGGTTGTAATTATGAATATTTAATGACTAAGGAAACTATGAATAAATTAGGATTAAGTTAGCTCGTTTTAAAATATTAGTTTTATCAAGAAAAGGAGGAATAATGAAATGGATAGGATAGAGTTAGAAAATGGTTCAATAATTGAAAGTATAGATAATATTGGAGAAAATACTAGAAGTAAAAGAGGACAAGAACAAGTAGATAAAATTATAAAAAATAATGAAATACCCAAAAGAAGGAAAGGCGGAAGTATCGAAGAAAGTGCTAGAATGGAAGAATGTATAAAATCACAAATGAAAAAGGATAAAACAATGAAAAGTTTAGAATGTACTAGAACAGATTGTGAATATTTTTATGAAAATTATTGTTTAGCTGATAGAAAAATATTTATCAATGAAGATGGTTGTAAAACTTTTAAAGAAGGAACAAATATTTTATATAAAGGTAAAATTGATATATGTAATTGGTGTAAACATAAGCCATTTTATAATTGTGATGTTAATTCGAGAGACATCGAAATTGCAAAAGGAATAGGGATTATAAAATGTAAGGAGTATGAGGAATTATGAAGATAAGGATATATGAAAGTGAGATTGAAGAAGAAATTGTAAAAGCTTTAGTTAATGAAGACACTAAGCAATTAATAATGAATGGTGATTATTATCATGACAAGATAACTGAGAAAATACAGGGATTTTTACAAGGGTTAGATTATACAAAATTTGGATATGAATGGTTAGAAACTAAAGTTATTAGTGAAGATGATGACATGTATTCTATTTGTAGATTTGATATGTTATAGGAGGGCGTAAATATGAATAAATCAATATGTTTAAAAACTGATGAAGTTAGATATATATTAGATGATAAAAAGAAAACTATAAGAATACCAATTAAAAGAACTCCATCAAACGATGAACCTTGTGGTTATGGATTTTGGAAAGCTTATGAAGAACGTGATGGTAGATGGTATATTAAAGATTATACTCATTCTCCTGTGTGGTGGACATTAGAAGAATACATAGATAAATATAGTAAATATCGTGTAGGAGATGTTATTTGGGTAAAAGAAACTTGGACATTTTGTAATGGATTAAAGTTGTGTAAACCTAGTACTATGAGTAAGAATGCAATTGTTAATCAAAAGAATGAAAATTTAGTATGGTATAAAGCTGATGATAATGAAGAAATTCCTGATAATTTAATCGTTGGAGAAAAACTAATGAGCAGAGATAAATGGAAATCATCCGTTCATATGCCTAAAGAATTATCAAGAATATTTTTAGAAATTGTTGATATAAAGATTGAAAGACTTCAAAAGATGAATACAGAAGATTTTTTAAATGAGGGAGTTAGAGAATATACAAAAGAACCGAAAGAAGCCTATATAAAATACTGGAATGGTTCTTTGAGTAAGAATAAGAAAGATATGTATAGTTGGGAACAGAACCCTTATGTATGGGTAATTGAATTTAAAAGAATAAACAAACTATAGGAGGAGATGATTATACTTGATAAAAATATTACATGACTTTGAAGATTTAAATGATAAAACAATAAAATATTATGAAAAATGGAATATGTTTGTGACTAATAATAAAGAAATATTAATACATAAAATAGAATATGAATACGATGAATCTTACAAATATGGAGTTTTGGAATTTGAAAATGAATGTGAAATAAAATCACTAATTGTTTTAGATGAAAATTTTAGAAAAATACTATTACAAGAAGGTGTGATTAATCAAGAATATATAAATAAAATATCAAATGAAAGAAGGTTAATTAAGTAAATGAATTTTATAAATAATGAAAATGTAATAATTCAAAATAGTTTGTTAATACCATTATCAGAAGAATGCAATAAATATGTATTTCAAAATTGTAGAAATAAATGGATTACTAAAGATGGAATAGAAATAGAAGTAAAAGATATGAGTACAAAACATATAGAGAATTCGATTGCTATGATTGATAATATATGTTCTAAAGAATGTATCAGTGTAAATAGTCATGAAATTTATAATATTCTAAATGAAGAATTAATAAGAAGAAAAATAAATGCGAATAAAGTTAATGAATGGATTTTAAAAGAAAATAAGTTGCCACAACAAGATACAGTAATTTTAGTAACAATAAAAGACGATAAAGGCGAAAATTATGTTAGGTCAGCACAATATTGGAATGACCATAGATTTCATACCCTTAACAACTTTGGTTTTGCTTCTGATATTACAGATGATGTTATAGCATGGCAATTATTACCTAAACCATATAATGAAAATATTCATTCATAAAAAAGATAGCATGGTTTAAATATATTGAGTATAATATAAAGAGATATGAATAATTAAATGATTATATTGAGTTATAGGAGTGTGTAAATAATGGATAATGAAAATATTTATGATGACCAAATATGTGAAGCATGTGGCAACGAAGTAAATGGAGATGAAGCAGATACTTATGGCGGATTATGCAAACATTGTTATGATAATTATGATGAAGATTTATTAAATAATACAAACATAAAGTGTACTACCGAATGTGACTTACTGTGTACTAAAAATTCTAGAAGTATAGGTATTAATTTTCCTGGAAAGGGAGAACATTTTTCAGATTATAGTCAAGGTTGTGCAGATTATAATAGTGTTATAATTAATACTGTAGATAACTTTGGACAGAGCATTAAAAGGAGAAGATAGAATGTTAAAAAGTAATATTGTTAGTTATATAAAATTAAGAGATAACATGAACATGAAAGAAATAGAAAAAGACCAAGCTTTATGTGAAGCTGATGTTTATATATTAGAAATCGGATATCAATTATATTTAAAAAAGATATCCTTAGATGTGATACTAGAAGATATTAAATTGGGAAGTAAAAATATTTTAGTTAATTCTAAATTAGAAGAGATATTGAGAGATATTAATCATTCTGGATGTGTAATACATCAAAATATATTAAAACAAAATATAATAGATAAAGAATTAAATAATATAGGAATCCAAGTATCAAAAGGTATTGATTTAATAAAGAATATATAATTGAGTATTAAGGAGGAAGAAAAGTAATGAGAATGGTTTTAGAAGATATAAAATCAAAAGCAGAAGAAAGAGGCTATAAATTTTATATAAGAAATATGGATAATTCAGAATTATATTATACCAAGAATAACATTATCTTAATTCTATATCCAAAATGTGGAGGATTCGCTTTTAATTTTTATATAGATGAATCAGTAAATTTAGAAACTATTCAACATGGTTCATTTATGGATGATGAGCATTTTAAAAGTATAGAAAGTAATTTTATTAAATATGTTGGTATGATTGAAAAAGGAAATAAATTAAATAATAAATGATTAAGAGGTGGTAAATTATGAAGATAATAAAAGTAGATAATTATGATAGAGAGTTATATGATGATAATCTAATTGCTGAAAATATTGTTAATGTATATTATGAAAAATTAATCGTAGATGTATTAAATAGCGAGTCTAAAAGAAGTGACGAGGATTATTTTAGACTTGTAGAAGACGATTATACACTATTTAAAAGAGATTATTAAAAATAGATAAAATATTAAAACAATATATAATCTATAGTTAAGGGGAGGATTAATATGAGTCGAGGAATTAACTGGTTTAAAGATTTTAAAATAGAGGAAGAAATTATTGATAATATATTTGGACAAGATATTACATACAGTGTGGAATTCTTAGATGGTGATAGTACATCTTTTAGCGAAGGCAATATAACCAAGTATCAAGATGCCTTTAAGAAGTATGGGAATATATCAATTCCTTATGTAGAATATGAATATTATTCAAAGCCTAGATATCTAAAAGAAAGATTTATTGAACCTAAAACATTATCAGAAGTTTGTAGTAAAATTTTATCTAATTGTATTTTAGATAAATATGATATCAAAAGCAGAATTGAATGGTTTAAAGAAATGTCTGATAAAGGATATTATTTTAGCTTTGATGCGTTTTAGATTATTTAAAATATTTATAAGGAGAGTGAATTTTAATAAAGATAGAATTTGAAAATGGAACAATAATTGAATCAATTAAAAATGTCGAACATAACAAACGAAGTATTAAAAGGCAAACCTTCAAAGTATCAGATGATTTTTGCAAAAGAAATATAAAATGTAAAACTTTAATATTGTTCAAAAATGAAAATAATTTGGAAACTTGTTTTGAAAAATTAAAAGATGATGTTGATTCAATTAAAAAAGTATCATATTCAAAATATAGATTTGAAATTGAATTTTTTGATAACATTATAATTTATGGCATAGTCTACAATGGTTCTATATCAAAAGCCTGTTGGGTTAATAATATATATGTAGACAGTGAATTAAATTTAAATGAGGATGATTTTAATGTCTTATATTCAATGATTTTAGATTTAGAACCACACAATCGGATTATAAGTTTTAAAATAAGTAGTTAAAAAATGTATTTTAATTAAATGTTAATAAATTAATAGAAGGAGAATATATAAATGGGATCATTAAAAGGAATATCAATGTCTTTATCTGGACGTAAAAGAGATGATGGAATAGATTTTTATGCAACACCAGAATGGGCAACAGAAGAATTATTAAAGAAGGAAAGTTTTAAAGGTGATATATTAGAACCTTGTAGTGGATCAGGTGCAATAAGTAAGGTATTAGAAAAGTCTGGATATAATGTAATTTCATCTGATTTACGAGAAGATGAGGGTGTATATGGCTATGGAGGTATAGACTTATTTGAAATTGAAAAAACAGAAGCTACTAATATAATCAGTAATCCACCATTCTTCTGTGCTACAGAAGTAATAGAAAAATGTATTGATTTAATTCCTGAAGGTGGTAACGTAGCTATGATATTAAAATTGTCTTTTCTTGAAAGTGCTAGGAGATATCCATTTTGGAAGGGAACACCTTTAAAGAAAGTATACATATTTTGCAAAAGAGTTGTATTTTGGAATGAGATATTGCAATTAGATGATGGTAAACGAGGAAAACATAATGGAACTATACCGTTTGCTTGGTACATATGGGAAAAGGGGTATAAAGGTGAACCAATTATAGATTGGATTTTGTAAATATACATAAAATAAATTAATACAAATATAGATAAGTATTGTTTTATATTTTATTAATTGATATAATATTATTAATAGATAAAAATTTATATAATAAATATGGAGGAAAGTAATTATGTTTAAAACAGAAAAAAGAGATTTTAAAAAAGGAGATATAATAGTATTTTGTGATGAAGAATATGAAGTAATGGAGAACTACGGGACTTCAGGAAAAGTAAAAGAAAATTATCCTAATGGGACAGTTATAGATACTTTCTACTGGGTTTATGGTAATAGTGAATGTACTCTTAAAGAAAAGTGATTTTAAATAAT